TCATTTTGTTTTTCCCGATGCTTCTCGTTTCTCTCTTGCTTTTCTCACTTTTCTACGAACATACGGTTTCAGAAAATAATGACCTATGAATCCTTTGATTGTTGGTTTTCCAAGTTTCACTCTCATTTTATTTTCATACCGAGTCATTGGGCAATCCAGAACTCTCGAAAATGAAATTAAAGCAATAAAAGAACATAATGGCAAACATACATACCACGGAAATCCATAGGGAGTAAATCCTTGAAATGCTAAAATAAAGAATGCACAAAAATTACCAATCACAACTGCCCAATGCAATAAAACAACTATAAGCAGTTTTAAATGTTTCAAAGGATTTGTAGGTAAAAACTTTAGAAACCTTTTTTCGTCTGAAGGTTCTGTTATTTTTTCCGTTTGATCCATATAAAATAAATATAAAAACTATTTTATTTTATTTTTCTAAATTATCTAAATTTTGTTTAATCCAATAAGAATGCCATTGATTCTTATGATTTATGATCCACGAACGTCTTGCTTTATCAACTCCAATGTCTTGACCTTCTTTTTCAGATTCAAGCCATTTATGAACATATATCTCTTTATGTTCGTCTACTACATGACGATAATATAAACTTTTTTCGTATAATTCTTTATCGTAGTCCACATACATATATATGTGTCTATTATCAAAAATCGTCAACTAATGCAGATTCATCCTGATAATCAATGACTCTAGTTTCAAAAAAGTTCTTTTGTTTGCGAATATCAATAACCTCACTTAACCAGGGAAACGGATTATTGTCACTGTCGTATCTGAAATTCATATTCAGATTTTCCAATCTACGATTAGCAATAAACTGCATATACTCAACGAACATACTTGAGTTCAAACCAAGAATCCCACGTGGAAGCACATCCTGTGCATATTGAATTTCAAGTTCAACTGCTTGTTTTAACACATCAGTCAATTCTTGCTCAAATGATTGATCCATTATATCTGTATATTGCTCTCTTAGTTTATTAAGAAGAGTTGTTCCAAACTTAATATGAATACTTTCATCACGAAGTGTATATTGAATCTGTTCCGCAATTCCAGGTATTTTATCACTCAAAGCAAGAAGCATTGCAAATCCACTGAAAAAGAATGTTCCTTCGCACACAACCCAATATGTAAATGCGGCCTTGTATAATTCTCTTCGTCCTTGTTTTGTTGATGTATCAATTTCAGCATCATTGAGTCCACCAGTTACCTTCATAAGAAAATCATCTTTTGCTTTAATAGAAGGCACGGTTTGATATGCTTCGTATACCTCACCAATATCTAAATCGAGACTATCGCAAATGTAAACTACAGTATGATTGTGTAAACACTCTTCATACATCTGCCTTGCCATATATTGACGGCACTCAGGATCAGTAATGTACTTTGATAATGTCATCAAATTATTTGCTACCAAACTTTCACTACCTGCAAAGAAACCAAGACATCTCTTGATCACCAATCGTTCATCTTCACTCAAAGATGCTTCAGGAGCAGATTTCCAATTCTGCACATCTTTTGTCATCGGTACATCAGTAGGAACCCAGTTATTTTTCACACCCTGTTCATACAGATCCCACGCCCATTTATGTTTATGAGGAAGTATTTGATTTACTCCCTCTGTTTCTTTACCTAGTAATTTTCCAGTTTTCATATCAATATATATAACGATTTAATTTCAAATAAAGTTTATAATGAATTCATATTTTGTTTTTTTAAACGAAATACTAAAAACGCAAGTATACTCAAAATAACAAACGGAATCAAATAAAAATAATAATTAGTTTCATCATCAACATCAGTTGATTGTTCTGTATATGTAGTTTCAATTATTTTTTGATTGTCTAAAGTATGCATTCCGTCTACAGATGTATGGTCACTTTTATCAAGTGATGTATTTTGCTTTGGTACTCCAAGTGCGTCTGAGTTATTCCAATTTACTAATTTTTCTTTGATCCCACACGAAGACACAAGTAATGTTACCATGAATATAATGTATTTCATATTATTTCTCCTTTAATAGAAGAAATATACCACAAATGATTATTGATGTAAAGTAATTAAATTAGTTTTTGTTATGACACTTGCAATCGCACTTTTTCTCATCATCACAACAAGGACTAAAAAAACATTTTATTTTACATAATATTTTTTTCAAAGTTTCCATTTCTATAAATATCAAAGTGTTCCCAGTTTATCAACACCTGCACGAATAAAAGTTAATTTAACAAACTCTTCAAAAAAGAATACATACGCAGGACCATCGTAATTTTTCCTTGCAATTTCGATTTCTGTCTCATATATCTTCATCCATTTTGTACATTCATTGTATGTATACTGGTCAACATCTCCTCTTTTTAAATTAAAACGATGTATCATCATAGCAAGATTTAAATCATCTTTTGTTAATGTTCCATATCTTCTAATATCTTTTTCAAATTGCTCTTTTAACAATTTATTTTTTTGATATTCCTCATATGACTTTTGAAGCACAGGATTAATTAAAGTCTGCCAACCTTTAAATTCGTTTTTCGGAGGTGGTGCTTTTATAAACCCATCACCCTCGGCACACGAAGTAACCAAGGGTGATAATAAAGTAATATATGTAACAATTAAAAACCTAACAAAAAAACGCATTATCTATGCTCAATCTTGTAAGGACTCATTCCATCAAATGGCATAATCTTTAATTCTTTTCCAAACTCTTCAGATTTATCAAATCCATTTAATAATTTATTGTCAAATTTATACTCAGTTTTAATTCTATATGGAAACGCAGACTTTATGCTATACTCGTCTTCGTCTTCGTCATCATTCTTGCGAATGACTCCGGTGTCTTCAATTTGCATACTTAGAATTTCGTCCATAGGTGGCATTTCAACTTTAGGATCAATTGCCCACATAATGTCATTCTTTTCTGCCCAACGAATCATTCTTCGTACAGGGACCATCAAATTAAATCCTTCACCTGCACCACGAACAATCATTCCTACATATTGTCCGTTTTGCAAATAAACTCCACCTCCAGAACTTCCTGGAAAAGCAGTAACGGTTGTTTGATCGTATTCAAATTTATCAAGAGTTCTTCCGACTTGTGAAATAATTCCAGTTGTCATTGAATTAGCACCCATTTGACCAAGCAATGAACCAACGTGGAATAAATCAGTTCCAATTGGAATTATTCTGTCGTTATCTTCTTTGAGATAAAAATCAACTCCGTCTTTTGCGTAGTCTTTTGCACGAACCATAAGAAGTGCCAAATCGTGTCCATCGTCAGCATTTGAATACTTGATGATCTTAGCATCCATTTTCATTTCACCAACTCTACGACCTTTTTCCACAAGTTCTTTTACAATTGATGCATCATCAAATTCAACGATCTTTACAGGAGCACCACCTTCAATGACACTACGAACTTTACGAAGATTATCTACAACATGAGCAGCCGTCCAAACAAATGTAACTTTTTTTCCGTCAACTTCACGGATAATCATTGCACCAGAACCTTCTGAACTACTATATCGTGCTTTTGCTTTTATTGTAACCGATACATCTTGCAAGTGATCCGCAACTTCCCTTAATTGTTTGTGATTTGGTGCTCCGAAAATAACATTGACGGAGATTGCCATAAAGGCCACGATTGCGAAAATCTTGCTTGAATTCATTGGTTTACCCTCCTGGGTTGATTGGTTAATAATATATTCATATATATTACCCCAATAAAGGTTTTAAGTCAATTACATTAAATTATTGACAACTTTCGCAGACTTCCCCACGCATTTTTGCTTCTAAACTACATAGTGATGGAGATGGTTCACCCTCTGATTCTTCATTTTCAGTTTCAGTCGTTTGCTCTTCTACATTAACTCCTGTGCTTTTCTCAACGGCACTTGCAGCCAGATTACGAAGATAATAAGTTGTCTTCAAACCACTTTTCCATGCGTGGAAATAAACATCGTTAAGAAACTTCATACTACTTTTGTCGTTGTAAAGATTTAGACTTTGTCCTTGGTCAATCCACTTTTGACGAGAGGCTGCACAATCAATAAGTTTAAATTGATCTTGTTGAAATGCAGTTTTATACTTGTCTTTAATCCAAGGTGGAATTGCCCCATTAAGTTTCTGTAAATCTCCATCTACACTTTTAACTAAGTTAGCAAGTTCTTTTGTCCACAATCCTTCTGCTTTCATATCGTTGACAAAATATTCATTCATCATTGTGAATTCACCACTTAATGTAGAGTATACGAAAATAACACCGAAGTTTGGTTCAATGCTTTGTGAACATCCTGCGATGTAACTGATTGTTGCAGTTGGTGCGATTGCCATTGTATTGGAATTACGCATTCCTTGATTAGCAACTTTCTTTTTAAGAGCATCCCAATCTTTTCTAAGTTCAACTTCATCGGAATTACCACGAAGTTTCATCACTTGCTTCCAAGTATCAATTGGAAATGTTCCTTGACTCCAAAGACTTCCTGAATATGAACTATAAGTTTCACGATCAAGTGCCATATCAGAAGATGCTTCAATTGCGAAATAAGAAATGTTTTCGTAAATTTCATCGGAAATACGAATCGCATCATCACTTTCGTAATTAACATTAAACTCATAAAACATATCGTGCCAACCCATTGTTCCAAGACCAACAGGACGATGATTCATATTACTTTTACGTGATTCTTCAGTCGGATAATAATTAAGATCAATGACATTATCCAACATACGCATTGCAGTTTTTACACTACTTTCAAGTTTTTTGTAATCAATAGATTTTTCTCCGTGTTTGTTTACATCAACGTGTCGTTTCAAATTCACACTTGCTAAATTACAAGTTGCAGTTTCTCCATACTCTTTTACGGAACGAGTTCCTTCGTTGTCGTGAATAGTTGGTTTTGTGTGAAGAAGAATTTCTGTACACAGATTGCTACTATGAACCGTTCCTTCGTGTTGATTGCTATAACGAATGTTACTTGGGTCTTTGAATGTAACCCAAGGATGTCCTGTTTCAAAAATACTTTTCAACATCTTCTTCCAAAGGTCTTTTGCTTTTACTTCACGAAAAACACTAAGTTCACCTTCTTGACCTTTTTTAACATACTTCCAATACTTCTTTTCAAATTTTTCACCAAAAATTTCGTGCAACTCAGGTGTTTCATTTGGACTAAACAAATACCAAGGACCGTCTGATTCAACTTGCTTCATAAACAAATCAGGAATCCAATTTGCAGTATTCATATCGTGACAACGCATTCTGTCATCACCTACAGTTTTTCTTAATGCCAAAAAGTCTTCAATATCTGCGTGCCAGGTTTCAAGATATGCACATCCTGCACCTTTTCTTTTACCACCTTGATTAACTGCAACGAGCATATCATTGTAAAGTTTCCAAAAGTAAACTGGTCCTTGGTTGATTCCGTTTGTTCCTTTGATATAACTTCCTCTTGCACGGAAATTGGTAATATCAAATCCAAGGCCTCCTGCAAACTTACTTTTTCTTGCTTCTTGCCAAATTCCATCAAATATTCCATCAATAGAATCATCAAAAGTATTTAGATAACAACTACTCAACTGACTATGAGTTGTTCCACTATTAAATAAAGTTGGTGTGGAACTTACTACGTCAAAGCAACTAAGTGTTTCATAAAACTTAATTGCATATGCTTGACGTTCTTCAGGTTTCTCATTCAACGCAAGACCCATAGCAATACGCATCCACATTGCTTGTGGTGTTTCCATTCTACGATTGTTTATGTGAAGAAGATACCTATCGTATATCGTTTGAATACCAAGATACTTCCAATCCTTTTCTCGTTCAATATTAAGTTTATCACTCAATTCACGTAAATCAAAACACTCAAGAAGTTCTTCATTGAGAATTTCTTCACGGACTAATCTACGCATATTCGTAATAAAACTTTTACGATACTGAAGTTCAAAAGCATCACTATCTACTCCCTCACCAAAAACTTCTTTGTAAATTGTATTAAGAAGCATTCTCGCAGCCATATAAGCATAATTCGGTTCAAACTCAATTTTAGACCTCGCACTCATAATAAGTGATTTGTCTATTTCTACCGTTGTAACTTTATCATACAACTTGATTTTGGCATCAATCAAAACTTCACTTGCACTAACGTTATCTAAATTTTTCGAGGCCCTCTCAGCACATTTGTTGATTTTATCAACATTGAAGTCTTCTAATCTGCCGTTTCTTTTTTTTACTTTCACTTGTAACCTTTTGTTAGATTTTTATATTAACATTATAATTTAATTATATAAATATATTTACGAATTTCTGCGTAAACATACATACTATATATACAGAATTTTTTAACCAATATCAACACTATCTTCGTTATTATATGAATTTTTATTGTTCATTTGGTCGTACTTGGATTTTAAAAGATTCTTTGCACCATTCTCGGAATCATTCATTTCCACCATTATTTCCGCACCCTTTGTACTTTGCTCATCATATATTTCAATAACACCCGAAGATGTGTCTACTCTACTTGGAAAAGTCATGCCATCTGCCCCAAAACGATTTTTGATAACATGAAATCTTCCTGTATTACTAACCTTGTCAGTTGCCTTTCTCGACAAACTTATAACAAAGTCTGCCGTCATTATTTTCCGATAACTATCCGCAACTTTTTGTGCTTCAATAATATTATCATCCAATGACGAACGACTTGCTTGAGATGCCGTCCATACAGGTACTCCGAGTTCGCCCGCAAGGCCTCGTAAGTCCTCATAAATACCACCTTGTTCTACATAGGTATTTGCATTATTAGACACTTTACCCGGAGATAAAATATCTGCATAATCAATTACCACCATATCAACAGGATATCCCATTGTATTTGCTAAATTTGCGTGTGCAAGAATTGTACTAACTCCTACACTTTTTGTTGGATATTCTTTAATAAGAAGTTTTCCTTTAATAGTTGAAACTACATTCTTAACTTTTTCTTCGTAGTCCGTAATATCTTGGAACGGAATTCCTGTGAAACAACTATCGTAACGAAGTCCAACATAACACTCATTAAGTTCTAAAGTATAATGCAATACATTTTTACCACTTTGCATTGCTGATTTACCAAGTGATGCCAAACACCAACTTTTACCACCTCCTGCACTACTGATAATAACACCAAGTTCTCCGGGTCCCAATCCACCATTAGTCAAATCATCGATTACTTCCCAACCTGTATTGATGGTATCCCGTGCAGTTTCTGACATTCTTAAATCAATGTCACGTGCATAATCGTGACCAATATCACGTTCAGTTCCTGCTTTGAGTGCATCATCTACAATTCGTTTAATAGAGTCGTATTGACCACCTTTAAGAAAGTCAACACTTTGCATAATTGCATTTTTAAGTTTTTGATTTTTACAAAAGTTTAAAAACTCATTTTTAACAAACTCCGCATCATTTGTGTCAACCTGCGTGAATATGCTTCTAAGTTGATCAATGATTGCAGCCTTTAATGAATCAATGTTTACATCATCGCACTTAATTTTAAATACATCAAGTGTAGTTGTTCTTTTATACTTATCGTAGTGCGTTAAAATTTCATCTACAATCCATTTATGTGCTTCACTTTCCCAATATTCAGTTTCAATAATATCGTGAGTTCTTTCTAAGAACTTTTTATCGTCAATTAAAGCACGAATGGTTTTACTTTGAAATGCAGTACCGAACTTTTGTAAAGTATCTACATTATTATTTGTCTCCGTCATATATTAAAATAGATTATCAAATGATTGGAATCCAATCAAGACTTTTTTTAAAAAAATTACGATTGTGAAGAAATCGCATAGTTATTCAGAATTGTCCACGTTTCCATTAACCAAGTGTGGTGGTTTGGAAACGCAGCCCATAGTTGATCTTCAGCAAATTTTTTACTAAATTCAAACTTGTTTAATTCTGTTACAGGTGAATCGACGTGGTCGAATATTTTTGTCTGCATACTTGCAGGAAGAATAGAATCTACCAATTGCATTAAATCGTAATTTCGTTTTAACAAACTTTGATTTTCTTCTTTTAGAAAATTTTTATACAATGGCATTTCTTTTTTCTTTTCTTCGGAAATTTTTAGTAAATCATCAACTGATAATTTTGCTTCGGTTGATAATTCAGGAAATGCAGTTTTTAGTTTTTTCTCACCAACACCTTTCATTCCATCTATATTATCTCCACGGTCTCCGTCTATTGTTCTATACAATAAAAAGTTATTAGGATGTATTCCATATTCAAGTGATACTTTTTCAGGAGTGTAAACCGTTCTTTTAGTTGGACTATAAACAGTAACATCTTCGTCTACAAGTTGAAGAAAATCTTTATCGGTACTCATTATAGTACACTTTTTACCAAGACCACTGAAATAAGAACGAGCAAGTAATGCCATGACATCATCTGCTTCTACATTGTCCATGCAAATCGTTGTAACAGGAAGCATATTAAGATATTCAATGAGTTTCACAATCTGATACTTCATCGAACTTGATTCTTCAGTTTGATCCATATCCAAACTCAACGCACGGTTTACCCTAAACCGAACATTCTTTTTCATTTTGTAGTCTGGAAATATTTTTCTTCTACGTGTACTACCACCCTTTCCATCAAACACAACAATACATCGTGTAGGTTTTCTTAAACGAATAGCATGACCAATACTTTTTAGAAATCCGGTGTAACCACCGATATGATCTCCGTTTTCATTTGTAGTTGGATACATACTCCACACACGCATGAATGTATTCATTCCATCCACTAAAAGTACATCGGAATTTATATCTCTATCTACTTCTAGTTCAGTTTTCTGCTCTTTTGAAAACTCTTGAAATAAACTGAATATTTTGCGTTTATCACTCATCGGATACAGATGCTAATTCTTGTTCAGCAATTGTATCGTTATCTTCAAATTCAACGTCTTCGTCAATGACACTATTTGCAGATTCATACTGCATAACCACTTTGTCGCATATTTGAGTATACAATTCCTCTTTTAAATCAGGATTTTCTGCTAACAAAGTTGGAAATTCTTTTGCCATAAACTTGTGTTCATTTTCTTTAGAATCAGTATAAGTGTAGTATGCACCACCTTGCTTAAATACTTTATGAGTTTTAAGTGTGGTAATCCAACTCCCTAAATCATCAATACCACGATTGAAATAAATTTCAAAGGCTGCTTTTCTTTGGGGAGGACCCATACGATTCTTAACGATTGTTGCTTCGCATTTATTTCCAATTACATCAGTTGTAGAACCTTGTTTGATTTGTCCAAGATTCTTTAAACGAAGACGGACACTTGCGTGGAATGCCAATGCTTTACCACCACTTGTTGTCCACGGATCACCAAACATAACTCCCATCTTTTGACGAAGTTGGTTGGTGAATACTAATGCAATTCTTTGACGTCCAATTGTTGAAGTTAACTTACGCATTGCTTTACTAATCAAAATTGCTTTGGTCGTTGCAAATCCATCTTTGCTATAATCTGCTGACATTTCTACTTTTGTTGATGCGGCTGCAACACTATCAGTTACAATAGTAACGAGTCTATCTTTATTGCTTTTGCGAATTGTTGCGATGATATTATCTATCGTTGCAAAAATGTCTTCTACGGTATCTACATGAACATACAACAACTGAGTTGTATCAACACCAATAGCAGTTAAATATTCAATACTAACACTTGTTTCCGTGTCAATATACACTGCAACACCTCCCTTCTTTTGAGTTTCCGCAAGAATGTGACCACACAACAAACTTTTACCACTTTGTTCTAGTCCAGTTACTTCGGTAATTCGTCCCACAGGAATTCCACCATTCGGACGATTTGAAATTGCCAGATCAAGTAAACTACTACCTGTTGGAATCCAGTCGGAAATCAACGATGGATCATCACCCTCGTTGAGAAAGAATGCTACTTTACCTTCATCTTTATATGCTGAGTTTAAACTTTCTGCTAACACAGATGCTAAATCTTCTGATTTGCTTGTCGATTTTACTTCTTTTTTTCTTGCCATAAATTTTAAATTGATATGAGGGTGGTTGGATTTTTCCAACCACCCTCTTAGTTTTAAGACTTGAACAACTCTTCAAAAGCAGCCTCTACATCTTCCGTAGAAGTTGCGTTTGGTTTGCTTTGTTCAGAAGTTGCACTAGCAACAGTTGGTTGCTTTACTTCTTTTTGTGTTTCTTCAACGACAACTGCGTTGTCTGTGACTGACTCGGCAGGTGGAGCATCTTCTTCAGTTTCTCCACTTACCCATTTTTCAAGAGCATCTTTCAATTCATCGTAACTTAATTCTTGATAAATCTCTGTGATTTCTGCTTGATTGTTGGCAACACCATCAACTATATTTTTATTTTCAGATATAGGTGATGTGTTTGGTTTAACACGAATATTAGTCTTTGGAAATGACCTTCCTGCTTCTTCTGCTGAAAGAAATTCTATTGTAATATCTCTTCCATTAGTTGCATCGGTAATGTCTCCGTAATCGGGGTCTGCAATGACTCCTAATAGTTCTTGGTAAACTTCTTTACCAAATCCCCAAAACCTAACACCTTCTGCTTCTTCACCACGAACGATGACAGGAACAAAAGTTCTCATTTTTGGCATAAGAGAACGTCCCATGCGATAATCATCTTTATCTCCACTACGAGTTAACTTTTCAGCAAACTCAACAATAGGGTCTGGACGACCAAATGACTTGGGAGAAAGATAAGTCCGATTGTTGATTCCGTAATGAAAAAACAACTCAATAAACGGATTATCTGGTTGATGCTTGTAAGGCACGATACGAACCTGTTGCTTTCCAGGTTGGGGTTTCCATTGATAGTTCTTACGATTGTTACTCTGAGAGAGGTTCGTAAGTTTTGCTTTGATTTTATCTAGGTCAATTGCCATTTTTTATTCCTTAATTTTGTATTTGTTATTATTATTCTTAATATAATACAACTCGATTTGAATTTCGTCAATCAGAATGATATTAATTAAGAAGATTTTCCGCCATTTTCAACGAAATTGTAAAAGTCCGAAGCAATTTCTAATACTTCGTGTGTAGTTGGAATTGGTGGTATTTCTAAGGGAGTATTTTCAAAACTGGCACGACTTTCCAACTCTTCTTTTTCCATGTGCCATGCTTCCCATACCATTTCTTTTGCGTTTTTTAACACTTCTAATCGAATGCCGTAGGCATTGTATTTTTTATCTTCATTATCCATTTTTCAATTATTATTTAGTCAGTTTTATTTACTATATATAAATATATTTTACTTGAATTTTAAACACATTTCAAGGTAAAAAAATTAACTTTTTTTGCTCAATCTTTCTTTAGAAATTTTGACTGCATTTGGGTTGATGTCACATCCAATAAATTTACGGTTCAAACTTTTAGCAACATCCAATGTAGTTCCACTTCCACAATAAAAGTCTGCAACAACATTACCCTCGTTACTGCTTGCTTTGATTATTCTTTCTAAAATTTTAGGATGCTTTTCACTATAATAATCAGTTGCCTTTTTTACCTTCAGGCCGGAAGGAATATCGTCCCAAACATTTGTAGGTATCGTTCCAATTTTTAATTTTTCGTCTGTGATGTTTGGTCTATCTTGTTTTTTACTGATTACGGATTTATATGGAATACGAATATCCATATCATTAAAAACAAACTCGTCTGACTTCGTGTAAACTATGATATAATCATGCTTTTTTGCAAACTCTTTTTTTCCACGACCACCGATATTAAATTTAACAACAATTTGATTTCTAAAATTATCATATCCAAACACACTATCCATCAAAATACGTATCCAATGAACAATTCTTAAATCCATTTGCAAATAAATTGTTCCTGATGTTTTTAATACTCGTTTCATTTCGTGTAAACGAGGAATATAATGAGTATCAATGATCTGTCGGTCAGGTTCTAAATCTTGATAATCTTTAAATTTTTTACCTGTTCCGTATAAAATGTCACAATAAATTAAATCAATACAGTTTGTATCAAGTTTTTTTAAAAGTGATAAATTATCACAATTATGAACTTGGTCACCCAAAGGTTTCACTTATTATATCTTGCTTCCTTCGTATCGTTTGAGTTCACCGTTATTGTAACGATAACGAACTTCAACTTCTATTGTCTCTTTATTCTCACCATAACCCTCAGTTTCAACATCATAAGTTAAAAGGTTGATTGGTTTCTTGATAATTTCATGCAGATATGCCATAGTACCGGTTGCGTATTTTAAATCAAGTGGACGACCTTCAAAATCATGTCTTAGTAGGATTTCTGTATTTTGATATTTCATATTCTCCATATAAATTACAGGTCTTCCCATATTAACATGACGATTAACAAGTTTCTCTTTTATTTTTTTGTAGTCTTTGCTTACTACAACATACTTGTTTGTTGACTTATCTAAAGCATACTCAAAGTATTCATGTTTTTCACAAAACTCTTTTGTAAAAAATTCGTTTAAGAAAGTAACATCATTATACATCTCACGAACTTCATATATTTTTTCACGACCAAGATTGAGATGCTTATTCCAATATCTTTTTTCATCCCCATTGTCGCAATTTTCATATTCCTTACCAAACTTACCTTTGTTCCAACGGTCTTCAATATCACGCAATAAAGTATTTCCAAGTTTATATGGATTGTTCATGTTGTATTTTCCACCAAGAACTCCTGCGTGATGTTTTGCGTAATCAAATATTCCGTCATCACCAGCAAAGTTGCAAGTTGCCATTATATACGAATCCCAATAACTTGCCCATCCTTCGTTGAGAACTTTTGTCATTCCCTGTGGACGATAATAAATAGACTCATCACGAATCATGCTGAGAATATTTTGTTGCCAAGGTTCTAAACGACAATGGTTAATTATCATCAACATAATATCTCGTTCAGGTTTCAATGGAAATTTATTTTCTGCCAACTTTTGTCGTTCCTCACGTTCTTTTCTTTGTCTCTCAATATAATGAGATGGATTGACATACTTCTGCATATATTCTTTCGTTTCGAGACGAGATACGTGTTCACGTGGCTGTCGGTCTTCAAAATTAAACTTCGTTGCTTTCTTTAAACTACTTTCACGGTAGCATAAAGACGGATCAATTAAATCATCAATTGCCAAGGCCGCATTCAAAAAGTCTTTTACTTTCTTTCTACCAAAACGGTCCATGTACATCCGAATTTTATCACTATGATTTGCCATGACATTCATCATATTACGATTCGTATGCTTGAACATAATGTTGTTCTTAAAGAAATCACTATGTGCAGTTGCGTGGGCAACAACAGTTAAATTGTCAACAATAGGATTGTTTCGTTGTAGATACATATAAGTCGGATCAGTATTTACAACCATCTCATAAATCTTACCCATACCAGAGTGATACTGATGATGAAGTTGTTCAAATTGTTGTCCGAAATTAAAATGAGGATAACGAACAGGAAAACCACCATAGGCCGCAATCTCAACTATTTCGTCAGCATCAAATTCTTCAATAACCAAAGGGTATGGATCAAGTCCATTATCATAACAAGCCTGTAAACACTCAGGTATAAGAGCAGCCAATTCTGGACATACTCCTTCGTTTAAACTATCTACTTCCCATGCAATTCCCATAACTTAAAAAGGTACTTCTTCATCGGCAGGTGTTAATAATTTTTGTAGAGTTTTGAATACATCAGACGGAGAATCCATTGATGCAGTTACAATCGTTTTAGGATCAAGTTCACCACTTGATAATTTAGATTGAATGTGTGGTAAAAATGTAGCCCAACTTCTAACTGCCTTGACTTCAGTAATACCAATTAGGTTCGCATACTTTTGCATTGTTTTTAAATAATCAACGCACAAATCGTTATCAGAACCAAAGTTTTCTCCGTCACTCAAATAAAATACATAGATGTTCCATTCATTTAAAGGAAATGCTTTTTCTACAATATCATTCACCAAATGAAACGCACTACTGATTTGTGTCCCACCACCACTTTTATATTTGTAGAATTTTTCTTGGTCAACTTCTTGTGCATGGTGATCGTGAACGATATATTTTACTTGTGTTTCTTGATAAAATCTTTGTACCCAATTATCAAGATACCAACACAACTCACGAATTAGTGCTCGTTTTTCTTCGTCCATACTTGCAGAAATATCAGATACAAAAAATATGGCTGCGTTTGTGTCAGGTACTTCAACTGAACTCCAACTTCTGTATTCTTTGTCATCTTTAATGGGATAGAAATTAGATAAATCTTTTTCATCGTAGTCACCTGTTGAAATCAATCGTTTGAATGCATTTTTAAGAGTTTTTCTTTTATGCAGTAGACTGTTGTTACCCACCTTGGCAATTCGATTCCATTTGATTTTTTCTTTTACCATTTCCCCATTTTCTTTTGGAAGAAGATTCGGGAGACGGAGTTCTTCACCAATCATATCAAAATAAGCATCCATGCTAATTCCAACATCAATTTCGTGACCTTCACCTTCTCCTTCACCACCGTCACCTGGTTGACCACCTTGCCCCTGACCTTGGGGTGGTCCTTCTCCTACTTCATCACCAACATCTGCTTCTCCGTTTCCAATTCCACTTCCATCGGAAGGTTGTCCGTAACGAAAACTTGGAAGTTCTACATGGGGAACACGAACAACAACGAAGTCTTTTCCTCTTCGTGATATTCTTTGACCACCCTTTATGTGCTTTTTGAGTTTTTCGTCAACATTACCCTTGACGATATCTCTGTATTCACCGTGGTCTTCTCTAATTCTACGAGATGGCATAATAATGTATCAGTTGACTATTAATCTTCGTCTTCGTCTGCATCACCTCTTGCAAAAATACTACCTACATATGTAAGAACATCAGAAGCACTATCTGCATCATATCCGAAGGATGTAATAAGACGTTGCTTAAGTGCGTCAATCTTTTCAAGAAGTTCTTTATCAACTACGGTTGCAGTATCTTGTGCAAGAGCAGATAACTTGATGCTATCTTTAGTATCTTCAAATAACTTCTTTTCAAGTGCTTTGTAAAGTTGCTCGTTTGAATCATACTTGAATTCTTTACCCTTGGCGGCAAGTCCACCCATATAGTTCATAATTTCTCTACGGAAGTCATCCTTCATACCATTGGAAATACCAATCTTTTCTTCGATACTACGCATAAGTTGTTCATTTGCAACTTCTTCTTTGCCTGTAACTGGATTGGTAACTTTTTCGTCTTGAATGTATGCAACGATATTATCAATGTAATTTGTACAAAGTGCTTTTATTGCTTCTTCACTGCTACTAAGTGCTTGTTGTACTTCTCGTTTCACAATTCTATCGTATTCCTTTTCAACAGATTCAAGCCGTTCCATCATGTTCTTCTTATCATCTTCCGATGAAAATCCACTATAACTTTTAAGTCCTTCACGGATTTGTGCAAACAACATGAAAGGATTCAAACTCTTAGCACCCATTCTTGGATTAACGATTGCATTAGAAAACTGGTTCTGAACGAAACGAGCAGATACTCCACCATACAATCCTTCTTTTGGAGATTCTTCTTGCATTTCTTTAACGTGTTCATCTGTGAATCCATGTACACTTTGACCATTGTAAAGTTTTGCTTTTTGAATGATGCTCATGTCTTGCTTTGAACTTTCTTCCAAACGACTTACAACTGCAAACAATGCAGCCAAATAAGTTGTATGAGGTGCAATGTGTTTATTTACAGTATCCGTGTTGTAGAAGTGATCATAGATTTTCTTTTCTTCGTCAATTTTAAGAAGATAAGGAATGTCAATCTTGATAGTTCTATCACGAAGTGCTTCCATAAATTTATTGTTTGTTAACTTTTCAAACTCAGCATTATTGGTGTGTCCAAGAATAACTTCATCAATAGGTACTTGATTAAAACGACGTGGTTTAACACGGTGTTCTTGAGTAGCACCCAACAAGTCATATAAAAACTCAGTTTGAAGTTTAAGAATTTCTTGGAACTCAATGAGTCCACGATTTGATACTAAAAATTCACCATCAAAATCAAATGCACGTGGATCACTTTCACTTCCGTATTCTGCCAACTTGCGATAATTAATATCACCTGTTAACTCGGTTGCGTCTTGTGACTTTTCGTCTTTCGGCTGGAAAGTACCGATTCCGACACGATTCTTTTCTGAAAGAGTAACACGACGTACGACAATATGATCGAGTACCTTTCTGTAATCTCCTCCGTGCATCTCCATTAATTGATTATAGTAAAACTCATTAACCGGATTCAATGCACCATCTAATTTAAGTTTATAGTCATCATCACTACGTTGTGCATTTAATCTAGAAATAATTTCATTACGCACATCGTCTGGTAAAAGTTTCAAAGGTTCTTCATTCATTGGGCATGGAACAATGACTTCGTTTCCATCTTTATCAGAAACCTTCCAACTGAATGAATATAAAGCACCTTCTTCAGTTTGTGTGTATTGCTCAAGACCCTTTTTAAGTGCAGTTACAATAGTTGACTTACTACTTCCTACCGGACCGTGTAATAAAATAACACGTCGTTCTGGTCCATAGTGTCTACTTGCACTTTTAAGAATATCCATAAATTCCATCAAATTTTCTTCAAGACCATAAATAGAAATGTCCCCAAGACCCTCGAAAAACTTATACTTAATGTGTTTACGTTTACAATAAGTAAATTCTTCTACACCATGTGACATAACCATGTCGTAAAGTCTTTGATACGAATTTTTTGCAATACTTGGATTTTGTTCCAACATTTCTACATAATCCCAAAATGTACCTGTCCAATTTAAAGACTCATATGTGCTTACCGCATCATTGTTATCAGCCGTAATTAACGATGCGAGATGCTTTTGAGTGTCTTCTTTGTTTTCTTTTTGTCGTTTTTTATTTTCCATAACCATTACCTTATATTTTTTTTGTGAGTGAGTCAAATAATAAATTAAATTTTTATGATTTCGTAAAGTTTTGTTGGCACTAATCTTACACCCTTGTCAGAGTCTGTCAATAATATTGTATTTTTATAGTCATTCCAATTTATTGAATAAGCAGTGTCCAAAACACCATTATTAAGTTTTTTAATCAACCCATTAAGTGAGTTAATGGTGTAAAGTGTATTTGAATCTTTTTTCCTATGCACACTTATTGTGTCTGGAAAAAAACTAGATTGAGTGCAAACATCTGCGTCGATGTTATATGTCAACATTAATTCATCTACATCATCTTTGTTTTGCAATACATAAACTTTTCCAAATACTATTTTGTAAAAGTTTGTTATTTTGTTAATCACCATACGATAATCATTTATCTGAGAGAAGGTGCATAACAATTGAGTTTTCATGTACTTATATAACCATTTAAAAATTAAAATATACATATAAATATCAATTCTTTTCTCAAACATTAACTAATTTCATATTGCCATAGTTTATTCCCGCATAAAACTTTACAGGAAATTTACCATCTTCGTGTAGTTTACTTTTAATTTTCTTGGTCAAAATAAAGTCGGTTGACTTCATGTCAAATATAAATGCATCGTAATGATAGAGTATTAATTTAACATCCGTATTCTCAATAACCGAGTGAATATTTTTCATCATTAAACAATTTCGTTCAGTTTCGGCATTTTGTAAAAGATAATTAAATAATTTATAGGGATTTAATTTACCGTAGGTTTCGTATCTCATCTTACGATTAAAATACCACGTATTAACAAAACCATCTTCTAAATATTTTTTATACATATTCTCCGCATAATCTGCTATTTTTGCCATGAACGGAATATTATTACGTATATCATCAGAGACACCACCATACATTATGTTAAAAGTAATTTTCTTGGACAACTCGTACTCTTCCTCGGTTAGTGTTTCTTTATCGTGATATAATTTTCCAAGGTATTCATGCAAAGAAGATTTTGGTAATTCAAATCTCACATAGTCTGCAAATAATCTTAAATGATAACTCTCGTAATCCACCATTACAATAGCACCATCTTCATACCGACTACAAATGGAATCTCGTTCATTTTTCTTTTTATTTAAAGCCGCAAAGTTTATTTTTGAAAAACGATTACTTGGTCTATTCGCTGGGGTTAAGATATTATATTGACTATAAATTAGATCATCATCATCTAACAATGATACATCTCCTATATTGAACATTGATCTATTCACATAAATTCCATTTTTTTCTATATTAGATAGTTGTCTTGAGAATTCGTTTTCAAATGTATAAGCATCTACATCTATATTGGAAATTTCATTTTTAAAAAGTTTCAAGGTATCGTCGAAACTTTTTTTAAGTATCATAATTGGACAGGACCTGATATCTTTATACGCAGGGAGTTTACATGAAATTTCATTAAGTGTTTTTGTATACCTATCAAATTTAATATCGATAAAATTATTCATATTACAAAAATGTGACACATTCTTTTTATCATAAATTAATTTTGTTGCATTTACATTTACTAAATTTTTTAGTATGTTATAGTTTATACAAACTACATCTGGATGATTAAATGAAAATACAAATGTTTTGTCAGTTTCAAAGTGATATACAAATAAAACACATGGTTGAACCTTGATCGGATGCACACTTTCATCATAAATAAAATGAAAAAAGCAAGTTCCGTTTGCTATGCCAGTTTGAAAATCTTGGAAATCATTTAATGTCTCGACATAAATTGTCATGTTTCCATCATACTAAAATATAAAAACAATGTCAATCAGTTTTGTGAAATTGATTCAATGCACTTATCTTAGTGTCGATTCGTGGCATGACTGCCTGAATTTCCTGATATGACACCATATTAAAATCAACTACTCCACGATTTTTTAAAATTCCTCTGTCATAAACATTTTTTAAAGGACCTGTTATTTTCCACCTCATTGTTGCGGTTACATAAAATGGATTTTTTTTAAATTGTTTATATTCAGCAGGAGTTACTTCATATATCTGTGAGTATAAATCGTTTGCTTTTGCTACAAAATATCTATTCATCATTCCTTTTATATAATCATCTGTCGATGGTTCTACAACTTTATCTGTTGGATTGTTACTAAGATAAGTTGGTTTCAAACTTGCTCCTGTTTTATTTAAGAGAAGTAAATACTTTTCTTTTTCTTCTAAATCTTCAGTATATTCTTCCATTTTTATGTGCTTGTATCCGGACTTGGTAAATACTCACCCTCAACCGTGGTTACCCACTCATTATTGGATATTTCATGTGATACCGATTGTGCTCTCCAATGACCATTCATAAAGTATCGTGTTGGTACACCTGTGCAGGTGAATACATCTAATAACCGAATGCCCTCTATTCCGTCAAGTTCAAGTGTTACCTTACAACCATCAAGTGGTATATTATTTTTTACACTATTTTTTTTGTTATTATCTTTCTTCATACCTGCCAACATACGATTTCTGTCTGGGTCAACACACTCAATATCTATCCATTTTGCACCCACCATCTGCCCTACTATAAATTTTTCTTCCGACTCAATGTCATCTTCGTCTTCATCTTCGTCTTCTGGTTTGGTATCTTCATTGAGTTTTTGTGCCTCAATTTGCTCGGCTTCTCCGTCAAGAACTCTATCCATTCTACCTCTTGAATGAAAATCTGCCTGAGAATTCTGATCTTCTTTTGGAAAAATCGTTTGTTGTGAGGTTTCTTGTGCCACGGATATGTCTAAGGACAATCCCCTAACTACACTATTTTTCGTATGAGATTTAAATTTCCATGTTTGATCATCTTTTTGTATATCGTATGTATTGGTTTGACCAGAATATCGTCTATCTACAATTATTGCAGTAGTGCTGTTTGAAACCGCAGTATCTGCTCCAACTACATCAAAATCCCATACCCCACCTGCAGCCGTTGATGCTTTCTTTAAAATGTCTTTAATTATTTGTTTTATATCTTGTCCGTTTGATACAGAATCTTTAATGACATTATAGTTTATAAATAAATCTTGTATTCTTCCACTGAATCCATCTGTGGATTGTCCATCAATCGTTGCATAATCTGGAAAAGGACGAACCATTATATCCGTAACACCTTTCGGTAAATCACCTCTTTCTACTGCTCGTTTGGCAGCTGCCGATAGCATACTATACAAATCATCACGGGGGGAAGCATCTAACGCATCACTGAGAGATTTAATTCGTGTATCACCACCACCACCCTCGTTTATTTCTGCATTTACAACTTGAAAAAATGCGTCTGCGGCTGCTCCGGCTGTATTACCCTCAAAACTTTCTTCCATAATTGCACCTTCAACATCACTTTTATATCCACCCTCACCAAACTTATAGCCACCACTATCTGCTTTGTTATATCGGGGTGAAGTTACATTTGGTATCAATAAAACCTTTCCGTCAGTTGATTTTATATTGGGATGTGCAACACATCTACAACCACCAACGGAAAATTCAAATACCGTTGCCTTAGATTTACTCATTTTTTTTGAGAAAAAGAAATTAACTATATCAATAAAATAACCGAATGTTATATAACAATCTTCACGGTCAGAGTGCCACGCATCTTTTCCACCTATGCTTTGATCAAATTGAAAGAATCTTCCGTATGCCTTACCCGCCATTTTAGTTGCGTGTTTTTCGTTATCGTCAGAATCACCCCAATCCCAAAAATCATTTCCGTCACCTTCATCCATCAAGATTTCATCCAATTTGTTTTCAATAAAATATTTAAAATCCTCTTTATTATCTTTTTCTTTATCTTCTTTTTTCTTGCCCTTCTTACCAGACGAATCGTTACTAAGAGCACACGCACCACCTGCTTGTGATGTTATTTTTACTTCACAATCATATCCACCATCATCACGCAAATTAAAACTATAACTTGATAGAAATCCGATGGCAAACGCATAGTTGCCTTTTCCATTTTTAAGAGCAGTATTTGCCAAAACACTATCATTCCACAATCCAAGTATACCGTTACCACCACCGTATTGATACACAACATCATCGTCAATATCTTTTTTAGACAGAGGGTCAGTTTTTCCCATTTCAAATCGTCTTGCATTTACTTTATCAAGTAAGTTTTCATCTTTTACACGACTTCCTCTTGCGTATTGAGGTATTGCTCCTAGTTTACTATAATCTACAACATTTTCTCTTGGATATGTATTCCACCCCCACTCTACAATTGCAGTCGTTCCTAATTTAAAAAAATAATCATCAATATAATCTAATTGTGATCTACTAAATACGGTGAAAGAAACAGTAGTTTCTCTTATATTTGCACCAGGATCTTTATCTTCACATTTAATTGAATTTATACCGGGTGACGGTCTGTGTTTAAAATCCATTTCCTCTACCATGTGAGGGACTTTCTGACCACCATCTGTGGAATCATATCCCCACCCCATAAATGTTTTTCCTACACCCTGACCAGTATCTTGATCAAATCCATACATTCTTTCAAATGAATCGTACCTATCGTCCAATTTAGTTGCCGACTTATTTGTGCTTGCAGTTCCACCCAATTCAAATCCGAAAAACTTTTTATTTCCAGTTGGGTCACTTTCATCCTTTGCAACTGCATTTGATACTACTCGCATCCAAGCAGTTTTTGGTCCTCTATACAAGGTATCCTCATAACTTTCAGAAAAATCTCCATCTTCACCTGCCAATGGTGCTCCTACATACGAAGAATATTGACCGTTATCTGGATAATTCATACCAGTGTTTCGTTCTCTTCTCATCAATTCATGTCGCACCCAAGGACGTATATGTGTAGTTCCAAATTGTGCAGAATTACCAGATGGAAATGATTCATCCATTGGAGTTCCGGTAGGAGGTGGTTTTGCTTGTTTAGTAAGCAATTCTGCCTTTGCGGCGTCTTTACTTTCAAATAATGGTTTTTCACCTCCGTCTGATTTTTTATCACTTCTTAATTTATCAAGAAAATCTTTTCCATCACCCCCACCTAGACCAAATGCACCTAATGCACCACCGACCATGTCAGAAAATCCTCCACCACTATCTGTGTTGGATGATCCTCCACCAAATAAACTTTTCAATCCTTGATCAGCAAGACTACTTGGTTTATTAGTTTTTGCAAACGGATTGAGACTTTCATCATTTACGAAATCTGAAATATTTTTTTCTTCTTCTTGCTCCTGTTCACCGAAGTCAAAACCGGCCGGCATCATATCCGATGCTTTTTTCTTTAGCAAATTAGTTATACTACTCGGAAACATAATTATCGATTGTTGATTTTTCTGTGATCGTTGATTACTTCATTTACACTCTCGGGTATTCTTATTCTCGTTCCTGGTTGAACATACATTGTTCCTTTTATTCCATTTGCAAGTGCAAGTATCCACCAATAACTTGGATTATCATAAAATTTAAATGCCAAGTGATCTAATCGTGTTCTTTCTACTATCACCAAAAAAATATCCGTTGGTCTACTTTTAAATTTTTGTAGTAATGTAGTTTCGGATGCTGATTTTCCATTTTCCGATTTCTTTGTATCTGTAAATGAGTATCTCATAATTAAATTCCGTTTCGTGCCACATTAGCAAGAATACTTCTTCGTGAACTCGATGACAATGAGTTTTGCCTTTCTTCTTGAGTTCTTTGTCTTGATGCATTTTGATCTGCATTTAGTCCTCTTTGTGCCGATTGTTGTTGTGCCTGTGTTGTTTGTTGTGTATCTTGCGTGTTATTATCGTATTTTGTCAATGTTTGATTAAAACCATTTCCCACACCTGCATGAAGTGGATGATTACCAAAGTGATTTTCCTTTGTCTCTGGAGTAAATTTTTCCAGTACAGTCATGCTTACTTTTAAATCACACGTTGTTGGATATTTTGCAACCTTAACATTATTCCTTTTAATATCACCGGCGGCAAATTCGTATTTGTCTCGTTCTGCTTGACCATTTGCTTTTTCGTTGTTTACGAGTTCCCAGGATGCTTCTGCTGGTATCTCAACTGCAACACTTGTTACTAAGACAGGTTGATTACGATATATATCTCCTAAATTAAATCTAACAAACGGTGGAATGATAAATCCATGTTCCGTATAGGAAGCTGGTTTTGTTAGTCCTACCATATAATTAATTCGTTGCCACATTGGGTGTAGTTCCTCGATACTAAGAGCAACTACCCGTACATCACACGATAATTGTCGTGTAAAACCCTGGTATATGTGAACTGAATCTGCACGTCCTAAGTATTGTACATTTTGCCAAGTTGCATCTGCTTGATCACTCATTCCAGTAATAAATGCACGAAAAGGTATATATTTTTTATTTACTAAATCGTGCCAATAAAGTGAAATAAAATCCTGACTTGCAAAATCAGGTTCTGTGTTCATTGAATGATCTTCCGCATCTAATACACTTTTTAAATTAAATGGGTCTTTTCTATCTATACCTGTATAATTTGGTATATTTCTTTTATTTAAATGATATGGATTTTCTAAAAATCTTTGATTATATGTTTTACTGGTAGGACCCGAATCAGGTGACTGTAAATCTGCACTTTCTTTAGTCCTGCGATTGAATGATGATTCTGCCAATTGCTTTAAATCCACTAAACTTTTAATATCGTTATATACTTTTAAATCAGCAGAATCACCGAGTTGTCCTATTTGTCGCAATTTATCAGTATATGACGTTCCGAACTTTTTCAATGACTCATCTAGTCTTATAGTTTCAACACTTTTACCTATACCCAAATCTACATAAGATACTGCTTTACTTCTTGGTAATGATTGTTCACCTTTATCGTTATTACCTTGTTGTTCTTCAGCAGAACCAGGTGGTGATTTTTTAGTTTTATGATAAGGATTATTTATTCTGTCCGTAAGACTCATACCGACCCGTGACAAAATTTTTGAATGTTCGGCATTGGTACTAGGGACTGGTGTAACTACTCCGTTTACACGATTATCACCACGACTTTGCATTTCTTCCGTTGCTTTTCCTTCACCCGTTGGTGGTTTACTTATAATTTCATATTGATCTTTGAAGTTTTTGTTTACAGATAAAGGTGCTCCCCATGTTTTCCCTACCAAAAGAGGGGATGAATTAGAAATTGATGAATTTTCTACTTCAACAAAACTACCACCCGTGTCCACCACAGCCGAACCTATATCTCCGGATTGCTTTGTTAATGCAGAAACTATGCGTCTTTTTTCATTTGCAGGATTAGTTCCCCCATCCGAACCACCACCTGCCGATAATTTATCAAAAGGACCACCTATATTACCGACTGACAAAGTTTTTCCAAGATCATTATTTGTTAAACCTTGCAAACGTGGTAGATATTTATATTCATTGATATTACCGTATGCTGGGTACGGTACCCAAGTTTCCATTGTAGGTTTAGCATAAGGACCTGTATTTAAGTTTGTATACTCTTGACTAAACTTATAGGATACATAACCATCACCTTGACCATCTAATGCTTCACCATACGAAACGAAATCCATTTTTCGTTGAACTTCACGTGAATTATCAATGGGTTCTGTTCCTTTATCAATATATGCCGATTCAAATCCAGATTCACCTTGAGTTCTAATTCCCTTACTTGTAAATTCACGACCATAACTTCGTGGATTTAGATCATTTCTATAAACACTTTTGTCCGCAGCTATTTTTACCGAATCGTCATTTTCACCTCCACCATAATCAGAAATCATTTTTGGAGATGCTTTTGTGGTAAATCCAGATATTTTTACCCGACCTGTTGCAGATGGATTTGTTGAAATATTAACCGCATCTCCCAATGGATTTGCTTTTGTATCTTGACCATATCCAAAAAAGTTTACACCTTTACCAGTTCCACGGGTGTCTAAATTTCTTGTTTGGTCATCTATACTTGGTGATTTTGCACCAGGAGATGGAACACCACTTCTATATATAGTTTGCCCACGATCAAGCCGTTCGTTTAAACTACCTCCGTATTTTGTACTTGGTCTACTTTTAGAATTTTCAAATTCTCTAAAATCGCTTGAAGATTGTGTATTTGAACTACCTCCAAACAGATCAGGAAACATTTTTGAAATCCAACTAGCCATGTTATATATAAATACAACAATATATTTTTTTTGAAGGTTATGGTGCTACTCTTGCAAGTTGAGATTCAACTTTTCTACCATCCATATGTACACCGATTTTGCCAGATTTCATTAAATCTATAAGTTCATCAAGTTTTGCTTCTACACCAGCACTATCTCCACCTCCTGTAGCTGCGTTGTTTTGTGCAGGTGCATTTACTATCTGAGCAATAATTTCTGCCAAAGATGAATCTCCACCACCTGCATCTGTACCAGTTGGCATATCAAGTTGTTCTTGTGGTGATTCCCCACCACCTTCTGAAATTACAATTGCTTTTTGTGTTTGAATAATCGTTGAAGTCTCGGCTGCTTTATCTTCTCCTCCGAATAATCCGTCAAATAGTCCACCAAGAAAACCTCCTCCCTCACCAGTTGGTGGTGTAACAGAAGCACCAATTGATTCTGTACCCATACCACCCTCATCACCACTAGTTCCTTCTGAAATTACAATTGCTTTTTGGGTTTGGATAATCGTAGATGCTTCTGTGGCTGCTTCTGTGGTTGCTTCTTCTCCAAATAATCCACCGAACAACCCTCCCAAGAATCCACCACTTTCTTCTTCTACTGGTGGTTGAATAGTTGTGGACATTGCAGGTGCTGGTGTACCTCCCGTTGGTACTCCACTCATTGCTCCTTCGGAAGATGCAGTCATATCTACAAATAATTGCATTTTTTCTGTTGGCAATGAACTTAATGCCATTCCCAAATACATTATTGCATCACCCAATAAATAAATGCCGGACAAGAACGAATCATCAACTAAAGTCGTAAGTGCTTCTGTAAATGAAGTTATATCAAGGTCTTTTGCTCCTTTGCCTATATTAGCCATTGCTTCACCTAATATTCCAAGCACAGCCACATCATCTTCATCCAAGAAGAATAGTCCAAATGCAAGTGCCATCATAGATGCACCAACCGCAGTTATACCAGCAGCTGCTACGAGCAATAGTGGTGCTAATAATGCAAGACCCATCAGTGAAACCAATGCAAGTGTACCTTCTTCACCAATTTTTTTCAATGATTCACACAAAACATAAAATGCACCAGATAGTAACAAAATCGAAGGTGCAACTAAACCGGCTATTGCACCGAATAATAAAGTAGGAATTGCAAGAGCAGCCATACCCGCAGCTGCCACAAACAATAATGGACTTATTAGTCCAAGTAAAGTCAATCCTACCAATGCTGGCATTGCCGTGGCTGCTATATGCTCAAGTGATAGTGCTAAGATAGCAAATCCTTTTGCTAAAATATCCATTGACGGAGCAACGATTGCGGCTGCTATACCAAACGCACCCAAACCAATTGCAAATACTGCGAGTGCTAATGAAGCAAGTATTGCAAACGGTGCCATTGCTCCCAAGAACATCATTGCTACACCAAGACCAATTAAAGATAATACAGATTCAGGTGTTACTTTGGACAACGAATCCGCAAGTATTTCAAATGCTGATGCAAACATATACATACCAATTCCTGCAACTGCGGCTGCAACTGCTAATGGTATCATTGCGGTTGCCATAATTCCCATTGCGATTGCACCAAGTAATATTAATGGAATCATTGAACCCATAATTGCAAATGTAAATGCTAATCCTAAAAGTTTTCCTACATCCAAGTCTTCAAGTGCAGATGCCATCAAATCCATACCCACACCCACTGCCATAAGACCCACACCTGCAATCATGGCAGCCACTCCAAGTGGTATTAAAGCAGTTGCCAATATTACCATAGCAATTGCACCTAATATAATTAATGGAAGCATTGCACCTACAATGCTTACTGCTATTGCAAAACCAATTAAATATTTTGCTCCATCACCTAATTTAATAAGTGCTTCCGCAGTTAAATTCAAACCTATACCAAATAACATCATTCCAAGTCCAGCAACCGCAACTGCAATACTGAATGGTAATAATACCGCAGTTAAAATCGTCAACGCAGCCGCACCTACTACAATAAATGGTGACATCATTGCAATAAATGACATCGCAAATCCCAATTCAACTAACATTCCGGCTGCATTTGAATCTCTAAGCATTTGAAATCCAAGTCCAAGTAAAGCAATACCTGCTCCTAAAATTACCATACTCATCGCAAGTGGAAGCATTGCCACTCCCAAAAATAACAACGCACCGGCAGTTAATAAAATTAATGGTGTAAGTGGTGCAAGCATTGCAAGTGCCACAGCAAAAACAAAAAGTCCACCGGCAGCTGCTGGTAATTCTTTTAATGTTTCAACTACAAGACTCATGGCAAACCCAAAAATCATAACTCCAATTCCTGCCAATGCCAAGGCTGCCGAGAATACAAGCATACTATATCCTGCAATTAAAATAACAGGTGACAACAACGCAAACATGAATATAGCACCGGCAAGTCCGTATAGCATTAATATATGTCCTGCATTCAATTGATCAAGACCAGTGACCATCAGTTGTATTCCAAATCCTATTAATGCCATTCCAGCACCTGCAAGTATGGCTGCAATTCCAAATGGAATTAATGCAAGACCCAATGCACCTATTGCAATAGCACCAGCAATAATTAAAGGTGCTACACTTCCCATGAAAGCAGCCGCAACTGCTAAAACACCGATTGCAAGAATACCAAGGAACACACTTCCCCAATTGACTGCACCGAATAAATTAAATGCAACAGCCGCAGGTATCAATGCCACTCCTAAAACTGCAAGTGCAATGGAACCTGCTATTATATAAGGTGCAACATAACCAAGTACCGCAGCCATTACTGCAAATCCTGCAATCGCAGTTCCTGCAAGTAAAACAGAAACAAAATCAATTGATCCCATTAAATTAAACGCATATGCAACTGGTATCAAGGCTGCACCCATAATTAGCAACGCAGCTGCTCCTTTGATTAACGAACTTTTTGCTTTATCTAAAACCTGTGATAGTGCATATAACCCACCTATCAATATTCCTAATGCAAGAGTTCCTTTTACCAGTGATGACCACTCTACCGTATTAAATTCATTCAATGCTTTTGCAGTTACATAAAGTGCGGCTGATAATATTACTAAAGCTGCGGCTGCTTTAATAATTTGTGTCATATCTATTTGATTAAATTTTTCAATGAACTCTTTAAATTTATCTCCCTTTTTGGGATCAACATCAGGTACTGCATCGTCTGATAAATCAGGAATACTTGGTTTCATTGATTCTTTGTTTGCTTTGAAACGCATATCAGGAGTTCCATCTTTCTTTAAAGGTCCTGGTACTTCAGGTCCTGCTCCACCAAACATACCTTTTACTTTGTTTTTCATTCCACTGAAAAATCCATCAGATGCATCTTCGGCGTCACCACCAAATAATGAACTCATTTTATCAGATAATTTTCCAAACATTTTTTCTCCGGCAGATGAACCTGTTGAGAAAACTTTCTCTAATGCACCTCCGATTAATGGAATTTTTCCAAGAAATTTTCCTAGCATTCCACCAAGAGGGGTAAATGCGGCCAGTAAAATACCTCCGATAGCAAATGCGGCTGCCCCCACACCATCAAATTGTTTTTTCAATCCTTCCGTATCACCTGTAATTGCACTTATAATATTTCCTATAAAAATAAATGGTTGCATTAGTAGTTCAACTACAACTAAAAGTTTTGCGAATCCTTTTACAAGTGTTGAAACAATTGGAACGAGAATATTCATTGCAGATTCAACGACCGGTAATAATACACTTCCAAGTTCTGTTACCAGTTCATTGAATGCGGCTGCCATTCGTGTACGAACATTTTCTGCTTGTTGTTGTTTTAAAATTTCCATGCCTTGCTCTGCAAGACTTTTTGTTTCTCCTGCTAAAGCCGCATTTCTTTGTTTTTGGTATTCCGCAAGTGCTTTTCTTTGTTCCGCAGTTCCGTTCTCTAATGCAGCCAATGCTTTGGTTTGAGTTTGCATTTTCATCAATTCACCAACTTCCATGCCCATAGCAGCTGCGATTGATTTTCTTTGATACATATTCATTTCAGACAGATCACCTATTTGTGCCATGACTTTTTGTTGTTCTTCCATGTATCTTACTTGATCTCCTGCAAAAGCAGCCTGACGCATTGCATCCATGCTAATGTGCTGACCAAGCATACTTGCCATTTTCATTTCGTTGGTAATACTACTTTCAAAATCAAGTTGTTGTTCCATTGCACTTGAAATGCTTTCAATGTTAGTTCCCAAACGACGTGCCTCAATGGCTGCAACTGCTAACTCTACACCAGTTCCACGTGACATTGCATAAACTGTTTCTGAAGCACCTGCTATATCACCCATTACATCGTCAAGTGGTACACCCGCAGCCGTACTTAATGCAACCGTTGTCAAACTCAAATTCTTTGCAACTTCAGATGAACCACCACTTAGATTTTTAAATACTTCATAAACACCAACTGCATTTTCCGCAGATATTCCTAATCCTGCGTTCATCATTGAAACCATTTTTATTTGCTCTTTGGTAACGAGCATCGTAGAACCAAGTTCACGGGTTAAAGCATTTGCGGCTTCGTATGCGTGATCAAGTGTTACACCGAATCCTGCCAATTCACGATTGACATCGGCAGCTGCTGATTCTATATCTTTCGTTGAATCCGCAGCCAATCCAAGTTCTTGACGAAATTCAAGAGATTTTGCTTCCAAATCCATGAATCGTTTTACTGCCATTCCAATTAACAACAAAATACTTCCAATCAATAACATAGGACCCGAGAAAGCAGCTTTCAAAGCTGCACCGGCAGATTTGATTGCCTGTGACATTTTTTCAAAACCTGCGGTCATTGCATCTGTCACCGAACCTTTGTCTGATATAACTTGTGTAAATGCTTTAAATCCTTCTCCCAATCCTAATGTTATTTCTTTAGAAGCATCTTCAAAAGGTTTTCTTAAATTGTTTTCTATCATTCCACCAAATATTGGAATACTACCAGCAATACCCAATATACTTTCCTTTGCTGAATCTATTCCTTTTGCAGCTGAATCAAATGTAGGACCTAGTTCTTTAACAAGTTTACGATATTTCTCTCCATATTGATCTAGTTTATCTTGAGATTTTTGTAGTTCGGTTTGATAATTACTCGTTTCAGAAATTAAATCGGATGTATTTCCTTTTATTTCTGCAATACCAGATGCAATATTTTCCGCATTGGCCAACGACATGGATTGTTGATCAAGATAATCTTTTCCGAATCGTTGAACCTCTGCCAATTCTGCTTGTTGGGATTTTACTGCATTAACTGCTCGTATGTGGGTTACTTCCACTTCTTCCATTCGTGCTTTTTGTGTTTCATATGCTAAGGTTCCTGCAGGTAACGCATTAAGTCTTGCTTTTTCAATTTCAAGTGTTTTGCTTGCGGAATCTACTGCGGCTTGTTGTGATGGCATAGCTGAGGTAATTTCACTTATTGTTTGGTTTGCAATTTTTCTAGCATCTTCAATTTTAGCAAGTGCTTCACTTTCTGTTGATACTCCTATTAAACTTTTACGAAAATCGTTTGCGGCGTCTGATAGTGCTGTTGCTCCGTTTTGTGCGGCTGCCAAATCCCCTTTTAATTTTTCTATTTCATTATCACCTGTTATTTCCAGGTTTGCCATAATGTTACCACCTGCTACATTGCTCTCAATTTCTTTTATTTTTTCCGAAGCATTTGTCAATGCACTTGTATCCACCACCGGATTAAATGAAATTGTTTTTGAACTTATATCAGTTACAGCTGATTCTATGCGTCTTAATTCATCCTGTAACGCATTTACTTTTTCGAGTGATGTAGTTTGAGTATCTATAAAAGTTTCCATAGAACCATACGCAACATTTATAGCATCATCTAAATTACTTGTTGCAGACACCGATGATTCTAAAGATTGAAGGAATTTTTCAACTTCACTAAATTGAGCAAGTTTTGCTTGTATTTCATCAACTTTATTTGCCGTAAGTCCTGTATTTGTAGTTAATTCATTTTGTAAATCAACTTTTTGTTGTTGAAACTGAGTTCCTGCATCCTGAATACTTGTAAGCATTTCTGCCGTATCCGATGCACCCATCAATTGTTCTGTAAATTGAGTTGCTAGTGGAATTGTATTTGCAAGTATTGTTTGTGAATTACCAAGCATTCTTTGCATTGTATCAAATGTAGTATTTTCAATAGTAAACGTTTGACCTGTTTCGTATGCATCGGATATCGCACCTTGAATTTCTTTTACTTTGTCATCAACTCCACCCAAGGAAGTTTCTACGTCACCTGCCATGACACCAGAAATCATTTTGGATATATCTACTACATCCTTTAAATCATCCTTGATGTCATCTAAATCTGCCACAATTTGATTACTTTAGTTAGTCAAGACCAAGTTCACGTCTTATTCTTTTTCGTCTATCTCTTGGATCTTCTATGTTTGGAACATTCGGGTCCTTGTTAACCGCAGCTATTAAATCTTCTGAACTGCTTACTCCTAATTTTTTCATTCTCGCACGAAAATCTTCAAGGTCTTTTTTATATTGTGATAAGGCATTATAAATTTTTGGATTGTTTTTTGTTGCTTTTACAATTTTGTCTGCTTTTTTAGTAAACATTGCGGCCGCAATTTTTCCAACAAATTCATTTAATTGTTGCTCTTCTGATAATTGTTTCTTTTCCATATTGTTTTTAAGTGTAGGTTATAAATACAAAAAGTCGTATATATTGATAAATATACGACTTCTGTAATTTAAGTTACTTTATGAAAGGTTATCTGTATGTTCTGCGACTAGGCATACTTGGTCTTGACGTAGAAGGTTTAGATGGTGTTCTTGCACCAGACTTTGCTTTTGCTTGTGCTTTTTCTGCTTCTTCATTTTCTTTCTTTCGGACATCCACCAATTTCTTGATATAAAATCTTCTAAGATAAATCGGAAGATTATACACAACATCTTGTGTAAATCCACCTTGACTATAATACGAGAGATTAAAAATCTCTTCGTGAAGTTGAACCTTATACTCGGCTGGAAGGGTAAAAAAAGTCGACCCCAAGTGGGATCGTCATCCTTTCAGTATATCCGGTGTCTTCCGATTCAAAGTTAAATGTCATATCCAAGTCAGGTGTATTTTCTTTAATATACTCACGAAATGCCAAACTATCACGTGCAAGAAGGTCACGATCAACAAACTGCTTGATTTTAGTTTTGTCTTCGTCTCCGTCAATTGCTTTGATAACATACTTTAAACGAGTAGTTACCTCGGTTGTTTCGTGTTTATTCTTTGAAAACTTTTTCATGCTTTTCAATTCAGCATCAATATTCTGTTCGTCTTGGTGTGTTAACAAACTCCAATGAATATTTTTTTTGCTAAATGGAAGTTCAAACGAAAACAAATTAGAACCACGATCATATTGTTCAAAATCAAATTCCTTTGGTTCGATTTTTGATAAATCAATCGTGTCTTCTACATCTTCGTTATTTGATGGGTCTTTAAATTTTACTTTATAGTCTTTTCCATACGCAAGAATACGAGCAGCCACAAATATAGCATTTTTATCTCCGACCAAAATTTCATTAAGTTTTACATTCGGTGTAACGATAAGTGCTTCAAGCAATTTATCAAGAACAACACCCTTCTTAATAAGATTCTGACTCGTAAGAATATCTTCCTCACGTGCAGTCATGTATTTAATATCAATTTTTCCACTTGCCAATGGAGATGTTGGATCATAAAACCAACCTTGACTTGGCAAATCAACTACCTCACTTGGAAACTCAAACTTCTTGGGAGAATCTGTTTGTTGAGTAAATGTCTGTGTCGACTGAGTTTGTTGATTTATATTCGTTTCTTGCAAATTCTTATTTGCTTGTTTTTGTTCATTAGCATCACGTTGTAATGCTTGCTTTACCTCAGGAGGTAATTCTACTGATTTATCATCACTCATAATTGTAACCTTTATTTAAATTGAAGTATAATATATACCAATATATATACATATACAAGAAAAAAATTTTTTCAAAAAAAATATATATTAAATGTCAGCAAGAGCAAATTTTAAAATACCCTTGTGATCATTATAATTAAAAAACTCGTTAGACTTTTTACCTTTCCATGTTTTGTTTAAAGTAACTCCAAGTTTCATATCATTGAATACAATTTTCTTTCCACTACCTGTTTGGAACACCATACGACCTGCATTATCTTCAATGTCGTAATTTCTAAGAAATTTACCTGCTTTTACTTGTTGTAACAAAAACTTTGCCAACTTAGCATACGCACCTTTTAAACCTTCTAATTGCAAGTCGGTTTGTTTATCTTGTTTAATTTCTTCAAAAATAGAAAGAACTTGGTTTTTTAATTTATCAGACTTCATGTTATCATAAATATATATTGGCTAAAAAAAAACTTCCATTCGGAAGTTTTTTTTATTAAACTGGTTAATTTTAGATTAGTATTGAAGAATTGCGTAATCGTAGGAAACGGTAAGTTCAACAGTCATGAATTCACTTGTTGACCAGTCTAATGTTCCCATGTTAGTTGCTTGACACCAAGCACCTTTGATTGTCCATTCTTCAACGAGGTCACCAACAGGACCGAGTGTATTGATAACAAGGTCTTTTTTATAGAAGTCGGCATAACCGTTTCTACCTGTTACAGATTCGTGAGAAAGACGAACCCATTCCATTGCTACCTGAGCACCACTTGGTACGATTGGATCATAAAGAGTCATTGTAATATCTTGCCATTCTGCTTTACCACCACGAATCTTGCGTTTGATGTTGATGTGATCAAGAGTTTGTACTTCGATATTAAGATTAGGACGAGTAACACTTTTAATAAGGTATGCGGGTACTCCGTCCATATACATGATAAAACGATTTGCTGTTTTCGGTTCAAATGCCGTAAAAAACATTTCTTCGGTTGAAATAACTTGTGCCATTTTATATATTCTCCAGTTTAATGTTAAATGATTATTTTTAGTATAAATATTGATTAAAAATCCGAAAGTTCATTTTTTCAATCAACAAATATAAATAGTTGGTAAATTAAAAAATATATTTATTTATCTTTCGTTAATTTCTGTCCAACTAATTTTGCAGAACCATATAGAACTGCTCCTATAAATTGAAAATGTTGAGGACCTGGCCATGGAAAAGATAAACCTATAACACCGGTTGCAAACAAAGTAAGAAGTGCCATTCCTTCTGGTCCAGCAAATAGTGTAGATAAAGTGAATCCTCCCCCGAGTGCCAAAATCATGTCACCCATATCAAAGTCATAATCAGCATTACCGGTGAATGTCATATTCAACCAAATATAAATTAGAATACCAGCAACTGCCAAACCTGCAATTCTTTTAGTTTTAGGATGCTTTGCTAAAAATGCGTCTAAGTCTTTTAATTTGTCTTCTGTCCAACGACCTACCTTAGTGTTTGCTATATATTCACCGATTGCCTTTATGATCTGCTTATATGCCTTAAATCCTCTTTTAACAAGATCAAACAGATACTTCATACTAAACTTAATTTTTGCGAAGAACTTAAAAACAACTTTATTCAAAAACAATTTTACCAAGTCTTTCATTTTGACTTTTACTATGTTTTTCAGTTCCACCAAAAAAGACCAAATCTTTTTTAGTTTACCAGGAATCGCAAATTCATTTAATTGTACTTCATCTTTATCAAGTTTGTTTTCTTTTACAAATTTACAAAACTCTTTGTATTGAAGTTCATGAAGAATTTCTGTTAATGACATATCCATTTCTAATAAATATATATCTACACAAAAAAAACCCCTCTGCGAACAGAGGGGTTTTTAAATTTTAGTTTCTTACACTATATTATGCTTCAAAACTAGCACCAGTTGGTGTCAAGTTGAAATCAAGAATGATGAACTCAACTGCACGTGCTGGTTGCAAGAAGATTTGACCATAAAGAATGTTTCTATCAATCAAGTCAGGTGTATTGTTTGACTCATCCATGATAACACGGAAAGCATACAAACCATGACGTTGCTGAACATTTTCCAAGTATGGATTAACAATACTAAGAAAACGGTTACGAGTTGATGCAACATTTTGTTCAAAAAGCAAGAATCTTGCGGAACTTGCAATGAACTTCTTGAGTGTAATAAGCAAACGACGTACGTTAACTCTGTCTAATGCACTTGAACGACGTTGTAAGGTCTTTTGACCAAATGCAACAATACCTTGACCAGGAAACGCCGCAATCGGATTTACCTTACCTTCGTAAAGTGTATCTCTTTCTGCAAAGTTAAGACGATCCATTACTGCAACTGCTTGCTCAATTCCACCACGATTTAAACCGGCAGGAGCAAACCACTCAGCAGAACTTTTGTCGTTAGCCGCATACACAGCCATCATAAGTGATGAGGGTGGATATGGTTGTAAAACATTTGTTGCTGGATCAATAATCTTTACCCAAGGATAGTATGTGGCTGCATAGTTACTATCAATTGTAGAAACTTGTTGTACCGCATCATCAACACGACCTGGTTGATTATGAGCACTTACGCAGTCAAGGATGTAGAAGCAATCTTCTCTTTGTTCGCACAAATCAACACCACGATTAATAACTGATCTATGTAGATCAAGTGTCAAACCAGGTGTTACAAGAAGATTGATGTCAAACTCGTCTTGGTTACTAAGAGCCGCAAACGCACGTTTGTATCCCTTTGTTCCAGAACTAAATTCTCTACTACAATCAAGACCTTGAACATTTGTTTCAGAAATGTCTTTTCCTAACATAATTGGATGTGCAGGAGATTGTCCGTCAAATCCACCTTGGAAACCAACTACAAATCTACGAAGTTTTGCTACAAGCAATTCGTCAGCAGTAGATGGATTAACAGGAATTGGATCAACTTCAGTTACGGTAGTTGTTCCGTCAACTTCTTCTACATAAGAACCTACCCACTCTAAATCTTTTGATTTATCCATGTAGAAACCTCTTCCAGCATCACCTGGGTTAGCAGGAAGTGGTTGGAAAAGTTCAGATGTATCTCTTGCAGAACGTGGAAGTTCAAGAATTCCGTCAGGTGATGTTTGATTAAACACCGCACCATTGAAGTATCTTCCTACATTTCTTGAGTATTGAGAAGCATAACTATACTTTGGTGTTCCGATGTCAATTCCACCAAGTGGTGAACGATATGGAGCATGACCATAAGGCATAGCATTTGCAGGTGCAGTACTTTCGTAAGGCATTTCAATACGAATCCAATTACTTGAATTTGCGTAATCACCGTAATCAACGATTTTTCCTTTTGAATCAATTGTTGTAAAACGATCACCGATTACACGTGGAAGGAATCGTGGACTCATTGGATCAAGTGTACAATTATCATAGTTCTCAATGATTTCAGGTGATTTATCGTTATCGTTAAATGAACGAACCATCAAACTAAATGAACCATAATCTGTATCTTGAATTGAACCCGGAGTTCTGATGTTATAGATAGCAATCTTGATTTCACGATTTGCACTTGAACCCATGTTTCTTGTCCAAACCTTAAATAGATCATATCGTCTTCCACTGATTTCTTGTGACTTGAACCAAGGAGTTTCAGCAGGACGGCAACTGAAAGCAGCCTCACCTGGTTTCCAAGGATCATCGTCAACTTCACCGGTTACACTATCACGTGTTTCAAATATCATTGTATCGTCAGAAGTATCTACTTCAACTTTATACTTTACACCAGACATGATGTTATTGAAAACATCTTCTTGTGAATTTTGGAAATATGAGTAGAAATATGCTGGTTCTAAATTCTTCTTGGCTGCTCTACCAAAGATATTTTGAAGACTATCTGGTTCTTTTGGATCAATGTTAAAAGCATAATCAGAATCAAATTCATCTTTCAAACTTTGAACACTCTCAATAACTTCACCTGTGAACTCGTCTTCGGTTCTAACTGTTTTTCTGAGGTAAAGAGTTGTTTCTAAGTTTCCTACTGAAACTACTTCACCTGAATCAGGATCGACACTCTCTGTATCATAGTACAATACGGATGTGTCGTTATCAATACTTGAACCTTCAAAACCAGATGTATCTGCTATACCTTCGTAAAGAGTATTTGCTAATACACCGATAACTACTTCGTCTCCAACGGAAACTCCGAGTGACCCACTTCCGAGTGATCCACTTAAGTCTGCCGGTACATCTGTTACCTTTGCTTTGATTACAAGTGCGTTATCTTGTTTGTATCCACCCAATGCACCAACACGAACGATAGTAACAACACCTTGGTGTGTTAAATACTCACGTGCTGTGAATGGTTGATAATATTTTCCTTCTGGTACACCGAATAAATCTTCTAATTCTGCGTGACTTCTCACGATAGTTGGAGCATATGCAGGTCCTCTTGAGAATGGACCTACAACCGCACCACCAATCTGTGAAATGCCTTGCGTTAAAAACGTTTGATCGATTTCGTTGGTGAAAACTGCTGGACTTACAATTCGTTCTGCCATCTTATATAGTCTCCTTTATGGGTTATGGGTTGAAAATTTGGAAATGTTTTACTTTTAATGATAAATATGTTTTGAAAATTTCAAAATCCTATATTTATGAATTATTTTCTGATTTAGTGTAAACACCAGTTTCAAGGTCTATTTCACCTTGTCCATATTTTCTTGCAATTCTTTCTTTAAAATTAGTTTCTTTTTTCTGAGTTTCTTCATATGAAGAGTAGCATTCTTTTTCCATTTTTGATATAGATTCTTCTTCTTTTTTAAGAGAGTCTCTACGGATGCTAACCTGACCGAGTCCTATTAGAATATCCTGATACTCATTATTTAACGCCAAAATCTCAGCTAGTTCGTCACTAGTTAATTTTACTTGGTTTTTTTTCATTGCTAAAATAATACAATAATATAATCAAAAAATCAAGTTATATATTTTATTTTAATTATTTCAACAGTATGTTCGTGTGTAGATATTTCTATTTTTTTATTACCTACTTGAATTTGTAGGTGATCGTCTTTAAATAAGTTTGATTCAAACTCCGAATCTCTGTTCCATATTAAAAAGTCATTAGCATCGTCATCTACATCAATTGCTATCTCAAATTTATTTTGGTCAATGAATATATTATAGTATTCTTCGTCGTTCCATATTCTTATCTCAGTTTCGTCTCCAACATCACCTTCAATATATAATTCACGGTTGGTTCTATTTAAAACAAATTTTTCTCGTTGACCTGCGTTTTCCAATCCTGTTACTGCCTTATCAGAAATTACTTCCGTTCCAAATATGACTTTTCTGTTTGTTAAGTTTCGTTTAGTTGTTTTTGTATTATCAAAAACTTCCGGTAATAAATAAGCATTAACAGTTAAAGAAAATGTTGTATTTACCACTCGGTCATCATCGGTAGGTACTTCCACGCTGTTTGAAAAAGAATCAACCGATGCTCTAAATTTAAATCTTGAAGGATCACCCCAATAATCATTACTTACCCAATTTATACGTTCAACAAGAGCATTCATTTGTTGTACATACTCGGTTGTCATTGTGAAATCATAATTCAATATTACATGATCAGGAAAAGTTATATTATGCACTTCATATTGACGATTTGAATTTGTCAAAGAACTAAACTTATCGTACATATTTTTTTTATCAAATTTTTTAATAAAAGGAACGGACAAATAACGATTAAAATAAACAAATGAATCATCCTTAGATACACTTGTTCGTGTAAATACTATCATTGGTTTTTGAATCTGACCCTTATTATCACGATAAACACCATCATTCAAAATTGCACTCCATCTTTCAGGTGATGCGTGTCTAACAGGTACCGATGCAATAGTTCCACCTGAATCATCAACCTGTGGGTTTATTACTTTAGTGAAATATTCGTATAAAATATTGTCAATATCCATTAATGTAATTGAGTAATTTTCAAATGATATTCCATCATCGTCCATTCTCATTTTATCAGAACGATTATCAGAATATAAGGAATCTTTTGAAACCTTTTTATTTGACATATATTTATCATTTGCAAGTGTTGGTGGACTTGTATTTAATTTAGCCGTAAATGTATCGGAATCATCACCTGATAATTTTCTTAATGTAATAAAAGGATTGTTTACATTACCATAGTCCATTACACTTCTCGGTTGGTTATGTTAAGTCTACTTTTTCTGCTCATATGTGCATTGCACACTAAACTATAATTCTTTTCAGGTTGGCCACCCAAGAATTGATTTTCTACCACATTACTGATTTCAAAATGTGCGTTCTCCCATTCAATAATATCCGAGACTTCTGGGTATATATTTTTTATTTCACACAATTTCTGATGAAATCTAAACAGTGTTCCTTTTTTAACATCAGGACCAAATCCTTCATAGTTCGTGCTTCGTGGGTCACTTTCTACCAAGCAATTTATTTTTACACCCTCGTAATATATTTTATCAAGACTTTCACCATATAAATTTGCTTCAGTCTCGTTTGGATTAATTTTATATACAATAACATATTGCTCAATTATATCATTTAGCAATTCACCATTAAGACTATTCATTAATCTTACGTCTCTTCTTGTAAAATATCTACCATACGACATTGCCAATCATCCAATATATAAATAGTTAGGTACTTTCTTTAGGTTTTCTTGTAGGTTATCAGATACCTGATTAAGTTGCTCACTTGTTGTACTACGACTTGTTACATCTAAATCTTCTCTAAGTTCTGTGATTAATTGTTCTTTCTCGGTTTGTGCCTCTGCTCTCAAAGCATCACCATCTAACGAAGTTTCTCCACCAGGTATTGGTATGCTTTGATATTTTGCACGAATTGAACCTAATAATTCTTTACAAGTTGATAAATAGTATTTCATAATCCATCGTTTACCCACATCGTTAATTGTAGAAAAACTATGAAATTGATAAGGAACATTACTAAAATCTGTTACCGAATCCGGTGATGATGCTATATTACGTGTATCGCAATGTTCACTTTGGTCAGATGGAAGTCCTGTTTGCACTTGATCCGCAACTACCTGTTGTGTTGTTTCTTCGGTCACCTGTGTTTGTGTTTTTGGAATTGTGTTGAAATCATCTGCATCTACATAACCTTGTACGGCTGCTATATCTCTTTCACGTTTGTATATGTAATCAAACCAAAGTGTAAAATCTTTTTCAGGAACCGGAAATATAGTTAGTTTGTTATTTACTAACTCAAAACCATACGCACTTCTTCTTATTTGCTCATTGAATTCTATTGCCTGTAATCGCATTAAGTCTTCATTTACAGGTCTTAATAGAAATTGTGTACCAACAGGTGACATACCTGCCCAATTAAATTCACCTAATAAATTAGAATGACTCATACCCGAGTTGGACATAGGATCATATATTTTATTAAGTGCAGGTGGTGGAAAATGAAATACTCTTTTTACTTCAATTTGCTCAAGTTTCTTTTCACCGGTTTTAGGACAAGTGTAATATTGATCAAACAAACCTTGTAAGTCGTATGTTTGTACTCCTTTTTTAACATCTAAACTTTGTTTTCTCCAATCTACGTTTCCACCAACACCAACTTCTGCTCCATATGCCTCTGAAAGTTTTAAATAAAATGGCAAAGGTTGTGTTTGTAAAACAGAAGTAGTTAAATTAACACTTGTTGATGTTCCTTTTAAACTATATAAATTTTGTTTGATTGAGAATTGATTTATCTGAGCACTATATTCAGTTACTGCTTCTTCAAAACAGGTATAAAATTGTACATCAATCATTTCAACATCAACAATTGGATAACCGAGTCTTTTAGCTGCCCAGTCGGCTGCTCTTGGTGCGAACGAAACAAACTCAGCATCCGAGTCAAAAAAACCAAATGGTGTTTTTCCGACTGGTGATGTTGCCACTCCGTCCCACCGTATTCTCTCTAATTCAGTATTCTCTGTTTCATCCATGTCTATAAATATACATCACTTATAGTAATCGTTATAAAATAAAAGAGGGGTTCAAAAGAACCCCTCTTAAATTTTGTGTTATCCTTTGCAGAATTAAAGATCTGCTGTACCGGTAACAGAGATTTTTCCGTAGAATTCAGGACGAACCATCTTCTTAGCATAACGAGTCATTACACCACGACGTGGAGTAAAGTTGACCGGATCGTATACCAAAGGAGTTTGGATCAACGGAATGTACGGAGCATAAACTGCACCTGTTTCGAGGAAGTTTGTTCCACGGAATCCGATAAGAACGTCACCACTTGTCATGTATGGGTTCTTGTAGACTTGGAAACGATTGTTTAATGCACCAACCTTGGTAACACCCATTGCGAACTGAGACTGATTTCCGTCTGTGTCAGCTGCATATCCTGGGATACTTTCAAGAACTGTAGCAACTTGTGGGGAACAAACCAAGAAGTTTGCACCACCACGAAGAGTCAATTGATGAATTGTGTTACTCACCTTTTGAATCTTTGTGCCGAGTTTTTGGAACAATGTTCCTTGAGTCTCACCACCTTGGAGATCAGCAGCCGCATTGAATGTACCACCGTCTGTGTGTGCGTTAACGATAAGCATATCAAGAATTTCCAAATCAATTTCCATTGAAACGTACTCGGAAAGAAGAGAAGTCAATTCTGCTTCTGCGTCAATACTATGGTATGCGTTTAAGTCTTGTGCCAACTCTGGTGTCCAAACTGCTTTCAACTTGCGTGTCTTTGCAACGATTGGTTCACTTTTGAGTTCCAAGTTTACTTCAGGAATTCCGATGTCCTTTTGAAGACCAGAATCAGAAGGAACTTCTGGATCAGCACCTGCAACTTCTGCTGACTTTCCAAGATTATCTTCAAAGTCACCACGATTGTCCGCAGTTGTTTGTGCGTGATACTGAAGTGTACCTGCTTGTGTCATTTTGTTATCTGCATCAAGAACAAGTGCATTACCGTCAACTTGGAATGCACGAATGCTTTCTAAGTCTGCATCAGATGGAAGTGCGTCTCCAACTTCAACAGTAACTTGCTTGTCATTGATTGAGTAACCATGGCGTCCTGCACCGTATAGACCACCTTCTGCTTTGTCGGTTGAACCGAGTTTTGCGTCTGCTGATCCACCGAAAAGACTTCCACCTTTACCTTGAAGTGATTGGTCTGTTCCATACTTAAAGTCTAAGTAGAAAATCAATCCTGATGGAAGATTCATTGGTTGGACGGAAACGAATTCCTTTGATGCGATTTCTGCGAACACACGTCGAACGAGAGGAAGTGCTACTCCACTCCATTCTTCGTTACCTCCACCTGTACCGGTGCGTGATGCTTCGTCGATCAACTGCTTTGCTTGGTTTTCTAAAAGAATGGACATACCACTCTTTTCTGTGTCAGTCGAAATTCCTTCGAGAAGTCCTGTCTTTTCCCATTTTGATACCAAACCACGGGTTTCAGCCATAAGACGTTCTTGAGGATTTTGACTTTCTTGTAATAATTTGCCTATTTCGCTCATTATATTATTTCCTTTTGAATTTTATGATTAATTATGATTGTATACCTGCAAGTTTCTTAAATCTGTCAGCAAGATCATTGCCTTCAGATAAAATCTTCTTGGAAGGTTTTGTTGATTTAATTGGTTTTGAAGCAATTCCTTCTGTAAGAGGATTCTTTTGAATTTTTGCTTTTTTAGGAGCAGATTTTACAGGAGGTGTTGCTTGAGTTCGAAAACTCTCACCAAGTGTTGCATAAACGAGTTTTGCTTCACGAACATTCTTCGTAAGGTCAAAACTTTCTACGACTTTTAACTTTTGATCTTCATTTAATACGTGTGCCTTAAACAACTTATTTGTATAAAGCAATTTAGCATTAAGAAGATTTACTTCATTTAACTTACCTCGCAAAAATTTGTAAACTTTGCGGTATTCATCATTTTCTTTTTGAAGCTTTTCGTTTGCAGATTTAAATTCTGCGATTTCTTCTGAAGATTCCTCTTCGTCAGATTCCAATTCAGCAGACTCGTCCTCAAGTTCTTTGAGAATTTCTTCCAAGTTGATTTCTTCATCGTCTTCTCCGATGTCACCACCTTGGTTGCATCCTTCTGCTTCGTTAGTTGGAAAAGCAAGTTCTTCATCGGACTCTGTTGCAGTTGGTTCATCAGATTCGTCACCTGCAGGTGCTTCTTCGTCAACGATTTCGATATCAATATCTTCATCGATGTCAGCAACTTTTGGCATTTCATCGTCTTCTTCACCTACTGGTGCAGATTGAACTTCGGTGTCATCGGGAAGATCTTCATCGTCACTATCAGCAACGTTGACGTGTTCTTCACCACCTGTACCTAATTCAGATGAGTCGGATTGCTCTTCTAATTCTTCTTCGTTTTCGTCTTCGATTGCCATTTCATCTTCAAGTTCCTTGATGATGGAATCTAAATCGAATGCGTCTTCTTCAACTGACTCTTCGTCTTCATCAGCAGATAGTTCTGCTTCAAGATCGTCTTCAGCGACTTCTTCTTCTTCGTCCGCAGGTGCTTCTTCGGCAGCTGGTTCTTCTTCAGCAGCTGGTTCTTCAACAGGTGCCTCTTCAGCAGCCGGTTCTTCAACTGGTGCCTCTTCGTCATCTTCTGCATATGAACCTTCTTCTACTTCATCGTCTTCAACTGCAACTTCCTCGTCCTCTTCGGAGTAAGAACCTTCTTCAACTTCATCAGAAACTTCAACTTCTGATTCTTCGCCTTCTAATTCTTCTTCTCTGAGTTTCTTGGTAAGCATACTTTGCAAACGTGGTGCGAATGCTTCTTCAAGAGCAAGTCTTGCGTTGGCAAGGGCTGTCTCACGAACTGCTTTCGCATCAGCAATAGCTTCTTTAAGTAATTTACTCATGGTTAATTATCCTTTATAGATTAGTTTGGTAAAGTCATTTTAATAGGACTTCAAATAATTAAAACCTTTAATTGTGGTTTTCAATAAAGTGAAAACATTTTGAAAGATAAATATATACTTATGTAAACAAATATTTAAAAATATACAAAAATATATAAAAAAAGGGAAGATTTTCTTCCCTTTTTTAGTTTTTTAAGTGTTTTTGGTGTAGTATTTTACAAAACTTTACGATTTCCAAGCATTCTATTTAGTTTTTCTGCAAGTGTAATCTTAGACCAATTTTCACGAACCTTGTATGTTTTACCATCTACTTCAAACTCGGTGTCATCGTCTTCTTTTGCTTTAGTAACGGCTGCTCCGAATGCGTTTCCTTCTTCAACGTCATCTTCGTCTTCTTCGTGTTGGTCACATGATGATTCTTTAACTTGGTAAGTTTTTCCGTCTACTTCAAATTCAGAATCTCCATCTTCTTTTGCTTTAGTTACAGCTGCACCGAATGCATTTCCTTCTTCTACATCGTCTTCGTCTTCTTCACCAGTAAATTCTTCTGTGTCCTCTGTGATTTCTTTTTTCTCTTTTAACTTATACTTTTTTCCACCTACTTCAAATTCAGAATCTCCGTTGTCACGTGCAGCCTTTACTGCCGCTCCAAACGCATTACCTTCTTCAATTTTTTCTTCATCAGAATCATCATCAGATTTTTCTTGCTTTCCTTGCTTTTTAAGAATTGCTTTCTTTAATGGTTCAGGAAGTTTTTCTTGGGCTGCGGTCAAACCTTCTTCAACTGCTTCTTCTTCAGAATCATCTGACTCTTCTTGCTTTCCTTGCTTTTTAAGAATTGCTTTCTTTAATGGTTCTGGTAGTTTTTCTTGGGCAGCGGTCAAACCTTCAAACAAACCAAGTTCGTCTGCTACTTCTTGAATAATTTCTCTAAGTTCTGATTTTGTTATTTTCATTTTAAGTTTTATTCCTTATAAGAACATTTGGTGTCCTGATACTATTCTTTGCATATTTTCCAATGCGTTTCCTGTTTTAAATGATTTTTTTCCACATAATGTTTCTGCTTCGGTTACCCAAGACGGAGACTCAATTTCATTTTTAAAAAATCTTTGTGAAAGTAATTTTGTTGCATATTCTAGTTCTGACTCTGATAAATTTTTATTTTCACATACTAAATTTGCCTGTTTTACGAGATATTCAAATAATTTAACAAACTGAGTTTTATCGTACATCCTTCCATTCACATCAGATTTAATCTTTTCAAATACCATATCAGTTCTATCTTCACGAAAAGTCTTATCGGTGCAGATAAACTCGACTAAGTTTTCAGAACCTTGGGCATCTACTTCTTTTAAAATTTGGTCATTTGTTCCACATATTCTAGAAAATTGCTCTCTTGCAGACAAATTGGTCTCCATTAAGTCTCCGTAAAATTCAGCATTTGGTTGAAATTCGTATGAAGTCATTTCACTAACATAATGCCCCCCAAAGTGAGACGAAGACTCTAATGTATAAGAAAGATCATTCTCAAAGGCATACTGATTTGCATCTTCAATAGTTCCTTCGCATACACATTGTCTGTCTATTCCACGAAAACTTACGGTTTTCTTAACAAGTTTGCCGATTACATTTGGTGTAGTGTCTACCTTTTCTAGTAGAACTTTTGTAATAAAGTTTTTTAAGTTATCTCTGTTCATCCGATAATTCTCCTTTGATTTCAAAGTATCTGTTTAAAATATTTCCCATATCTTCATATAAACTTTGCATTCTTTGTGTATAAACTTGTCGTTCACTTGCAGTTTTATAGAATTCTTTTGCTAAAGTTTTTATCTCTTTTAAATTCCGTTTAACACTAATAGCATCAAACCAGTCATCAGTTTCATTTAAAATATATTTGGATGCGTTTTCTACAATATTACATATATCCTCTGCAACATTCATGTCTCTTGCCTCAAGTGCAATATATTTTTGATATTTACCGAACTTAGAAATTTTCTCAGATGTTAATTTTTTTTGCTCACTTGACAACCCCTCGTCAGCAAATCTACCGGTATCAGGATTAAACTCATTTAATTGTTTTTGCTTTTCCTCACGAAGAACCTCAAGAATTACACTTTTTAGTAGTTTATTATCAGTAGCCATTACATATCTCCTACTTCATTAAGTATTTCGTGGATTATTCCTTCAAGTTTGCAGTATTTTGTGCAAACTCGGCCTTCTGTTACAACTTTAGTCTCATGTGTAACTGATTCGTTTAATTTAACCGGTTCTAAAAATGCACCTCTGGTGGAAGGATTACTGACAAAATCAAATGCGACCAATTCAAAGTCATCGTTTACCATTGTCTTTCCTTCGTGCTCACGGGTTGTTCCCATTCCACGTGAACTGATTCCAAGTGTAATTCCACCCTTGAAAAGTTCTTTTAAAATATTACCAGCAGGAGTTCCAAGTATTTCTACATCACCCAAAAGATTATCACCATCCCACCACATCTTTGTAACATTGTGACTTACATTTTGTAAATTGACTACACTACTCTCCGGGTGATCTAACTCTCCCAATGCTCGTCTGTCGTTTATCATTTCTTGATATTTACCTGCTTCACGTTCAAGCAAAGCACGACTATAAACTCTTCCGTTTTGGTTTTGCTCAGTTGCTTTTTGCAGAATACCTCTGACCAATAGTTTACCTGAATTTTTTTCTATGCTTTCACTTATCTGCTCAGGACTAAACTCAAAGGGCATTGTAGATACTATTATTTTTTTTGCCATACTAATAAATAAGTATATATGTATCTTAATTTAATTATTTTTTTTTAGAATTAAAGTTATTGGGCTGACATACGATAATCTTCTTTTAATGCAGTTTCTGTTTGATTACTCAATTTAATAAATATATTTACTACATCATTTAAATCATCACAACCAAGATCAAAGTTGTAGTTCTCAGAAATCATATAAAACGAATCATCATATTTTATGGTAAACTTTCTTTCATTCTTACAGATATGAAGTTCAGTTCCGTCACTTTCAATGTTTTCAAAAGAGTTCTCTGTTAATAAAATAGTTAAATGGTTTAGTTTATCATATATGCCATCGGTTGATTCAGTTTGCTTAGAATCAGTATCAGATTTCTGTGGTTCAGTTCCATCTCTAGGACCACCTTCACCTTTTTCTCCGTCAGGTGTTGGTTTCACTTTTTTGATTGTAGCATCGTGTGTATTTTTAATTTCTTCTTCGTCATCAATACCAAGTTCCATCATCGAAACACCCAATTTTGCTTTTTTTAAAAGATTTACAAGGTCTAACCAGTATTCCGTTGATAATTTTTTACCCTCACTTGACTTGTGTACTGATTTAATTGAATCACCAAGATGCTTCAGAGCAGATTTAAAATCATCCATACTTGGATCACTTTGAGAAGAATCCTCTGCTATCTCACAACTTCCACATCCACAATCACACATAATTTAACCTAATTTATTGCCACACTCTGCAATTGTTTTTACTACATCAACAAGTGAGTTGCTCACAGATTGCTTCAACTCATTAACATCTCTAAATGAATTATTTTTTAGTTCAGATGTATCAAAACTAAATGAATATTCAAATTCATTTGTTTTAGAATTTTTGTTAACCCGTATAAAAGTTTTAATACCATTTGATTCGGATGATATTTCACACAAATTAGCATGGGGGGTCCAATTTTCACCAAGTTTTTTTGCAAGAGTTTTACCTGTATTTGAACTTGTTAATTTTATACTTGTTTTATTTTTCTTAATAAGTTTTGCTGTTTTTTCTTCAAACGGAATCATGTTGGTTGCAACATTATCTAATCTTTGACAATTTTTCATAACAATTACCTCATTTCATTTCTTTGATTTTCATAGATATTCGTTTTAATCTTTCTTCAAGTTTTAGTAGATATCTATTGGTCGTCTTCCACATACGACCACTATTAATATTTGATTCGGTTTTATAACGAGAAGAAACTTTCATTATCTTTTCAACCTCACTTAATAACTTATTGACCTCACGAACCGCAACTCCCATTTTCTGTTCAGGTGACAGATCGGGATGATCTCTAAATGTATGAAATAAACTTTTGCCTTCGTTCAACTTTACCGTATTTGTTTTTTTATTTTCGGTTGATTTATAGTCAAATACTTCAGCAGTAGATTTAATTCCTTTTTTATGTTCGTCTTCATCATCAGAACTAAATGCGTGTGGAGTTTGATAACCTTCAATGTTACCGGTAGTATTTATTTCGTGGATGTCGGAATCCTCGTCTTGTAACTCACATATAATTTTTTTTATTAAAGTTTTTAATTCACTTTTTTTCATCTGTGTGTCTCTTCAATTCTTTAATTAACTCATAACTAATAAGAATGGTTGATACCTGGGAATCTCTCACAACTTTACCCGCAGTTGTTTTATCAAGTTGAGAAATAACTTCTTTTAGTTTTATTTTAACTACATCATCATCAATTGATTGTGAATATTTGTTAATTTTATTTTTTATCGAAGGAACTTGTTTGTTTATATACTCACGCAAACTATTTGTATTTGATATATTATTTATATAATTTTTAAGTAAAGTTTGTTGAGACTCGTCAAGTGAACTATATTTTTTATTAAAATTATCTACGAGTAATTTGTATGCAATTAATCGCAAATCTTCATTTTGCTTTTCATAATCATTAACATCAACTACTTCATTTTTTTCAGAAGTGCGGGAGCACAAACTTTTTAAGATGGTGTTTTTTGATTCATAAATTTCTTTCGGATCACAATAAACTAATGGATTGTGACTCTCAAATAACTTGTAAATACTTGCATATGTTTTATAGTTTCTTATCTTTGATCTAAATAAATCATTAATTGGATAAGACTCTTTAATATCTTTTACCAAATTATAACGAGCATCTATTAATTCTTTTTGAGTTAATTTTTTATGATTTTCAACAACCACCGACAACAAAGACTCTGCCTTTGAAGAATCACCGGTTGTTTCTTCTATCAATAGTTGATATAATCTTTGCTCTTTTCCCAATGCAGTATTCTCTGCGAAATGCTTTTTTAGTAACTTATTTGCATCTGATGCTGTATTGCCATCCAATACATCAGCCGTTATTTGTCTGACCAAAAGTTCGAACAAAATGCCTGTGTTTTTGTATTTACTATGTTTTAGTTTTTTCACATCGATGTAGTGTCTTAATATATATATGACTATAAATATAAATATAAAATAGATTTTACCTAATTATTTTTCAATTAAATTATCTTCACCTAAAAAATTGCTATTATCATCTTTTGATTTTTCTTCACTTTCTGTTAATAACTTTGCAATTTTTGTTTCACTTTTTTTAGAAGTTTTCAAGAAAGAATCTAACTTTTGCAAATCTGCTTCAAGTTTTAGAGGACTATCACCCCAATCTCGTCCAGAATTCCGTCTTTCATCCGCACCGAGTCTATCACGGCCCATTGGTTTATCATCCGGATGATCGTATTTTTTTCCGTCATTCTTTCTTTTGTTTTCGTCTTTTTCACGTTGATGTATTTTTTCTTGCTTTTCTTCGTCACTAAGTTTACCAAAACCCCACCCATCATCTTCTGTATCTGTCTGATTTTGAGTTGGGTCAGCCGGGTCATTTCCTTCATTTTGAATACTTTCAAGTCGGAAAAATTCCTTTGCATCGTCCACAAAGTTACTTCTAATTTCATTAACCTCGTCTTCTGCAAGACCAAATATTTTATCATAGACCCAATCTTTTGAAAACATTTTTGCATCAACCATATCACGTGCAGTAGATAATTTCTCTGACAATATTCTTACACGTTCTTCTTCAAAAATTGTAGAAGGGTTGGTCAATTTTAAATTAAAATCAACTAATTTGGCATCTGTGTAACCCTGTGAATAAAGATGAACTATTGCAATCTTTGTCAACTCACTTATCGTGATTCTCTGTAATCTCTCAATTGTTCTTGCAAATCTAATGTCTTCGGCAGCCAATGTTGCTTTACCAGTTATACCTTCTTCGTATCCTAAAAATGCTTTTGGTATTTTAAGTGCAGCCATCATCTTATTTTTAACATACTCAATATCTTCCGTTCCATCGTAGGTCATTGCACCTAAATTTTCAATACGAGTTCCACTATCACCACCACGAACAGGCATAAAGAAGTCCTCAGTCATGTTTTGCAAATTAAACTTTAGATTATAATCTCCTGTCTTTTCGTCAACAAACGGAACTTTTTTCATTTTATTAATAACCTTTTGCATAAAGTTATCAACTTCGTTTGGTGGAATATTACCGATATCAATATAAAACATTCTTTTTTCAGGTGCTCTCATTATTCTATGAATAAGCATAGCATCTTCCATGAGTTGAAGTTGCTTCCATGTTCGTCTAGCAGCCTCAACCATACTTTTTCCATAAGGAAGATAATTTGTATCTCCGAGCAATCTAAAGTGTGCTATTTCATAGTTTTCGTAATTTGCACGATACTGACCTTCTTGTTTAAACATTACTAATTGTGGATTATCAGGATCCATATCCTCAATTCGTGTCATTTCATATGTTGAAACAGGTTTGACATTTAACACACCATACTCAGGTTCAATTTCAAGATGAAGATAAAAATCACCATACTTGCACATATTACGAATCCAACCCCATAAATTAAACTCTACATTTAATATATCGTAAAATAAATTTTCAAGAATACCTTTAACATTTGAATCATTACTTGATATTTTTAGTATTTCACCAAACTCACTGCGTGTAGTAGATTCGTCTGCATAAATATCCAATGCACTTGAAATAATTGGATCGGTGTCCATTACTTCATAATCACTAAACAATTCAAGTCGTGCAGTCTGAAATCCTATATTATTGAATCCGTTTGCATAATCACTATACAAAGTATGCATACGATCATATTTGTCTCTTGTTTTTTTTGAATACTGTAAATTATCGGTGTCTGCTACTTTTAGTTTTTTTCCACCGACATTTCGTACAATAACTCCACTTGAAAAAAGTCGTTTTAATGCTCCAAATAATTTGTTCTGTTTAGGGTCTGCCATTGTGTAACCTTATAAATGATAAATTCTATTAAATATATACATATATGTCAATCTAATATATATTACTTTAAATCACTAGCCGCACCAATGATGTCACCTCCATCAAATCCTTGAAACGGACCCAAAGGATTTCGTTCTCGTTTTAAAGTATCAATATTCTTCTCACCAGAATACAATACATATTCTACTGTGTCATCTACAATTAATATCAAAACACTTATCTTCCAACCAGTTGTATGTACATTTTTTCTAAAGTTTAGTATATCTAAAATGACACTTCCTTCTCGTTTATTTTTAATCCTTTCTAAATTAATTTCGTATGCAAGTCCATCTTCACGTGCAGCCAGCATTTTAAGAACACCCGCAGGTAACTCAATCTTATTAAATAACGTATATCTCGACGGACTATCTAATTTAAATTTACTCATGACATCGAGATAAGTAAGTCGTTTTACATTTGGAATATTTTCCAAGTCTAGTCCCATTTTAACTAAGTCAGAATACTTTGTTTCACCTAGAACTATTTTTTCAACTACACCTTCAACTTGAGTGTATGTCTCAAACGATGATTCAGTATATACCCCCTGTGTTGGTAATAAAGATTGAGTTGCACAACCTCCTGTAAAAAATAATAAGCATATTGTTATGAGTATATTTTGCGTTATCTTCATTTGTTTTCTCCGTTTTGTTATTTAAGTAGCCAATCTAAACTTTCACTTCCTCCGTGGGGATTTTTCATTTCATATGGATTGGTCTTTAAACCAGAATTTAAAAATGCTTGTCCTGCATCCATATTTGTCGTACTGCCCATATAGTCAAATAAACTTTTTTGAGTTTCAATATTCTCTGATCTAAATCTTAGAGCAGTATCACGAACCCACAGAGCAATACACAAACTTATTACCAAATCGTCATTATATCCTTGCATTGCCTCTGCACGTTGACCATTCCAAACAAATGTGAATAATTCTTCAATAGTTCTTTCTGATACAAGTTCAAGTTCTTTTTCACGGACATATGTTTCCATTTTACTAATGATAAGTGGACGTGTTTTCATCGATGTAGTGAAACCAGGAACCTGCTTCTTTTCCATTCTGTTCAATTTGTTTGTATGTTGAGTAAATTCGTCTATATATTGGTAATCTCTTTGTGTGTAATAAAGATTATTATATCCTTTATCTATTATTTGTTGCAACACAGCCCACCCAATATTTGCATTTTCTACCACCAACAATGCTCCATTAAATTCACTTGCTACTGCAACAAGTAAATTGCCGAAATCTTTTGTTTCTATTTCTCCTTTAAATTCAGCCACCTGTCTTACGTTTTCTACATCAAATACATGAAATGCACTTTTATCCTTTCCGTCTCCTCTTGCAACATCAGCAGCCACAACATAATCTTTGTTATGATTTGGATATTCCCATATCCAATATTCTTTGTTTGCACCTCGTTTTTCAACAGGTTCCTTCATCATTGTGGATTTGTACCATTCAATTAAACTAGCATCCACAACCGAACGACCACTACTGATAAAGTCACAATCACACTCTTGGGCTGCGTCTTTTTCACCAAGAACTTTGGTTTGTAGGTCTCTCCACTTTTGATCACGATCAGGATGCAATGACCAATGCAAATTAATTGGATTAAAGTCATTTGATCCATCCATAGTACCAACCCAAGTTTTGTGGAAAAAGTTACCGATACCATTCGGAGTTGATAACAGAATAGAACGACCACCAGTTGTAATTGTAGATTGTGACGCAGTCCATATATCTTCCATGTTTGTAATAAACGCACACTCGTCCACGATAAGTAAACTCAATGATGACGAACGAGAAGCATCTACACTACTTGAGGCTGCACGAATATTACTTCCGTTTTTAAAACGCATACTAAGTTTGTTTTTTTCTGTACACTCACTTCGCAACCAACTCGGTAGATGTTCAGACATATGAGTTACTTTTGTAACAATGTTTTTTGCAGTTTCTTGATTGATAGCAATACAAAGAATACTTTTATCTGTAAAAAAGGTCATCAACCACAATGCGTATCCTGATACAAGGGTGGATATTCCCATTTGTCTTGCTTTTAAAACAATATTAAATTGTTCGTCACGAAAACTTTCAAGAGTTTTTGCCTGAAAGTCATACAGTGCAAATGGAATCGTACCCAAAGTTGGGTGCTGAATCTTGCAGTATTTTTTCATGAAGTATGACGGTGATTTTAAACACTCCGTATACTCCTGTTTTATTATTTCCCTTAATGGAACTTTTTGATTACCTGCCATTAAGAATAAATATATATGTATTTAATTTTCTATAATATAAAAAAGTTTCAAGGATACCTTGAAACTTTTAAAAAGTCATATCCACATATTCTTCTAAATTCTCTTCAACTTCTTTTAAACGATTTTCAAGTTCTTCTAAATCTTTTTCCAAATCACCCATAACTTGCTGTTTATTTGGAAGATTCCACTGCTCAAGTGAACCATCTTCATTTAAAAACTCGGGATCGTTTGTAATATGCTCTTTTGATTCCACCAATTTTGTTTTGGTGTCTAACAGAAAACTAAGTTCATTTTCAAGCATAGTCTTTTTTTCATATGCTTCGTACTTACCTTCATCCTTTAGTTTTTGTTCGTATTCTTGAACACAATCAAAACACATACCTTTCATAGCAAGCATTCTTTTGTCTAGGTTTTTAGTTGGATCAACCGTACACATTTTCTTAGGACAATTCGGTGCTTCTCTTAAAGACTTTCGGACCTTATCCATTAAAGTTTCTGTTCTAACCTTTGAATTAGAACCAACTTGTTTCCATTCTTTTCCAGCTTTATCTGTCCAAACTTCACCTGGTTGTCGGATTACAAGTTCCTCAACCTCTCCCTCGTATCCATGTACTTTGGGAAGTTCTTCACCTTTAAACAATTTACGTGATCTTTTTATCACATACTTCAAGTCATCTTTATCCATTTTTGCCATAACCTATTATTATTCCATATTTTTTATTTTTTGTCAAATACTATGATAGTATTTCTAATTTTCTAATACACTCATTCAAAAAAACATTTATTAAAAAGTTCTCGTATTGAGTTCTATATTTCTTACGTTGAGTATCTGTTAAGTCGTATTGCATAAAGTATAATTTTTCACAACACTCATTTTCTTTTCTAAATCTGTCGTGTATTCCTTGTATTATTTTTTTTAAAGGAGCATGATCCTCTCCATACCCATATAAAAAGACAATAGATAAACACAAGTTTTTCTCTTCTTCTTTTATACTATCAACAAATTCTTTATCAAGATATGTAATTTGTTGGGGTAATATTGCACGGTGCGAAGTTTTAAATCGTTTTGCAACTTCGTTTATATATTTTTCTAATTCGTTTGCCTTTAGATAAATGTTTCCATTTAACTTAATCATATTTACCTCGTTTAAAGTCTTTTCTGTCATATGCCTTTTTGTTTTTCATAGGAATACTTTTTGGCATAGTTGTTTTACGAACTTTTTTATATGCGTCCATCTTGGTTAATAACTTTTGCTTTTTTGACTCGGACAACTTTTGTATTTTGTGAACAAGCATTTTAATATATTCTTTTTTGCTACCACGACCTTTAAAATATGGACTTTTATCACTTAGCATTTTAGCAACATCGAGTATTGCTTTTAAATCTTTTAAATTTTCTTGGTTTTCTTTACTTTCATTCGTTGGAACTTTTTCAGGTAAATCATCGTGATCAGTTTTTGCCATTTTCTTTGTATCCTTTTTTGTCATTCCGTTTGCTATTTTTTTAATCTTAGAATATAAACCACCATCCACATCAGACTTTTTTAACTCACCTTTGTTATATGCGTGAACCATTCCAAATAATCTTTGTTGAGATTTTGACACAGATTTTTCATTTATTGGTCCGTCTATTTTTGTAAACTCTACATAGAACCTACCAGTTTCAAATGACTCAAATGGTTTTCCTCCAACTTTCTTACAATGTTTTTTTGCGTCTTCTCTTGTTTTAAAGATATATGGTTTTAGTTTCCCATCTTCATAATGTGCAGATACTTCTGGATGTGATCCATTTACTTTTAAAGTCAAAACTCCGTGTTTATTTTCCTGCACCGTATTTGTATTTGCTCTAACTCGTTTGAGTCGTTCTTTTTCTTTTGCTTTTATTTTTGGTAACATCTTTCTGGCGACCTTTGCGATTATTGCTGGTTTTAGTTTATTATCAATTGTCTGTTTTTGAGTAATACTTAAATCTGAATACGACTTCCCTCCTGTAATTTTTTTTACAAGAACATTCTTGGCAGCCTTTTGTGCAGATGCTTTTAACTTTTCAGGTGTTTTCATTCGTTTTGCCAATAACTTTTTTTTAAGTAAACGTTTTTTAGCAGTTCGTTTGGCTGCTCTTGATAGTTTTCTTCTGGCTGCAATTGAAAGTTTTTTCTCTTCCATGATTAAAATCTCATTATACCCATAATTTGATTTATAGGAGCAAATGTACCTGTAAGTTTATATGTTCCACCTTTATATTGAAATACAACACCTTCTGTTGGTGCGATTGCGTTGCTTCCACCAATAGAATTAAGACGATTGAGATTTTTATTTAACTTCTCCATGTCTTTCTTAAACTTATCAGGTGATTCAACAGAACCAATCTTTTTTGATTCTAATGTTTTAACATGAACATCTAGTGCTTTTGCAATATCATCACTTCCACCGGCCGCAACAAATCCTTTTACATTCTTTAATACTTCCGCACCCAATTTCAAAAAGATGAATTGAAATGGCCACATATTTTCTTCAAATTGTTTTGTAATATCTTCTTTTTCAAACTTAGTGACCCACGCAAGTAACTTTGGGTGATCAGATAAGTCTTTTTTAATTGTAGTAATTTTGTTAGACTTATCATTATATGCCCAACGACCAATAAGTGCTTCGTATACGTTTGATGGAAATATCTCTTTAGTTTTTGTTTGTTGTTTGTTCAGTAAATCTCTCCACCAAGAATCATGATACTTCATTACTTTGTCGTTGTCTTTTAATCTAAATTTATTTTTCAGTTTATCTATTTTAGCAGAATACTTTGCATAAGAATCTCCAAATGTTTTGCTTTTAGGAAGTTCCACCACAATCGGTGCATTCAATGAATAACGACTTTGAACATCTGCATTTATTTGTTTCAACATACCTTTAAGCATTCTTGCAGAATCTTTAAGTTCACCTGTTATATCATTTCCTTCGGAATCTACACTAACTGGTTTTCCTGCGGAATCATATGCCTGTGTTCCGTGGAATACCAACATATCTGCATTTTGAGGAATAACATTTTGTGTAGCAGGTGTCATTACCTCTATATTCATAAAACGTTCACCTTCACGAAATACTTTATTCTTCTGAGCATCCGTAAGACCAGATATAGCAGTTTCCAAATCTTCAACTGCACTTACAAATGCATCACGTATATTCTCAGGACGATCAGCAAATATACTTGAAAATTCTTTTACATTGGGTGCGGCTGCTCCTGCATTTTTTAAATGACCTTGATTTCTTGCAGCCACTAACTCACCATCTTTCCAAGAAAACATTAAATTTTGTCCATCAAGTTTTTCAGTAACTTCTTTTTCAACATTTAGTTCTCCGGCGAGTGATCTACGAATCATTTCCTTTAAATCACCAAACGTTAAATCACGATCATCAAACGGATGGCTCATATGTCCCGCTGCACCTCCTTCCGTCAGAAGTTGATTTTCTTTGATTACTTGACCTTCAACACCCTTTTCTATTTTATCTTCTTTTTCATCAACATCAACATCCAGTGTATTTCCGTCTACATTTTCTTCTCCGGACCTATCTACTTTTCGTATAGATGCGTCTGAACCTATAAAGTCTACTAATTTATATCCAGAAGTTTGAGCAACAGAATCTATTACCTCAACCCATTGTTCGTGTGCTGATTTTGATTTTTCTATTGAAATTTGATTATTTGCAGTTATTTCGTCTGTTACACCTGCAGGATAAAAAGATACTGCCGGTACGGGTCCTGCGTATTCTTTCCACATTCTATAATCTGCATTTCTACCTACTCCGTTTTTACCCACTACATAATCTAAAAGATCATACCCAAGTTGCTGAACTCTTTCCGCACTTTCAGTTTCGTAAACTTTGTTTGGGAAAAAAGAACCCGGACCGTCATCAACCAACAGAATACCCGATGCGGCTATTGTGCTTACTTCATTCAATATAGTTGAAATTGATTTTGTAAAGTTTGGATAGTTCTGCAAAAAACTTTCAAATAACTCTTCATTTTCAAACAATGTGCTGAATTTCTTTGTAAGGTACTTGAATATTTTTTCATCATACCAACCAAACAATTCTTCAAATGCTTGAATTTTTGTCATTTTGTCGTGTTCAGGACTTCCTAATAAATCACGAATACGAGTACCACTAACTTCTTTTCCTAAAACCTTAATGCTTACGTGTGGTGCTACAATAAAATATCCATGTTCACCGTATGGTTTCAAATCATTTTTATTTTTTTCATATGATTGATAATACGCAGGAGAACCATCTGCTTTGGTTGTTTTTAATCTACCCGCATCTTTTTCTCCGAAAATATAAACGACTGCCGTTGTATTTGGATCATACTTCTTTAAAATTTCTTCACATACATATGGATTTTTTACTTTTGTAACATTCCGGACTCCATGCTTTGTCCATACCATTTTCTTTTCCTTGAAATTCAATGGACTTTTTGTGGCATCCGTTTTGTCACTAGTTGCTACATATGCTTTATCAAACTTACCATCCAACCATTTGTATGTTTTATAGTGATGCACTCCTGCTGGTTGAAATCTACCAGGATATATTCCAATAACTTTTCGTATTGAATTTTCTTGCAATACATCTTTCACAACATACTCAGTTAAATTTTGAGTAAGCAATTCTCTTAGTTCAGTTTTCACTTTTTTAATATTTCAGAAAGAATTGTACGAATTTGTTTTCTAATTTTTTGCTCATACACTCGTTTTTCAACAAACTTCTTAAATTCAATTTTAGACATAGGAGAAAGTTCATCTGCCATTTCATCAAATCCTTTTCTTTTAAGAAATGCTATAACTTTGTCTTTTGCTTTTAATATACTGGAATGCATATCCGACATAAAATCAATTGCTTGTTTATATTCTTTACTTGTTATTTTAATTTCATTCATAGTTTTGCCCTCGTACATCGACATATAAAAATCTTCATCCTGTGCAGCTGCCTGAAAATCACGGTATGCTTGCTCTGCTTCTTTTCCGACTAAAATCACTTTTCCTTTTGGATAATAAAGTATTTCATCACCTTTCTTAAACTTAATGCCACCCTTGCGAAGTCTTCGTTGTACAGGTAGTCTTTGTTCACCCGAAACTCCATCATATTTTGACTTCATCCAAAACGGATCATCTTTGTATCGTTTGTATTCTTTTATGCTCATAATCAGTCCTCAAAATATTCAATAATTTTTCCTGTTTTAATGTGTTGTTTGCAGGCCTTTTTTTTCTCACGATGCAAATGAGGTGCTTTATCAAGGTACTCAGGTGTGCAATGAAATATATATCCATCAACGATTGGACCAAGATCAGTTTCACCCTCACTATAAATTCCAATGAACTTAAAATCATCTTTTTCATTTTTTAAAAGTTTCATTGCCAATTGTTTTGCCCACTTTTCATTTCCACTTTTTGATGAAGAAAAACTATAATGTGCATGATTTGGAGCCATTTCAAGTCTCCATGTCTCACCCAACTTATCTTCAAGTATCAATTCATCAAGTATTTTGTCAAACATCATTTTTCTCCTCTGAACTTTAATGTTCTAATTTGATGGAAGTATTTATTAAGTTGGTTTCTATCCAACTCTAAACTTTCAACCAGTCTTGATATAATTGCAAGATTCCGTCTTTCGTTTAATTTAAATTTTTTAATTACAAATATAGAACGAGATAAATGTCTTTCCAAATCCATAGGTAGAACTACATCTCCCATTGAAACCATATCCAGTTCTTCGTTCATACGATTTCTTTTATCACCACTCTTACTCACCCTATCATGTGCCATCATCATTTTAATCCACTTTTTTCCAAGTGGATTACGAATTGGTTTGGATATAAATCTTGCAACTTCTTTCATAAGTCGTGGAACTAAATCTAATCTACCAGGTTTTGTTTTACTGCGAGTATCTTCTGAATTATCTACTATAACAAAATTTGCTTTAAACAAACCTTGAAACTTACCAAGATTTTTTTGAACATCTGTCCAAATATCTTTTACTATTTTTCGTGGAAGTTTTCTTTTACGCATTGCGTTTCTTTGTTGTGCCACATCTAATGTTGTGTTTACAAACACCATATAACAATCGTATCCTAGTTTTTCAAGTTCTTTTTTTTGCTTTGATATTTTAGCATAATCATCACCAGTTCCATCAACGATAACACCCAAACGACCATCTTTAAATAACTCAAATTGTTTAAGCATTATTTTCTTTGCACGGGAACGAACACTATTTGGATCATTGCTTGTTACTTTGCTAAAGGTTTTGTCGTCCATTTTAGCAAGATTTAAATCGTATCCTGCTTTTTTTAGTAATATCTCAAATGCAGGATCACTATTAACAATCTTTAATCCACTTGGTGATAAGTTTCTTGCATCCGGTGGAAAATTGAATAATGTATCAACAGTAGCAGATTTACCAGAACCAGGACCACCTGCTAGAAATACTGCTTTTAAAATGCCAGGGTCATATACACCCTCTACAAGTGTAAAGTATCCTTTACGCAATCCTGCTTTAATCAGGGTTTCTTGGACTTTTTGATTTTCTTCAGAATTTTCCATAAATACATTTTAGGTACATAATAAATATATATCTAAATATGTTTTATGCTCCGTAATTTATCTTACTAAATGAACCTTCTTTTTGAATTTCTACAATTTCGTCTACCATATCTCTCATAACATCCAAATGACTTATAACAAGTATGAACTCAAACTGACCTTTTAGATATGTAAATAGATTAAATACACTGCTGATATTGTCTCCGTCTAATGAACCCCACCCTTCATCAATAACAAGGAAATTAGAACGAGGAAGACTACTTACATTGATAAGTGCTACACGCATAGCAATACTGCTTATGAATCGTTCCATGCCACTGCACATTTCTAATGGCCAATGACGATCCTCGTAAGTAATCTTTGAGTAAATATGTTTTCCGTCCATTTCGAGATTCATACCGAAATCAACGATTTGAGAAAGTATATTATTTACTTCACTTTCAATACTTGGAATAGTTTTAGAAATAAGTTCATATGATATACCATCTCGTTTTACAGCATCAAGATAAAGTTCATATCCTCGTTTTTTTCTTTCGTAGCTTTTTGCTTCTTCTATTGATGCAAGAATATCTTCGTGTTCTTTTTCAACAATTTTTACCTCACCAAAAAGAGTTTGAAGTTTTTCACTTTCATCATTTGCTATTTTGTTTACAGACAATAACTTATCTTGAAGAGCATCTACCTCGACTTGTAGTTTTTTATTAAATTCAATTATGTCTTTACACTCATGGTATGAATCAATGTTCTTGTTATTAATTACTATATCCTTTTCAAGTGACTCTATCATACTAGATAAAGCAAGAACTTTTGAATCTGCTTCGTTGATTTCAAATGAAGTTTGTGTGAAAGTGTTGTTCAAATCTTTTAATTCTTCATATTCATCTTCTACATTCTCAAATTCACTTAATTGTTCTGTATATACTGCTTTTTGTTTTACAAGTTCGTCTGCGGCTGCTTTATCTTTGTCAAGTTCTTGTTTGGTTTGCTCTGCACTTTCAATTAAGTTTTTAGAGTTGTTTACACAATATGAACATTTCGGATCATATTCGTGATCATCATAATGTTTTAATTTATCAAGTTTTGCATTAACCGAAGTTCTCAAAACTGCTAAGTCTTTATCAACAATTACAACCTCTTCTCTTATTTTAAGAACCTTTACATAATTTTCTTCTACATCAGATAACTCAGAAATTCTTTTTGATAAGTCTCCTCGTTTATTTACAAGTTCTTTTTTTCGTGCAGATTCTACATCTCTTTGTTCTTCTGCAACCACAAGTCTATCTTCTAAGTTCTTTTTATTAAATTCCAAATTATCTATGTCGGAACTATCTTCATCAAACGAACAATTTTTAAATTTAGAACTTTTATCTGAGAGAATTTTGTTAATGCGTTTTTGCTCTAGTAGTGCAACATTAGTTTTACTTTCCTGCTCTGAATATTGTTCTGATATACTGCTTAGTTTTTCTGTTACCTCTACCAATGTTTCATCAAAATTTTCACGATTAAATCTTTTTAATAATGCATTTATTTCTTTTATATCTTCAGATGCAGTAGAGTGCAATTGATCAAATATATCAATTCCCATAAATTGAGCAAGCAAGTCTTTTCTTTCACTCTGACTTTTATCTATGAAAATCGCATTGTTATTTTGTAAACTCAAAGTAGTTAATACAAAGTCATCATAAGAACCTACATGATCACGAATAAGTGCGTTTGTTCCTGCTCTTTGTTCACCGTTTAATGAAATGGTCTGACCATCTTCGTCTAGTTTCCAAAAATCTACAACAACGGTAACATCTCCATTCTTTTTTGTGGATGCAGTTCTTTCAATATAATAATTTATATTGGATATTTCAAAATTAAGTTTACAATAAAAATTATCCGTTTGTGTATTCAATACGTGTGAGGCCTTGAACGCACGGTCACACTTATCAAATAAACAAAAACTCAATGCACTCATTACACTACTTTTACCACTTGCATTAGAAGCAAACAACCCCATAACACTTTTCATATTAGAAAAGTCAATTACATTTCCATCGCCGTAACTAAACATATTTCCAAACTCAAACTTCTTTGGTTTCCAAATACAGTTTTTAAGTATCTCTTTAATTACCAACTTTTCATTTACTTCTTTATTAATGTCAAGAGCAGTTTTTATTTGCTCTTCATCAACCACAAAATTACGAGTTAGATAATCTTCAATTAAATCATTTTGAATCTGTGCAAGAGATATGTCACCGAAATCAAATTTGTTGTCACGATCAAATTTTTTTGCTTCGGAAATTGCATCACATCGTGTAACATTTAAATCCGTTATACTAGTTTGCTTTCGTATTTCTGCAATAATCTCCTTTGTCTCAGTTGCGGTTGTATTGTACACCTTGACACGCAATCTTGCTTTATTTGGTAGTTTAGATAAATCACTAACACACTTTCCATCACGAACCGTAACCGTATAATAACCATATTCATTATGTACATCATATTGTTGGTGTGTTCTATTTTTCAAATCCCATAAAACATAACCATGGCCAGAAGGCAACTCCCCGTGGTTTTGTTGTATCATACTACCCGAATAAACCACAACCGGTTTTTCGGGATTATGTCTTGTTACTTTTATGTATGTTTCTTTATCTTCCATTCGTTACAATTTCTAAAATTTCTTCCCCTACCTCGTAATCAGTAAGATATGGACTAAGATGCACATGACCATTATTTGGAAAATACACATGAGGTCCTAAAAACGGAGTTCTTTTTTCTAAATTAGAAAAATCTCTTCCTTGCTTTAACCAGTTAATTCCTTTGGGACCGAACAACTGATGAATGTAATCAGTTGTAATAATAGTTTTTGTTCCAATTGCCGATGACATATTTGTAATACACCCTTCAGCACCAATTACATAGTCGCAATTTTTAATTAAACTTGCAGTAAAAGAAAATTTGTTTGTAGAGTTTATTTCGGGATAGTGCTTGGAAATTTTTTCCTCTATACCAAGTGCAAGCAACAAAACATCTGAGTTAACCTCTAGTGGATTTATTATATCATAAATATTTCGTTTGCCACTTCCGTATCCTGATCCATCTTCTGCACCTTCTGCTTTTTCATATTCATCTTCTGTAAACAAATAACTTTTTCGTTCCCAATCTACTTGATATCCTACCAAAATTACACCATCTTCTAATTCATTTATGTTTTTTAATTCTTGAATACTTTTCTTTATAGAATAATCAAGGTGAGGGTTTGTATAAATTTCAAAGGTATCGTCGAAGTTTTTAATATTGCACAACCTTTGAAGTTGAGAAACGGCCGATATATATGGATCAATTACAAAATCTGTATCAATTAGATTGTAAACTACATCATATTGAATATCCGCAGATTCTTTATAAAACACCCCATCGATATATGGATTGTTCATCATCAACTCAATTGGTTGTAAAAAAGAAATGTCATAATGAACTACGCAGTTTGGGTTTTCTTCTTTCAGTTTTTTTGCAACACTACTTGCAAACAAAGTATCACCGATTTGTATGTTTCTACATCTTATGAGTATATTAGTCATCACTAACGCACCATCCTTCTAATTTATATTCATCTATCTTACTCTCAGGAATAAATCTATGCTCAGTTTGATACTCCTGCAAAACTTGATACTTGTGTATATCCCCAAGCATAACAATATCATATCCATTAAACATAGGTAGATTAATATCACCACCCATAACTACATATCCTATATCGGTTCTACTTCTTTTTACCGCACCGTGGTATACCGCAATCTTGGTTTTAATAGAATCATCTTTTATGTCAGAACCTTTGATATATTCACCTGGTTCTTCAAATATCCCAAAAACTCCAATAGCAACATCACCTAATTTATATACACCAGTATCTTTTAAATAAAACAAATTGTCATCGTCCATCATATCAAGTATAGGTGATAGTACGTCAAGACGATCAGGATTATTCAAATTACAATCATGATTTCCTGCAATTACAATCGTTGGATGAAGTTTAGAACACTCTCTTAAAAATGAAGATATTTGGTGAATCAACTCTGGACTCATTTCTGTTTTGGCATGAGCAATATCCCCACCAATAAAAATTATCGCATTATCAAGATTATCTTCTTTTACTTGTTTGTAAAAGTTTTCAAATACCAATGAATATTCATTGTGTCTTTTTACGTTTCTTATATGAATGTCTGCGAGATGATATACTTTTTCAACATTCTTTAAATTTGTTTTTAGTTCATGCATAACTTTTGCTTCATCAATTCACTAAAATCAAGAAGTTCTGCATTTCTAATTTTATGAATTATTTTATTAAACCCAATGTCCGCCGCATCGTCATTTCCCATTTTTACCAATTTGACACGAACATTTTCGTTCATCAATGTTTCGGAAATTTGTAATGCGTTTTTGAATGCATCATTATCAAGAACGATACATACTTCAGAAACTCCATGCTCAACTAATTTTGTTTTTAGTTTACTTGGAATATTCTTCCCCAATAGTGGAATTGCATTTCTACGAATTGCCATAGCATCAAATACACCCTCACAAAAAATAAGTGGTTCAGAGAAATCAATTTGATTCTCAAACACCACAACATCTTTACTGACTGGTGGATTTTTGTATCGTAAATACGCAGTTCCTGTAAAATCTCTTGCTATAAAATAATTTAAATTATTGTCACAATCATATGATGGTACTATGATTCTATTGGCATAATCACCACTTTCACAATATCCAATATTATATCTTTCTATATCATAAGAAAATATGTTTCGTTGTCTTAGGTAATTAAACGCAACCTTTGATGCTCTTGTTTTTTTGGTGTCATACTGCAACGATGTAAATTCGTATGGAAGGTGAACTTTTATCTCTTCCTCTTCGGTTTGTTGTGTGTTTTTTGGTATCTTTACAATTCTAGATAATTCCGTAAGATATTGTGGAGCAACATTCATCTTTTTGAATAAACCATAGATTGATCTGCCTTTTGCATTTGTATCAATCCAACTTTGCCACCTTTGTGTAGATAAATTAATAGCAAGTTTGGGTTTTCTATGATGTGAAAATGGACACATAAACATAGCCTCGTCTTTAGAGACGATTTTTCCAGTTCCTAATACTTTTTGCAGAAGATTGAGAAGTTTTTGTTCAGAGATGCCCACTATTTTAAAGAATACCAATGATGCAGAGATGCGACCACGGCATCAAGCATATCGTAGTTTTTTTTATCATAATTATTCTTAGAATTATAGTGAATAAAGTCGGATAAATCAAGCATATTTTCAAGGTTGCACTTTACAAATGTTTTACTATCTAATCCTTTTTCTCTGCTTTTTCCAAATACTGCTTTACGCATCGTAGATACATTAATATGTTGTACTTCTAAATTATATAACTCTTCTACAACATAACTTATTATGGCATTACACTTTGCTAATTTTACAATAGTCTGTTGACTCGTTCTTCCACCACCAAATCCACTAAGTGAATCTTCTACAATAATAACAAAAGGTTGCAGTTGAATTTTTCTTAATTCTTCCGCAACCTTTTGTGCTTTGTTTCTTATGGAGATTTCTTTATGAACAGAAATGTATCCTGCTTGATTTATTTTCTGTTCAGAAGATGAATAACAATAACCTATTGTCGTTGAACTAATGTCTAGTCCAAGAGATACTTTTATATCTTGCATAAACTATGTTATGACAAAATATAAGAAAAATCAATATTATTTATCGTGAACTTGAACCACCAACGTTGGAACGACTTCTACCCGCAGTAGAACTTCCATTGTTATCACGTTGAGTTCCAGTAAATCCTTTGATGTAGTTTATATATGGATCATCTGCTGAGTTGATTTTACTATCACGATAAAAACTTCCGTCAGCTGCATCACCAGGATTACCATGACCATAGTCAGTTACCTTGTTACCTGCACTCTTTTTTGTAGTAAATCCTTTAATTTTTACGGACCCGGTTGCATTTGCGTTTGAAACTACACTTCCTGCTTCTCCGAATGGATTTGTTGCGACGCTACTTCCGTAACCAAAAAAGTTTGCTCCGTCTCCTTCAGGACCCTTTGTTTGGTCATCAATTCCAGGTGCTCCTTTTCCAGATGGACTTGGTGCGGATTGACGATACATTGTATCATAATTTTGAAGACGGTCTTCTAAACTAAGTTTGTTTGAAGCACGATCTGCTTGTGTTCTAAATTCTCTAAAACCGGTTGGTGGTGGTGTTGTAATCATAATTTAATCTCCAATTTAAGTTTGTATGTTAATAAATATTAAAAAAAAACTCTAAGAGTCGTATTTTATCAAAAAATTTATAGGATAGTTTGGAACTATCTTAATAGGTGAACCAAGTTTTGCAGTCATTACCAGATCAGGTCCGTCATATAAACCAATAGTAGTAGCAAATGGTGCAAGATAACTACCTGTTGTATCGTTTTTATCATTTTCATCATAATCTAAGAAATCCTGCATAATTCGTCTACCTCTATCTTTTCCTGTCTTTATATCCAAATACTGAATAATTTGGAAGGGTTTGTATCGTGTTATAGTATCATCAAGTGGATTTATTAAGCCGTCAACTAATGAATTTCCTTTACGACCTACAAAGTATCTAGCAAGAAGTTTTGCATCATTAGCAGTAACGGCACCGTCACCATCAATATCCAATCCGTCTGCACCCATATTAAAAATAGTATCTATTCGTTCAAGTATATTCAACTCTTCTTCTGGATTTAATACATTATCTTTTGTAATATTCATAAATGTATTCATTAAGATGACATCTTCCGACTCACTTAACAATACATCCTCGTTTGGCCACTTTTTATCTTGTTCAAGCACCAAGGAATCTCGTACTTCTTCGTCATCACTTGATTCTACAACTATTTTTCTAAATGTACCCATTATGTATCTATAAATGTAGGATACATCAAGTATCGTAAATTTCTTATCACCTGTAACGTCAAAAGGAATATCTGAATATGTTACGGAAGTTGGGTTTGTACTAATATTAAATTCATTTGGATTTACTTTACATAATATTTCATTCTCATAAATTGAATTTACTCCGTCAAATAAAATTTCAAAACCTCTGCGGCCACCCCGGGTAAGCATTTCTTTAAAATAATTTCCAAGTTCTGTTATCACTGCAATTCCATTTTTGTAGAAAATGTTTCCAACGTGTATTTTAACATTATCTCTTATTGTTCTGATATCGTAACTAATTATTTTTCCTTCTACGAATATATCTTGCTTTTCTAAATTACCCCAAACGATATCACCGGATGAAGTAAATACATGAGAACAACCATCAAATGAAACAATAGATTCTTCACCAAACCCTTCAATCGAGTCAATTGGCCAATCACCAACAATAGGTTCACCTACAAATATAAAATCAGAACTTAGTGCAACAGATGTACCGTAACTTCCCATCACTCCATTTTTTTGCTTTATTGTTTTTATGTTTTTTATTTTTTCAAGAGTGTTTTCACTTGTTATTTTGCAATAAGTTGCAGTTCCTTGAATACTATTTCTGTGGATATAGTATATAAATTCGACCTCCTCGTCTGGATCGAATTTATGACCCAATACTTTTAAATAGAAAGTTACATAGTCTCCATCATATTCAGTTTTATCACGATATATACCACGGGTAAATGTTCCGTGTTCTCCATCAACCAAACTTTCTTCTTCGGAAAGAAAAGATGCTTTTATTTCAAAATCATCAAGTGATTCCATTGATAATGCGTCAATTGAAGCAACATCTATTTTAAGTTTTAAATCTACAAAATCGTCACCAATAAATTCGTGCTCAAATTTAGTAAACATAGACTCACCTACAATAAAAGAAGTTTCTTCGTTGTTTTCAGCACCATGTGAAAAATCTGGTATGACAAAACTTTTTCCATTATCAATTATTGAAATTTTTGTTTGTTCAAGGCACGGTGATCCAATTAACAAATCTCTTCCTATCATAGAAAGACTACTTCCAAACGAACTTGAGTATCGTCTTTCATCATCGTCATCCTCATATATTTTTCTTATAAATTCAATTGAACTTTCCTCCATTGAGTAAAAATATACAGAACCTGCGTTAAAATCTTTTTTGAAAATACTATTGAAATCAGAATCCGAATAAATTCTATCTCTTGAGTCACCTATAAATAAATACCTACCGTTTGTCTCAAGTGTAATTCCAAATTCATGCTTCTTTGGTTCTTTATATGTAAACGGATATTTTACCTGTTCGTGTCTTTCTTGTGGAGTAATCGGAGTTGGGTTGATTGAAAAGTTAATGGCTGCTGGAGTATCAACTAAAAAATTTCCATCATATCTGCCTACATATAAAACATGGTCACCATATGGAAGATTCTCCAGTTTTAATTGTTCGGTCAATTCAGTCCGACCACCGTGAAAAATCTTACTGCTATATAAGTCTTCACCAGAACCAAATACTTCATTCAATCTCCATATAAATCCTGGTGATGTTTTTTTATCAATAGATTTGGTTTTTACATCAATTGTAATTGAATTTTTATTTATATTAAAGTTTATGTTGTCAAAAGAACTTGACATATTTACTTTATTTCGGTCATAGTTGTAGGTGCCTGTTCTTGTAATTTTTTGAGTATACACCCACTCATCACAAGAAGTTTCTTGTTTTGGTCTTTTTCTAAAAACATAAACTTCCTGATTATCTGTATTTGGTGTCGATGAAATAAGTGTGCTTCCGTACAATTTTACTTTTTGACCAAGCATATCGGTTCCGGGTTGTCGTATAATAGTTACGAGTTTCCACATAACATCACCCTCGCCGTAATGTGGTGTATATCTATCCTCGTCAAACTTATAAAATCTACTAGTAGGCATTCCTAAGTCATTTCCATAGTAACTCAGGGTTTCATCGTTGAATGTTGCAATTTCATAATCATCGCAGATGTCTTCACCTTTTTCTGAAAAATAAGTCATTGGTGTTTCGTGTGGAGATGCGGATTGTATTTTCCATCTATATATGGTTTCATTCAATTCTTTAAGTTTATCGCATACAGGGAAACCTAAGAAGTTATTTGATTTTTCATTAAAGCATAAATCATCGTGTGAGTCTGATATTCTATACCAAGGTGATGTTTTATCTCTAATAGACTTTTCAAAAATGTAAATCGCACCTTCGCAATGATACATACCAGGTGCTCCTATTGCCATATAGTTGCCACTTATTGAAATTGATGAACCAAACTCAGAACCCGGTGTACCTTCTAATATATTTACAAGTCCCCAGTGTTCAGTTCCTCCTTTGTTTATGTCGTAAATAAAGACATGACCCTGTCTTGCCTCGTTGCAGGCAGATGTAATATGTGAACGAGAACTCCCGATTGCACACGTACCATTTTTTAATTCAACCGCACCACCAAAATTATCATTTTGTGAATAATCGTCAGACGCAATTAAGTTTCCTAACTCCGTGACTAAAAAACCATTTGAGTTTTGTTTTGACTCATATAGCAAACCTTCTTGTGTAAACGGGCATTTAAATTTTCTTATTCTTCTAAATTGCTTTTTAGATTTATCATATTTAAACAACGAAGCACTACCTGTAAGAAAATCTGTTGGAGAATCTTGATCCATTGGACTACCAGATAACACATAGTCACTCTCGGCAACTATATTTTTTCCAAATGATAGTGTCTCAGAGTCAAACTTTGGTTTTAAGTTGGGAAATTCAATTTTATCTGAGTTTGCGTGTGAAATTTCAGTAATTTCATTAAACGAAGAATTACTTACAACTAAGTTAGTGCAACCATCATCTTCTATTTCAATTGTACCATACGGAGAACTGTAATCTTTAATTTTGAAATTATTTGGCTTAATTGTTTCACCAAATTGATTCTTTGTAAATTCTATTACAAGAACATTATCTGTCAATTTTCGTTTCTCGTATCTATCGGTATCGTCTCTCAATACATCTCCGTCATCTCCGTCTGTTTTGTAATGACCTGTTTGTGATCCAAATACCATTAATGGATTTTTAATATCCTCTTCATTGTCATAAATGCCATAACTATTGTAAAATAAATGTTTGACTGAATCGTAAACAGTTCTGTAATAAGACCCATCTGTGTTTTTTAATTCAATATCTGGATTGTGAAATTCGTGATCATCTGGATAAAATCTACCATCGGTTTTTTTTCCAAACTTTATTTTTACTTTTGCCTTATTGGATGCCTGTTCAAGTGCTATTGATTGTGTAGTATCAAGACTAATCGGTACTTGTGTTCCATCTGTTTTCGTTTGTTCTAAAACTAAATTAGATAAAGAGTCAATTGTAGAATACTTCCAAGACTTAGCCGACTTAAATTTTCTGACAGTTTTGTCAGACACACGTAGATTCTTTATCATAAAATATAAATATATTTTTCTTAGAAAATACTTAGAAATCTAATCTTACTTTTATTAAAGTTTCGGAATCAAATGTTTTTAATACAGGTACACTCATTTTTGCCACGGCAAGTAGTTCATTGTTATCATTATACAATCCTATTGTAGTAATATATGTTCTCGGATCGTTGACAAAATTATCATACCGCAATCTACCAGTATAATACTCAAGTGGCATACCAGTTGTTGACGCAAGTTCTCTTGCCTCTTTTGATTGAATTATATAACTTGGGTTGTTACTATAATTAAAATCAGTATTTCGCACTCGTATAAAATAGTGCTTGGATGGGACGAGTTCACTGCTTCTTGATTTAAAGTCACCTCCACTCTTTAGCATATAGAACAATTTTAAAAAGTTCTGATGGTTTCTCTCGATTCCCAGTTTTAAATCATCAGATACACTTGAATCAGTTGATGTTGGGTTTATGTTTCCTGACCATGAAATTGCTCTTCCAACATTATTTTCTTTTGAAGGAAAAATATTTGTTTTTGATGTTGAGTACCATTCATCGTACCATGTTTCTATTCTAGTACCAAATTCACACGCAAGTGCATATGGATTTAAAATAATCAATCCAAGATCAGGATACATTAATCCGAAACCCTCACCTGCTCCGTCACCAGTTCCTACGGCATATTTGTCTACCGTCTGTGGAGCACCATCTGCGAGTGTACCCTTAACTATGTTAAAAGATTTTTCTACTTTTTTCTCACCGGTTGTAGATAATATCTCGGTTTCAAAACGAGAATCGTCTCTAAATGTTTGGGTAAAAGTTTGTTCAATGAATGTTCTATTGTTATCAAGTGTATATTCAAACCTTGCATTTAGACTAAGAGTAAATTCAAGGTTTCCTTCATCTATTTTATCTTTAAGTGCAGATGATGCAAAGTTAATAACAAAAAAAGAATCTCTGTCCGCACCCGAAAGAGCAGAGTTGTCTGATGTGAATGTAAATGAATCGTCACCAGGTCCAAGTAAAATATTTCTATATTGATTATATATTGCCTGTGTAACAGATGCTGATCTATTACCTTGTCTGCTACCATGACCATGCTTGTGACCATAAGAAACAGAAAATTGTACTTGAGCATTTTCATTTTCTATATCACCAAGTTTGGTTTGCTCATCATAAACATTTGCGTAGTAATCACCAAAAGAAACATCAGTCCAATGTCCATGTTGATAATTTTGTGTTGCAACAATGTGTGGGGAATAACCTTGTAATAAAAAAGCACTCTCGTAAGAATCATATATTGTATCAGAAGAAAATGCTTCAAGTTCATCTGCATCTAAATTACTAAGTTCTGCGTCTGATATATTTGATGCAGAACCTGCACCAGTTAAAACATACTTCGCCATCTTGGTGGTAAGTTCATCTTGATCAATGTGCATTGACTTAAGTTGAAACCCCTCATTGAAAGTTCCAGAAGAAACTCTCAGTGATCGTCCAAAAACTTTATCCGATTCTTCTATTTGCTTATATATCATATCAGTAACTTGAACTTGTAGATGACGAATCGAGTCCAAGTGAATCTGACAATCCACTTTCTGCTAAATCATCTGTGAAAACTCGTACAGGTATCGTGACCGACCCGCCACTTTCGTTTCCTATTATTGTTAAGGTTGCAGTTCTGTCTTTGTCGATTGCAGAATTTGGTCTAAATGTAAATGTCAAACCGACTACTGTTTGTGCTTGGTCACTTGAAGTATCTCCGAGAAACAATGCAGAAGAGGCAGCTGCCGTTCCGTCTACACCAGAACCTGTTATAGAACCAACTCTTTTATCAGACAATACTGCCGTGTATCCAAGTGTAGTGTTATATACAGGATCTGTGGTTGGTGATATTGAAACAACTCCGTTGTAGTTTTTGTCAAGTGTGATACTCTGTTGACCAAGTTTTATCAATGGAATATACTGAGTACCTGCTGGTAAAGTTACCAATTTATATTTTAATGCCTGTGTTTCGTCTGAAAGTGGTTCGAATATTGGCATATTTCTAATAGCTGCATCATAATACTGAGAACCACCTGGATGGTTCGGATCATACAATTTGTAGTCAATTTCATCGTCAGCCAATGCAAAACTTGTAATATTTAATCCAGAGTCTGATGCTAATAACGCACGACCCCGTTTTGTGAGTGTTGCCTCAACTGTAATAGTTTCATTATTTAAATAACCCATAACAATATATATATTCTTTCTAATAAATATTTATATATTGGTTTTTTATTTACATTAAAGTCACAATTTACAATTTCTTTAGTTCTCCGGGAAATGTCATGAACTCATTATCTGCATAAACCCGAGTTTTATCATTAACCCCACCCTCAATTGCATATTTTTGTACCATTAGTTCTTCTTGCGTCTGTGAATCAATTGCTTCTTTCCTTGTCATACCACTTTCTATCTTTTTCCGTGTATTTTCGTCGTACAGTGTTGCGGCCTCTATATACTCATCAGATTGCATATAAAAAAAAGGTATATTATCAGCAGTTTGTTTTTTTGGTACAATTGGTGTCTCCACTATTGCTTTTTTTGGTTCAGTTCTGCTTGTATAATAAAGTGTAGCAAAATCTGATACTGCTTCTTGGTCAATATCTACATTTCCGTAATCAAGTGTAGTCGAAAAGCACATAATATTATCAGCATATCCATTAAATCTTCCAAGTTCAATTTTAGAAAACGAAACCTTATCTCTTACTATCCCCTCGTCAAATGAAGCACGATAAATATTATCAATAAACAATCTTGCTTTTCCCGAAGGATATATCATTATTACCAAATGAGTCCATTTTTGTTTTGGTAAACCGATACCAAATGTAAAGTCTTGTATTGACCACACACCATCTCCGTCTGAGTTTTGTTCTAATTTATTTTCCCAAGTGTATCCAATCGGTCCTGATTCGGAATCGTCACCCGTTTCCTCATTTGCGTTTATCAACAACCCACATCTGTTTGTATTATCTCCATTGGTCATTACACCACAACTTGCCTCAGATTCCCCGGTTAAATAGATCCAACACGATAATGTAAGTTCGTTTGTGTAAAACAATTCTGATTCAACTCCTGATGAAATATTTTTTATTTCCATTCGTTCCGTGGGAATTGTATCATTTTTTTCATCACTAAAATTACGCAACACAGCAAATCGTGTAGTCAAATCATTTTGTAGTTTATTTGCTACATGACCATACAACTCTGTGTCCTTTACCTTGTCGGTAATATCTTTTACTTTATATAATTTAGTCATCAGTTGGTGTTTTGGTTTCTGTTTTAGTTGGTGACGGAGTGTGAGTTGGAAATGCCTCAACAAATTCTACATCCGAATCATTAAATGAATAATAAAATTCAAGTTTATCAAGAACATCAGTTGGTAGTTCATACACACCCTTTCTAATGATTACAGGTTTTTGCTCATCGGTCTGATTAGCAACAGGTATATCATCAATAAACCAAAATGAATCAAACGAACCACTATTAAAGTCAGTTCTTGGAAATACTCTACGGGTTCTTGTTATTGGTGATGTAAAATCTTGTATTCCTTCTTGTGAAATAGTTGTTGAAACATTGTTTTGTGTCGTGGTTCTTTTAAATCTTCTTTTATATGATAGATGATCTTTTGAAATATTTCTTGATACAATATCATTGTTTACTTTTAATTTTGTAATGTCAGTTAAAGCATAATTTTTATTTACCTTATAACTAAGGTCTTCATCAAATGTAATCTTAATTTCACGTTCATCTTCATCGGAATCATCCAAAAATAATTCTTCAAATTTGCTTTGTTGATTTATTTTTCTTATATTCTTTTCTACCACGATTGGTTCTCTTCTCGTTTTTACACCAACTTCAAGTGTATAGTTTACTTCGTCAATATAATACTTTTCATATAGTTTATTTATGTCAATATATCCGTCCTCTCTTTCTTGATCAGTATTGTTCCGTTTAAAGTCCGCAGAGAACATATCGGTCGAATCAACTTTGACATGACCAAATGTATTTTCAATATCAATCTTCATATCAAAGTTTTTAGTCGTTCCAAAAGAATTTAATGAAAGTGTTAAATTAGTATTACCTGTTTCATTATATTCAAACGACCCATCAGATAAAACATGAATATCAACCAAATTAGGATACTCCAGATAAAATGTTTCAGGATCATAATTTATTGACACAGGTAGTTCCGATATATACTTATTTTCAACCCTTGATAACACTGGTAGAATTTCCAATGCGGTTGATTCTTGTCTAAATGTGGAGTCGTATGTTAAACGATAACTAAATGTATTAACATCAAATCTATCCAAGTTCAATATGTTAGTTGGATTTTCTTCATCGAGATTAATCTTCATATTTACTACAATTGCATTTTTTTCATTATAGTCTATATTTGTAGTCTTTTGGTAATAGACACCAAACTCCTCATCATAATGACGGTCCCCTTCTTTAAAATTAAGTTCATTTTTCCATCTAATATCTGCTTTGTATTTTACATTTCTATCAGATAAAGTATCATTTATGCACCAATATTCATCACCCGAAACTTCTTCTATATTATAGAATACCAACCAACCATTTTCATTTTGATACACAACTCTATTATTTTGCACATAAGTTGTTTTAGAAAATTTTGATCTTAAATTTTCATTATCAGAATCAATGCATATTTTGATGTCTGAATATTCATTTTTTTCGTAATAAATAAATGCCAACTCCCCACTTTCTGACTTATACATTCCGTATTTTGGATGTTGAAATATCAACCCCTTTGATTTTACATCTATATGATTGCTTGATATGTATGTCGTAAACTTGTTACCACTTCCAACTACCGTTGGTTCTATGATCCAACCCGCAGGTGATTTCTTCATAACCGATCCACCACTTTCTTGATGATAGCAAATTTCAGAATCACAATAACTTCCAGTGACGTGACTATATAATCCACCGAATTGCTTTGCAGATATATTTGGATTTAATTCATTGATACCAACTTCTGCATCAACCTCCCCTTGGTAAATTGTAATAAACTTCTTTTTTCCTGCATATGATGTATATAAATTATCTGGACTTACTGTAATTTTAAAATCTGGTGTTGCTATATCCTCACAGGTAGAGCAGGCTTGTTCGTTTCTGTCATATCCCCACCTAACATTTACTTCTTGATCATCAAGTAATACGGCATCCCTAAAAGCATCTGCCAGCATATCATTTCTGTCACGGGTGGTATCTACATTTGGATTCATATCATAACCAACTCTAAAATTAAAATCATCACTCGCACAAGTTCCGTTATATGAAATAAAAACAAGTCGGTTCTTGTTGGTTAGATCTTCATTTTTAGTGGTTAGTGGTTGTGCGTCTTGTGCGATCACCCACAAATAATTTGCATCACCGGTTTCCTCATCAACATATCTATCTCGTTTCATCAAAAATCCATGTGGATTTCTATAAACAGGATAATTATTTATTTCTTGTGTGGTAAGATAGTAGTCACCTTCTACCATTCTATATTGAGTTGAACTAACATCTGCTCCTATCAACCTTACGTACGGAACTACTCTATCAAAGTTCTGATTATATTCCACATCAACCTGTACATCAACTTCTTTCATTGGCTTTACTTTGTCGTATAAACCACGTGCGGGTAACTTGCTTTCTACACTCTTAATATTTAAACTCCAGGCAAGTATTTGATCCTTTACACTTAATGTATTCTTTCCGTATTTTTCTGCAAATCTAAATGCTTCTTTATTAGGAATAATAACAAATGAGGTATCCACATTCTGATTGCTATCTTTTATTTTGTTTTTTACATAATCTTCGTCCGAACACAGGTCCTTTGTATATAGTACAGATGCTTCTTGTTTAAGTAAAAATTCTTCAGCATCTCCACCAAAGTCTGAACTGAATGTATCTACATTAATTGTCGGACTTGTTATGTATTCAATTTCAGATGCAAATTCTCCACGAACAAATCCATACATCCATAGTTTTATTTTGTCAGTTTCCAAATCACTTTGAATTCTGTCTGTGAATCCCGACTCTTCCTCTTTTGCTAAAACCCATGCACCATTTACACCATCTTTTTCACAATTAGGAGTGACTTTGCTCCAAAATACAATCCACTCTGAATGTACGTTTGTGTATGTGTATTTATCATTTAGCATAAAACTCTGTTTATACATCCCATTGGCAGATTTCCACTTTCCATTATACCCACTTAGTTCAAATCCATTATACTCAGACTTTGGCATTATTAAAAAGTAATTAGACGGACTTTCTTGTGTAAAATAAGAATGATATTTTAATGGAAGTGTTTCGGCCGTATACCTTAAAAAGTTTTCATTGATGTCATATGTGATATGACAATCTAAGGTATCTACTGTATAAATTATTGCTTCGGAGTCATCCACTTCGTCAGGTGTAAGTTCTCGGTTAGTCTGAATCGCATACTTGGTTTTGTTTTTTCCATAAACATCAAGTCTAATTGTATCACCAACCTTTATGTTATTACTTATGAGATGATGCCTATTGTGTTTTATTTCAAGTGTATCATAACTCACCCCCTGTTCCTGTTCACCGTATATTTTACCAGTTTGGTTATATAAATCACGTGTATTTAATATTTCAATCTCCCCTTTTATATTTTTTTCAGTCGCATTTTTTACAAAGTCAAGTGAGTGAAAATCAATTGACGTTGTTTCTTCCGAGTCGTGGTTTGCTAAGAATGCAATTGAGTTTTTATCATCAATCTCAACATAAAAAAGTGAAGAATTTGTATTTTCAAACTCAGCCATAATATCTTCTTTTGATAATAAAAATCGAAAATCATCAATTTCATATATTTTGTCAAGAGAATCCCAACTCTCATCAAAGAAATTTTCTTTTACTCTTATAGTATCACCATATTCATCAAATGTTATTCGATAGTAATTATTATTTTCAAGATTTCTACCACGGGAATAGATAATAGGACTAACTTTGTAATCGTTAGTTTCCATTTTATATATAAAGTCAAAACACATACTAATTGTATATGTTTCATTTTTAATAACCTCAGTTTTAAATTTTCTTTTGTAGGATATATTTTCCTGCGTTCTAATGTCTGCCATCAAATCAGTATAACCAATTACTTTTACCTCTCTTATTTGATTCGTTTTTATCTTAGTATTTAATTTTATATCGAATTCGTGAAATAAAGCAGGAACAAAAACATCCTTGGTTCTGTGGTAAAAGCAGTTAGAATATGTACCAAGTGTTTTTCTATATCGAAACGATCCAATATTATATACTTGGTTGGTGGAGTTTCTTTCTATGTTTACTTTTTTACTTACACCAAATTTACTCTCGTCAACATTGTATTCTATTTTATTAGGAACGGGTACTAATTTAATATTCTTAAATGTTTGAGATGTGGTGTTTATCTTATTTGAATCAAAAATACTTAAATCTAAATCAGTATACCTTAAATCATTTTCAATGACATCGTTTATATTTCCATATAATTTTTTATCAGAAAAATAACATCCACCGTATCTCTTTCCATTTACATAACCACTTCGAATTACAAAGTCTGACTGAGTTTCAGTTGATCCAACAAATCCTCTTTTTAAAGTTCCTGAGAAAGTTCCGTCAAATTTAATCTTTTGCCTCAGTCCTCTAAATATATAACTTCCTTTTTTGTGTATTACAAGTGTTCCGTCATCTAAAATTTCATTATACTTTCCGTCAAAAACTCCGTTTATTTCACAATCAACAACACCGAGTATTCCCCCCGATAAATTAATAAATTTATCGTTTAATATATTTACCAACGATGTAGCACGATAAATCCTATTTGTGTTAAGTGGTAATTTTCCGGTTGCTCCGGAAATTGTAAACATATCACCCCACGACTCAAATGAACCTGACAGTGTTCTTACTACATCAGTATAGGAGTTTATGTAGAAATTTGTAGGAAATTCCGTACCTTGTGTTGTGCAGTAAATTCTCTTAACAGAACCGTCTGAAATTATTTCATTTGTATTTGCACTTGTACGTGGGTCTTTGTTTACAAGAACCCATAGATTAATATAAGGTTCAAAGTAAATGAACCAGGTCTCTGCATTGTTTGCAAAAAGACGTTGTCCATTTAGGTTTTTACCAGAGAAGAACTCGCCCTCCGCAGAAGAAAAGTGATTAGAGTTATCATTAGTAATTTTTATTGTTATTTTTACTTTATTTGCAATTGTATAGTCTACGAGACCGTTTGTAAAACTTGTGTGATGACTCAGTGTAAATTCATCTTTTTCAACACGATAATCCCTACCATCTATACTCACATGACCAAAATTGGACGCAACACTTTGTAAATTGCCATAATCAATATTCTCAAACAACTCGGTTTTGTGTGTTTTTCCTTTTATTTTCTTATACACAAAATCTGAATTTAAGCATATTGCGTTCTCATCTGTTTTTCGTTGTCCGTAAACTTTTGCGTTTGCAAATTCTACTATATTCTTGTTTGTGTGTTTAGCAGAAAGTCTTATATTCTTTAGTGGTTTTATTTTTTCAGTTGATTCTATAATATTAAATCTATCAACATTTGATTCAAGATTTGTGTTTAAGTCCGTTCCCTTGACCTTTGGTCTTTCAAGCAACAGTGGTTCTACCAAAAGACCACTTACTAGTATACTTCTCGCAGGTACTATCTTTTCTATGTTATCAAAAAAGGACTCGTCAAAATATCCTTTGATACTGTTTATATAATTGTTCCAGTCAACTTTACCAAACCCATGTTTGAAAAATAGATTTCTTAGTTTTTTTAATTCATTATATGTCCGTTTGTTATAGTCCTCTGGGTTCCCTATGTAATCTCCCAGTTTTATTTTACCAAAAAACTTTATTATTTCTTCGTTAAGTGTTACACTTTTTCCAAAAAACACTCCAAGTTTATTTGTATCAACCCCAACCCGATCCAAGGATTTATTTGTTACTCTATTAAATGGATTTAAATTTGAATTTAAACTTAGTTCTTCTCTTCTTATCTTTTTATTATTAAAAACTTGGGCTCCGAAGTTTGGCAATCCTGCAAATTCTTTTTTATATGCACCGACAAATTCAAACGGATATTGTGTCTTTTTAAAATTGTAGCATTTTATATATTTTGGGTGTGATTCTTTTAACGAAGAGTTTGGTATAATTCCATAACCAAACTTATAATTTGTTTCAAGAGAAATATCATGTGGTTGGTCAAAATTAGTTTTAAGTAACAAGGTATCTTCAACAGATTTATCCGTTGTTCTCAAACTGTAAGATTGTCCGTATTTAATATGTTGCTCAAAATCGTCTTCTGTAATTTCTTCGTTATATATACGCAGACGATCAAACTGCCCCTTGAAACTACTACCTAAATAATTTCCAATGTAAATATCCTTTGCCTTTGAGAAATTCAAAAAGATTTTTTCATCAATAATAATATCAGCAGTTTCTGTTAATACAATTTCACCATCACTGTGTCTTTTAATTATGATCCGCAAAGTTTTTCTTTTCAACTGACGGAAAGCTCTTGATACCTGAATTAGTACATCGTATCCATCCGAGTGTTTTATATCAAGTGGATTTTTATCTAAATCTGGTATTAGTTTATGTGTTTCCTGCGACTCACCGTCTACTTGATACGATATATAAAATCTCCACCAACCTTCATCGTAGTCAGAAAATCTCATAATTCCAAACTTCCAATTTTCGTTTGAAATTATAGTTTGAAATTCACGTGCGTAGGTTTCTGTTGTCTCGTCATCGGCTGATGTTTTGTTGATCTGCGACTCCGAACTTATAAATAATTTAAACTCAATTGATTTTGGTTTTAAATCATTGTGATTCCAAGGCACTTCAAGATATTCATCTTCATTTTCAATAGATAAACTATAATCGTATGTGTCAAAAGAAAACTCGGAAAAATTTGATGAAGAGTCTTCTAGTGACGCACCACCGTATTCACGTGTTACAAATAATTGCTCTGGTATATCATAGCAACGCATAAGTGCCTCAATCGACTCACGGGTTCCTTTTGTTTTTAATATTAAAGGTAAATTATTTAAAATACGTCTCCATATCTGATTACGTTTATACTCTGTGCTTTCTTTGTCTTTTATTTTAAGTTTTGATACTACATCACCTCTTGTATTTTTTCCTGTGAAATTTATTCCGAAGGAATTTAAAAAATAATAAACAAGTTCATCTGGTATTCCTTTTTCAGGATTGTTCCGTATTTCTCTTGAATTTCCCATGTTCTTGATGTAGTTGTCAATTACATCAAAAATCGTACCAACTGCACTTAATAATTTTAGGAAATCTTCGTTTTGGTCATCTCTTATTAAAAATTCAGGTATATTTAAACCCAAGAAATCGTCATTGCTTTTGTCGTAGTAAGCAGCCTCAGTTGCCATGTCTATATACCAAGCATATCCTCTACTTGCAGTTGACCATTTTGATATGTCATCTGGGATATACTCAGGTGCGAGTTTTCCCTTTTCGGGTCCGTATTCTAATGTTTCTTTGGATATTTTTACATATTCGTCTCCACCAAAACCTAGATGATTTCCCCACCTTACATCTGTTTCAAAAAAGTATGACTCACTTTTAAAAGAAAAGAAAGTTTCTTTTCGTGAATAAGGATCAACCGATAATACCCACTCAAACGAAGTTGCGTCCCACCAAAGATACCAGTCACCTAACCAATGCTTAAAAGAGTTCTTATCATTAAAAAATGAATATTTTTCATACCGACCATTTGCAAGTCGGTTTTTTCCAGTTATGCCACTAACATAGACATTATCGGTTCGTGGATATGCTCTTGGTGAATCTGTATAAAGTAAATATCTCTCATACTCAGACAGAGACAACAATTCTGTGTCAAGTTCTTTTAGTTTTTCTTTAAGTTCTAGTTTTTGTAATATTGAAATAGAACTGCTTGCTTCTTTTTCTGGTAATAAGTTATCTTCTACTTTCTTAGCAAGTGTCTCGATTGAATATTCATATGAAGATATAACATTTATTAATTTTGAAATCTTAGAAAATCTTTGTATAAACAAATCAAGTTGTCTTTTTGCCGAAGAGAACTTTACAAAGTCCGAAAATTCTTCAAAACTTGTAATTCCTGTATTTATATTTTTGTTGAAATATGTAGAAATCTTTGTCGTTGATTCATCTATTTCATCTACCCCCGACTCGGTATCAAGTTCTTCCTTTGTATATTCTTTAGTACCGTTATTCTTGATAATCTGACTTCTATTTGGTCCTCTTAACTTTGTAAGACTTGACTTAATTTCTTTAAAGTAAGTTACTTTCTGTACTACATCGTCTGAATATAGTTTGTTTGAAATATACAATCGAGACCCAACCGTTATATTCGCAGGAAGTGCATCTGATAGTTTTATAATGAGTGGTGTGTGTTTGTCTTCATCACCTATATTTTCATTTGCAAGTTGTGTTCCAAGTATTGGGAATAACTCACCTTGGCCAAAATTAGCATAATTGTTGAAGTAAAGTTCAAATCTATCTACGAACAATCTATTTAAATAATCTGAATCATATAGTGTGACTAACACAGACTTATATAAATCAATTATACGTGGATCAACACTTGAATCTGCTAATCGTTTTTGTTTGGATATTTCATAGTTAATGCAATTTATATACTGAACATAAAAATCTGTTCGTGTGTATACCTCATTATATTCTGAAATTAATGTATTCTTATACAACTCAAAAACTCTTTTTCTGACAGAGTCTATTTCTATGAAGACTTGCTTTCGTGTAGTTGTACCAAGCATTTCAAGAGTTAACTCAATGGAGTCTTCGTAATCAGATATAATTTCTGACATTTCCGTATCAAATTCCTGAGATAATAGATTTTTATCTTCTCTGAGAAGTTTATCCGTGAAGTTATATAAATGAGAAACCGGTAGTTTTTTTGTGGTGAAATTTATATAATCAAAAGATAACGATATATCCTCTGCACGAAGAGATGTTTTTAGGCACTCTGGAATTACTTTTATTTCTGTTCGTGAATTTGATATTTCCTTTATTAACAATTTACTTTTATTGGCACTTGAACCAACTATATCATTTAAAAAAGAATAACGCATATAGTAGTAACCAGAGTCAATTCCAACCGACCTGGCGTCAATGCTCGGCGATACTACTACACTTCCATCAATAGATGGATAGTTGCTTGTAAATAGTCTTGCTTGACCACTTATTCTATCTCCATCTAAGTTTGTATAATCAAGGTTTAATACTTCAAAGTTTGGTTCATCATCAACAACTTTCCAAGCCAAACGTATACCCTCCGATGAAAATACACTGAATTCAATTGAATCTTTTGGAGACAAACCAAAGTTATATTGTGTTGGTTCATTCTCAAACCCAATGGATAAGGTTGACTCATTAACACTAAAACCACGTGTGAGTTTTTTATTATCAGACGGAGTCTGTTGGATATATTTCATAAAATCCACCATTGTATTTACTCCTATTCATATCCACCCATAAATGGAAATGGATCGACTCCTTCGTTTTGTCTTTCTTCTGCTGATTTTGGTAGAAATGGAAAAACATCCGAAAATTCACTTGGTGCACTTCCTTCTCCGGCTGCAATTCTTTGTGATACTATTATATCTTTTGCGGCCGTAAATGTTTCGGCTGCATCTTCTTTTAATTTAACAGAATTACCAATCTCGTCATCCAATCTGTTGCTTAGTTCGTCTATTTGTGCTTGTAATGCCTGTTCAGATGTAAGCATATTTTCCATTTCTTGTTGTATATCCTCCACACCATCAATCACACTAACCTCTTCGTCCGGATTAGTTGCTACATCCTGTGCATAATCAGTAACCTGTGTTGGTATATATGTCTCAACCTGTGGTGGGATTGGTCTTCTTTTTTCGGTTGGAATTAATAAAAGAAAATCTTCCAGTTGTGAGTCTTCATTTATCTCATCAGTTGAAAAGGATATAGTGTTAAAAGTGTCAATCTTGTTTTCCAAGTTTCCTTCAGTTAATAATGTTTGAAGATTTCTTTGATTAAATTTTTCTTCTTTGAGATACTCTGGTAGTTTTTTCATGCTTAACTTCCTATCTCAAATACACGTGTATCATCAAACACTTCAGTTCCATTCTCACCTGTGACCATAAGCATTATCTTATAGTACCTTCCTATATGCAAACCACTTAAATCTAATATGAAAAAATGACCATCTGTTGAGTTACTTATCCGTGAAAAGTCGGTATAATCAATTATTATTTCATGAGTTTCTGCATCTCGTACACTATAAAACATATCATAATCAGTTATGCTATCTCCACCATACCTTGCTTTGTTTGAAAATGTTTTAATTGGGTTTTTATTTCTAACCGAGACATTAAACTTAACTTGTTCATTATTAAAATATTTTTTTCTTATTGTTTTTATTTTTGCCGTAATATCACCCGATACAGATGGTTCTGGTTTTTTTATTAGTGTGGGTTCTTCTACAAATTGTTCACACGTTCCAATTACTACGTTTTCATCTACATCTTCTTCATATAATTCTAAACTAGATGATGTTGGAATGTTAAATTCAAATGAACTTAATGATCCGGATAAACTTCCTGATCCGATTGCTGTGTCTGTGGTTTCAACACTAACATAATCAACATAACAGGCCTTTAGTATCGGTGAGTATATTGTATTTGTATTACTTGAATAAAATTTTATTGACTGACTTCTTTCACTTCGTCCCTCACTTTCAAATTTGACTAAAAAACCATTGTTTTTAATGTCACCGAGAATCCAACATTTTACTATGTCAGTTACGTCCACCTCTACGTCGGATGTTTTGTTTTCAAATTTATATATTGACACTAAAGGTCTTTTATCAGCTTCGCATCTTTTAATGTGAGTGTAATAACTACCACCACCTTGGTTTTCTGTATTCCATAGATTAGAGTCGGTTTTAAACAACCAATTTACCGCATGATATTCTGGATCTGCGTCAAACCCTATTCCAGTTCCACTTTGCCATTCATCCGATACAGGATGGATACAAATGTTTGTGTCATCCGTCAGTTCTTCGGACTGAGTAATGTTGAGTTTTAAATAAAATCTTAAATTCTTAAAATTGGTATAATTTTGCAAAGAAAATGGAATATCGAATTGTAATAGAATGCGTGAAATATCTGACCCACGTCCCATTGACCAGTCATTTCTTAATTCTAAAATCTCTGACTTTCCGAAGTTCAGTTCACGTATAGAACTTTGACTATAAATTGTTGAGTCTTTTTTTGGATAATAAAATAAATTCACGACACCACCCTCCCTACAATATCTCTGCTTGGAAATTTGACTTCAAATATGGATGGGTCCATCGATGGGTATAAAATCTTATTTATTGTTGCGGCCTCAATGTCGTATTCATTTGCTGAATAGTTTCCTTCGTTTGATGTTAAGTTAACCACCCTCAGACTACCAACCGTACGCACTCCATTGATTTTTGAAATCATTATTTCTATACTACTTAATTCAATTGGTTGTGATATTTGCCAATTGTCTACTTCAAAGTAATCGGTTAATTCAATCAGACAGGTATCTAATACTTCTTTTTGGTTAAAATTATGCAAAACAGAAATTTCAAAATATATACCAATATTAATTACAAATGCGTTTGTAATGTTTATTCCATCTGTCAACATTCTGTATTGTGATATATAACTTGTTAGGTTTTTAAATACTAAGTCATTTGGTTCTGTTAATTTTTTATCCGCATCGTAACTTAATATATACATATTTATTGCAAATGGATTATTGATTTCCCCATAAACTCTATTGATTGATTCAGGAGTTACATCGTTTTCTGTTTCATTATTTTTTATAACATCAAGTTGTGAGTTTGTATCCAATATTCCATCTTTTGTCACAAATGCTTTTGCCACACTTCCAAATTTAGATGGCATTGAATATGCCCTTACAACATAGTCATCACGGGTTACTGCTCGTAATTGTGCTGGAAATGATGACAACCCTTTGAGTCGTATTTCTTCATCACTCTCACTTCCCTTACCACCACGTGCGGGATTTGGATTGTTTACTTTAAGACTATTCTTTATTCCCTCTAAAACCGAACGTTCACTTTGATTTAAGTATTCACTTGTTTCTGTGTATTTTACAAGACTTATTGTGTTTAATGTATTACTTGCAACATTAGAAGTAGTTCCACCACCAATATAATAGTCAATCGTAAGTTCTGTATTTGCAGGTGCTTCTCCGTAAGAATCCGTTTTTAAGAAATTACTTGGATCATATCCCATATCCATTACCGATCTGTTTTCATTCATCGTGCGTCCTACATTACTCATTCTTGGAATTATAATTTCATCATCAATTTTATCGTCACCCTTTCCGAATTCCAATGTAGTTGAATTGTCGGTATTTGTATGTACCACATATCTACGAGATGTTTTTATATATTTTAGTATATAAGGTACACTGGTTGCATACCTAGAGTAAAGTGGACTATTTCTTTCATTATTAGGTTCTTCAATTAACACAGTACTTTGGGCTAAATAAGGAACTTGGTAATATGCGTTTCCGTCTGAATCCGTTACTGATAGAATTTCAAGCACATTTTCTTCTCCAAGTTCAACCTCATAAAAAGGTGATGCCTCTCCCACTTGAATTTTCTTTCGTATGAGTGTTCCACTTGATACGTGTGCTATTTTTTTAAGCAAATAATAAACTGGTTGTCCCGAGGTATCTCTTTCAAAGACTTTAATTGTCAGTGGTGAATCAGGACTATTTTCTGCAAAGGATATGGCCTGTGTAGTTCTAAAAACAACATCTGCATTATCATTTGAACGTACCTCCATTCCTGGTTCAATATTCAAAGAATACCTCATATCTGGTATATTTTTTCCCTTGTTATCCAACCTTGCTGGTACGATATGCATAATCTCTACATTAGTAGATGCAGGTACTGCCGGTTTGGGTCTGTATCCCAAATAATTTGCAAGTGTCATTATATTTTTTCGTTCAGATGCAAATTGAAGAAAACCCTCTTTAAATTGATAGTCTATATAATAAGAAAGAACATCACCCACATAAGCCGTGAGTTCTACGAACATCATACCCGTTGAGTTTTCACTAAAATCTGAATATGAACCTGGATAGTATGATTTTATATATTGAACCAAATTTGTCTTAAATGAATTAAAATCTCTACTAAGGTAATTTATGTCTTTACCCTTTGTGTTGCCAAAAATGTCCATGTCAGTTGCCATAATTAAATCTCAAGTTGTAGGTCAAGTGTTTGTTCCGAGTCTGGAATGTTTGATAGTTCAAATTGTATTATTATTGTTGCTTGATATGGATTATTAATTGGGTCTCGGTCAACACTTACATTAGATATAATAACCGAAGGCATCCATGTACTTGTTGCTGATATGACTGCATCTTCAAACTCAAGATCAACCGCACCTTCCGTATTTTGCGAAAACAAAATCTTTTTTAAGTCACTTCCGTATGTGGGCATCATGGGTCGTTCTCCCTTTGATGTCATTAATAACATTTTTAGATTAGTTCTTGCTTTTTCAAGGTCGGTCTCGACCTGTGCAAAGTAACCAAACTGATTATCCCGTGTATACGGAATTTTTATTCCTAGCCCAACTCCACTCATGTAATCTTTCCTCGTTTTTTATCAACAAGTTTCATTATGTCCGAATAATTTCTTGTCAATGCGGAGGATAAGTGGTCAGGTAATGTATTTACATCTACTTGATTTCCGTTGGTATCGGAAAACGATGTCTGTCCACCTGAAACCATAGAACCTTCTTGTGGCACACCTCCGACTGTTTCATTTAGTATTTGATTAATCGCAGGATTTTTAGAAAAACTCTTTAGAGGTTTAGTTTCTGTATTTCTTACCTTTAACAATGACTTTTTTGTTTCTTCTACAATATCCGTAGGTTTTTCGTTCGTTTGTTTTGTTCTCAGTTCACTGATTAGTTTTGGTAAGTAACTTCTTAGTTCTTCACGAACTGCTTCTTTTATTAGGTTTTTTAGTTCTGTCTTCTTCATAATAATTATAAATAAATATATCAATATATATTTTATCCAGCTATAAATACACGTGTACTTAATAATGTTGGCAATCTTGCTCTTAATCCAGACAATTGTCCTTGTTGAGCCGGACTACTCGTTGAAATATATGGGTCGTGGTGAGTGTGTGAGCTTAACCAACCACACAATGAACTCAACCAATTGACTGCAATATCACCCTTTAAAACTGGATGGTTAAATGTATAATATTCTCCCAAGTGAATAGTTGGGGAAACAACAGATGTATGTACAGCAGTAACTGTTACAATTCTCTGCACTGCATTCATTGTTAATTCCCCATCGGTTGCAACTGCATACTTACCCTTTGCATATTGTACCATTTCTGCACTTTTTGATGACAACAATATTCGTTCTGAGTTTAATATGATTTGATTACCAGTAAGTTCACCGATAGGTTGACCGAAAATTAAATTCCCACCACCCTCTTCTTTTGCTTGCTTTTCAGATTTTTCCATTTCTGAGTTAAATGTCTGATCTTTTGCTTCCTGTGCTTGTTTTAGTGAGTCATTAACTGCTTTTGAGTCTTTTAATACCGCAAGGTCATTGGGATGCAATAAAGATACGGCATTTAAATCTGCATTCTGCAAAGGAGTTCCTGCTAAATCTGCTTTTGTTATTTCATCACCCGTGTGAAATGATGTTACAGAACTTGGATTTTGTGGAGCAGCCGTCACTCCATTACTCGCAGATGGTGATGTGGTGGTCGATGCGTTGGGTGATGATTGGGTGTTTGGATCGGATGCAAGTTGTGTATTAGGTGTCGAAGATGTTCCACTAGACGATTGTGGACTTTGGCCACCACCACCTGCTTGTTGATTGCTTTGGGGAGCAGATGGTTGCGAACTCTGATCCGTTGATGCTGGTTGTGTTGTTTGGTTATTTGGTGTTGTTGTCTGAGAAGTAGGTTGTGGAGTTTGTTGTTGAGGTTGTGAAGTTTGCTGGTTTTTCTCACCGAGTGGGTCTTTAATTTCTTTTGTAGCATTTCCTGTGTTAATCTCATCAACAGATGCTCCATATTGAATTCCACCGGTTCCGGACATATAACTTATTGCACCAAGATTGCTTGCTATTTTTGACGAACTGGCTGCACCTGGGTCTACACTTGCACTCAGTATGCTTCCAGGTCCTGCTTGTTTATTTCTAAAAAGACCAGTAATCGGATCAAATCCCATAGTGGCAACTTGGTTGTTTCCTTTTTTTAACGACAACCCCATTGAACCAAAACTAGACCCGGCTGCTTTGAGTTGTGCCTTTTCTTCGTCAGTAATAAGTTGAAATTGTTGAGCAAAGTCGGGATCTCTTTTGGTAAAAGCACCAAGTGTTCCTTTTGATTGCAAATCCATTCCAAGTGCAGCCGTCTTATCTTTATTGGAAGCATCTCCGGTTAGACCACCTAAAAGTCCACCACCAACCCCACCCATTAAACCTGCACCCGAGGTTGCCCCACCAAGAAATTTACCCGTCTCACCTTTAAGTGTATCTGTCAGTGAATTTCCAAACTCAACTTGATTTACCCAATCACACAAATCGAATTTAAGACTATTAAGATCAAATGAAAACATTGCACCAAAATTAAATTTAAGATTTCTAAGACGATCAAATATTGCCATTAAAATTGCAAGTAGTTCTAGATTTATTCCAAACGATAACAACCACCCCAAAGACTCTTCGGTATCAGAACCATATCCTTTTTTATTTTTTAAACCAGCACATATTGACTTAACACCAAACGAAGCAAGTTTAAATATTTTAAACATTGCACTATCACCCGAGTTAATTCCAAGATCATTGGCACCCGGTATTCCAATCCCAAGAGACGAAGCAGCTGACAATGCCCTTCCTGCTTTCGTTTTTTTAAGTAATGTTGACTTTCCGACTTTATTTGCAGTTTTCACTGCTCCAATTATTCCTTGTTCATATGTTGAATTGAGTGAAAAGTTACCAAGACCAACACCTTTTATGAAATTACTTTTTCCTTTATTCGTGCCAATTGGGTGTGAAACACCACCAGACCCGATAGCACCGGAAGCACCAACACTTCCACCAACCAGTGCAGATGATCCGGTTCCAGACGAAACACCTTTTACATTTACCAACTTTGATGCATCTTCAATTCCCATGTTACCGAGTCGGTTTCCTACTTTTTGTCCGTCCTCTGTTCCAATTGCAGTCCCCATACTTGCTCCAATAGAACCCGACCAATCTCCCTGTGATGCTTTCTGTGCGGCTGCTCCTGGTCCGGTTGCTCCGGTGTTGCCACTTGTTACACCAGAACCTCCTCCTACACCCCCACCACCTGAGATTCCACCCGCTGCGTCCATAGCCGCACCACCTAGTTGTGCAGCCATCATAGGACCTGCTAATTGTTGGTCAACATATGCTTTACCAGCTGTCTCTGCCATATTTAAACCCGCCTGACCAACTGCCCCGGCAGTAGATGCGGCCTGTGCAAGTGAATTTGACGGATCAATTCCAGTACCTACTGATGAATTTGCCAAATTAGATAACCCACCAAACTTTTCAGGTGTTTCTTCTTCTCCACCCCCACTGTCTCCCTCGGGTCCAACAAGTGTTGGTGCAAATTTGCTTTTTGTTTTTCCACTAGTAATGTGTATGGAAGAACCATCGTGATTTATATCCTCTAATATTGTATGCGAATATGTATCCTCTTCACCTGCTCTGGGTTTTTGACGATTCCTTATTAATATCATTGGATTGCCAAGATTATTGTTATATGCGTCTCCATTCCCCTCGGAGGTTCCTGCATCTATTTCAGGATTATCTTCATAACAACCAAATCTTATGCTTGAACCAAATCTACTTTCAATTATAGTGTCACCTTCGTAGTTTTTTAACGGACGAACTATATTATTTGCTTTAAAATACTTTCCGAGAAATTGTCCATATTTATTTGATGCCTTGCTAATATTTGATGAATTTAATGCCCCTTTTAGATTTGGGCAATTCTGTGCAGTTAGTCGGTTATTTGCACCAAACCTTGGTTCTGTTCTAAAGTCTGCGGAATTATTTAAAAAGTTTCGTGAATTTAATCTTCTTGTATAATATAAATTGTTTACATACTTTGCTACTATTACTATTTCGTTTACAAGTGGATATTCTTTAATAGTTCCATCCATAGGCAGAACCCAAGATAATTCGTTAATGGGTGCTTTATTCTGGCTATGAATCATTCTAACTTTAATGCGACCAATCCACGAATAATCAATTTGATCTTGAGTGTTCCAACCTTCTGGCCACTCATCTTGAGAAATTACTGGTTTTAATTCAGAATCAGAAAATATCGGATGATCTTCGTTCCGTATAACATCCAGTACCACAGCCGATTCTAATTCATAAAACTGAACATTGTCTGGTGTTGTACTGTGTAGATATCTATGAGTTGCCAGGTGATTGGTATTCAACTCCTTCGTTACAGACTTTTTCTTATACTTGCTATATGCCATTTTAAGACTCAACTATTTTTTTCTTTAGTTGCTCTGCATTGTCTATTTTGTTTTCTACTAAATTATTATTTTTTTCAAGTTCATCAATTTCTTTTTTAACACTACTCAATAGTTGTTCTTTTTCCTCATCTGACAATATTCCACCCGAACCACCGTCTATATCTCCTGCTGATGTACCTGCTATAAATCTTTGTAACACCGCAGATAATTTAACCAACTGATCATCGTTCTTAATCCCAACATCAATATAATCTTTTATCATGGGTGCTATAACCGTAGCCGACCCAATGTCCTTTACCATTTCACGTAAATCTTTTATCAATTGATTTATTTGCTCCTTTTTATGACTAGAGTTAAAATAAATGTCTTTGACAAGAGATGAAAATGTTTTTCCTTTAAAAATTTCTACATCCGAATCCATAATAAATATAAATATAGATGTATATATTTTTTGTATAATTAGTTAGTGTCAATATACCCATTTTCTATATACGATCTAGTAATGTTTGTCTGCACATCTCTCATTTTGTTTACAACTTTTGTAATATTTTGAGTTTTGCAATCAGTCATCTCCCGTATATACAAATATATGGCTTTCTTATTAAAGTTTTCAATTGAGTCACATCTTCTAAATATTTCTACTACCGCAGCCGCAATTTTTAATTCCTGTGGTTTCTTAAACATCTTCTCAAGGTTTGCGTCATAATAATTAATCATTAAACCAATGAACTCATTCACCTCTTTCCTTTTTGTTTCATTACGAGGATTTACTGTAAGTTCTTTTCGTTCATACACAATCTCATCGTCATCAACACTCATGTGTCTTTTAAATTTTTTGTAATTCCCGTTGTTATATAAAATCAAAAAGTTTTTTGCAATGATACTAAAATAGGAGAAGGCCTTTCCGTTTCCTTGTTTGTATTTGTGTATATTACTTACAAGGTTGCTTACAACTTCTTGTTGTACTTCTTCATGGCTGCATTGAAAGTAAGAGAACTTAAATGTATTTAAAATATTTTCGGCTAATTTTTCAAATGCGTATCTTATTCTGTCGTTATAGATGTCATTTCTTTCTTTTTCATCATCCGAAGCATTATATTCAACTATTGCATCTTCTGTTTCTTGTGAGAAGTATATATTACTTTTTCCTTTTTTTCGTCTTCTTCGTTTTACTACTTTTTTTGTGGTGTTTTCTGTTTTCTCATTAGCCATTATAGGTTGTCCTTGTTTCTATTTCTTTGATAAGTTCGTCTATGTCTTCATAAACCACTCCGACTTCATCATCCTTTTCAAACATTTGTTTAGAGTCTATCACTCGCCATTTATCGAGTATATCTTTCAGAGAATCGTTTGTTTCAAAAATCCAATTTTCATATATATAATTTTTTCTATATAGATTGAATATTGTATATAACAATATAGTGGACACTATCACTACCAAAATTATTAAATAAATATTTATATACATACCTAAGTTTAATACAAAATAATAGGAAAAGTCAAGTGTTTAATAAATATAACCCCAAACTAAAATTAGGATTCTTCGTCTGTTGGTACATTTCCTAGTGTACTATCCGGTAAATATTTTTTATTTTTATATATTTTTTTTGCAAAATATTTATCATGTGCTTCCATTGATGTCTTCTTCCAAGGTACATAATAAGGTCCTTTGTTGTTTTGTTCTTCTGTGTCGTACATTGGTGTTGAAATCACATTATCATCATTACGAACAACCGAGTTTGCTGGTCTGCGAACCAATTGTTGACTTGGAGTCGGTGTGGGTGACGGAGTTGGAGTTGGTGTTTCAGTTGGAGTTGGAGTCGGTGTAGGTGACGGAGTTGGAGTTGGTGTTTCAGTTGGAGTTGGAGTCGGTGTAGGTGACGGAGTTGGAGTTGGAGTCGGTGACGGAGTTGGGGTTGGTGTTTCGGTTGGAGTTGGAGTTGGTATAGGTGACGGAGTTGGAGTTGGAGTCGGTGACGGAGTTGGGGTTGGTGTTTCGGTTGGAGTTGGAGTTGGTATAGGTGACGGAGTTGGGGTTGGTGTAGGTGACGGAGTTGGGGTTGGGGTTGGTGTTTCAGTTGGAGTTGGTGTAGGTGACGGAGTTGGAGTTGGAGCATCTTCAACTACTTCTTCTATGAAATCACCTTCTTCTTGAAATTTATCGGCAAATGGTAAATTATCTATCCAATTTTTTTTTTCGGTAACTCTTCTCCGAGAGTCATTTTTCCACCTACCATAATGTTGTATGCCAACACAAGTGCAACTGCGACAGGATCAAACACCAAAACAATTACAATAATAAACCACTTTACAACTTGGTCTACTGGCATTCCAAATGATTCTGCAATAAAACGAAAACTACCAATATCAGTTGCACGAATTCCTTCTTTTTCCTTAAGTATCTCTGCTTGGTTTTCTTTTATTTTGTCGTATTTGTCTTCTATAATAGTCACATTATCCAAATCGTTTGTTGTGTCACGAAGACCATTTACTTTTTCCACAAATTTGTCGTATTCACTTGAAATCTGATCATCAATCTTTGCAAGAGCATCATTATATGATTTTGTTGCGGAAGTTTCTTCTTCTGTTATTGCTGACAATGATGTTGCGATGGAATCTCTTTCAGGTTGCTGTGCTACTCTTAATTCTTCTATTTTCTTTTTGTTGTTACTAAATAACCCACCACCTTTTGATTCTAATTCACTTTTAGATTTATCCAATACCGCAAGACGATCCATTAATTGTTGTCTACGAAGACCTCTTGCTTCTGTGTCAGTTTTGTTTCTATTAGCAAGTGCTTCTTGTCGTTTTCTTCCATCTGCTACAAAATCATCATATATCTTTTGAAACCCAGCTATTGTTTCGGTTTTTTTATCTTCTACCGTAACATCTGTATTTTTAAGTGTTTCAATCTCTGTTTCGATAACTACTATTTCTTTGTTAAGTGTTTCTATGTTATTTTCATGCATTTCCACTCTTGATCGTGTGTCATCATAAGCATCACTTAAAAATCCATAAATACCCAACGAGGTAATTCCGATCAAAACGACAACTGCAATTGTACAATACCATTTTAACATTCTTGGAATTCTTTCCCAATAACGATACAAAAAAGAAGTCATTGCAAGTTTTCCTGCTTCAAGAACTCCCGCCATAACCATGGCTGCAATGGCCGCACCTGCAAATAATAATCCAATACCACGCACCGAAAAGAAAGCAGCTGTTCCTGCCACCGCAAGTGCAAGTCCTCCTATGATAGCAGTAAATACTCTCATATTAATACATATCTCCTTCTTTAATTTTACTCATAAATCTAATATGTATAAATATAATATAATTATAAAAAAAGAGGGTAAATTTTGTTTACCCTCTTTAAGTTAAGTTTATATTATTCTATTTCAGAGAATTTTAACCTTCTTTGCTTTTGTTTCAATTACTTCTTTTTTTGGAATAGTAACATTTAGAATGCCATTGTCAAACTTTGCTGATATTTTATCAACCTCAAGTGTTGCGTCATCGACTTTGAATGATCGTTTAAAGGAAGACCTTTTTAGTTCCTTGTAAACATACTTTACTTCTGGATCCTCAATTTCAGTTTTCTTTTCACCCGAAATGATAAGAAGACCGTCTTCGTATTCAACAGAAACATCATCACGTGAAAGACCTGCAATTTCTGCTTCAATTCTTACATCGTTTTTTGTGTCTGCTACATTCACCCGTGGGTACGAACTATTTCCAAAAAAATTTACTCCGAATTCCTGTCCGAAGTTTGGAAATGCTTGATTGACTACTTTGTCAAAAATTGAGTCGAATGGTGTTAAAAATTCGTCTCTTAAATTTGGAACGTGTTTATCAAGTCCTGTTCCGTTGGACTTATATCCGAACTTTTTCATTTTATTTTTCCTTTTATTATAGTTACGAATCCCGATTTGGGCATCCGCCGAGTAACCTCATTTGAGCATTACTCTATAAAATAAATATACTAAAAAAGTATAATAATGTCAAATTTTTTTATTCAAACTTAAAGTTTTGGTCTGTTAGTGATTTCTCTAAAACACACGACATATGATCTGCCCAGTGAACAACCCGTGGAAGTTCTGTTTTAAGACCATTGCCAGGATTAAATGATTTTAGATAGTCAATATTAGCATCATCATACATTCCGTCTGATAGTTTGATTGCTAAACACTCTTTTTGATTATACTTTATTTCAAAGTGTTGTAATAGAAATAAACTTCTGTCTGTCACACCCATCCAGTGTAAGTCTGTGTTCATTTTATAAACCTTACCTTGATTTTTGACGTGCCACTCACTATCGTTACGTTGATATTGTTCACCGTCAAGTGATCCTAATTTTCCAAGATCGTGATTAAGAGCAGAAAACATCAATTCATCATCAGTAAAATCAATTCTCGCACCTAAACTCTGAAGTAGAACTTTCTGACCCATGGCTGCTTTACACACATTCATAACATGATCAATATAACCACCATCATAGCAATTATGGTAATGTATTGTTCCACTTGCAGGTGCAATTAATGCCCGCAACCCAAGACAACCATCGTCTGTTCCGTACATATATAACAACTTTTCTTGTCGTTCACCTTCAAAGGTATCTTCTATAAACTTTAAAAATGCCTTATAGTTTTCTTCTAATTCAGATTCGGTATAATTTTTCATACAGAATCTATATTACTAAGACTTTTTTTAATAGTCAAGGAAAAAACTAGAAAGATTTTGGGACTTTTTCACCAAATCGTCTGCTGATGCTTTTTCAAGTTGTGTGTAGATATTATAGTAGTAATCAAATTTCTTTTTTAAAATAAGGTCAGACTTTATTAAAAAGCACCCCTGTGGTGAATATTTTTTAATAAGATTTCCATCTTTTATATTTTGCTCTTTGTATAAATACATAAATTCTTCATTATGTGTATTTATCACATCACCTTGCTTTATTTGTTTTAGTTTATTTGAAAAACTATTCACCTGCTCGGTTGTTTTACAAAATCCATCGTTTGCAAACAAAATAATATCACCAGAACTAAACATTCCATAAACATGACAAATATATTCAAAATAATAATACAAATAATGTCTGTTCGCATTTAGTTTAGAAAAATGACCGTTTATGTTCTTATATTCAACCAACGAAGAATCTCTAATTGTTATTACATCGTTTGTAGGATAATATATTTTTGAGTTTGTAGAATACAAAATTCCGTACTCTGGTTTTTTCCACTTTGTAATTACTTTTTTTACTATTTTCTTATTAGGTTCACTTGCCTGCGATCCTGGTTTTAATTTTAGTTTTTTTGTGTAAAAATCTGTCTTTCTTTGGTCAAGTGAATTTGCATGACCGACATACTCTTTAAGTTTTTGTTTTACAACATTTTTAATGCTAACTTCTTTGTAATTTAAATAAAGTTTTTTATTAACATCTATGTTTGTTTTTGATTGTGGGAGGTGGAACATATGATACCCCTGTACCATAACCCTTGACTTAATTTCCTCACCGGTAAGACGATTTTCTACAAAATCTAAATCTTGAAATCCCCACCCGAAAAAGTTTTCGTTCATACCATCACAACTTGAAAAGGTAGAACTTCTTACTATAAACGAAAATTTTCCCTCTTGGTTGTTAGTTTTATATTTTTTTTCTGTATCAAGTGATATTGTATTTTGCGTTTGTAAGTCAATTGTTTCTGATTTATCTAAAAACAACACATCACTAAATGGAACTACAAAGTCTGAACTTGAGTCCACACCGGACAGAACCTCACAAAAGTCAGTATAGAAATCACCATCAACCATCCACATAAAATCTGTGTAAACTCTTTTAAATGCTGTGTTAATTAAAATTGATTTGTTGATTTCATTTCCCTCAACCGAGGCTATTGTATGACTAACATTGTTGTAACCGAGACATATTTGCTCAACTGCTCCTGCTTTATCAGAGTTTTGTTCTACTACAACTACAGAACACCCAACTTCGTTTAATTTGCGAATTAAAAAGCAAAAATTATTAAAACGCAAAGGTCCCAGTTTATAGACAGGTACTACAATTGTTACTTCATTAGTATTCATCTGTCTCCGAACCAGCGGTTGTGTCCTCGTTTCCGAACGAACCGTCCGTGGAAACGTTTACAGCTGTGTCTCCAAAATAATTGTGTTTGTCAAGTTTGCTTCCCCAACTCTTAATTTTTCCTTCAGCATAAAGTTCTTCAAATGTATAGTGATTTCCAGTAGCACTACCATCGAAAATAAATTCTACACATACTTGATCGTCCGTATCACGTTTTAATGTGAGGGTCATCACTTGGTCTTGTAATGTTTCCTGACCTCCAATTTCAATGCAAACATATCTTGGGTCATATGCCTTTGATGTTCTGTCAAGTGAAGGTGTGCGTTTTGCGTCATTAAAGTAAATTGCCATAAACCTTGGTTCACTTCCGGACTGAATATCTGCTGAGTAGCACAATACCGTTCCTTCTCTTGTGTTCTTGAAAGATGCAATGAGAGTGTTCGGTGATGCAAAGTTTGTAAGTGCAGGTATTTTATCAGGGTCGAGTGTGTATAGTCTCGCACCACCAACGTTGTTCATGTATGAATCATCGGTTTCAAGTAGGTCACTCAATGGAGCATCTGGATTGGTAAGACCAATGCGTTCTACATCAATATTCATATGTGTGGTAGTATCGCAACATATCTTATCGTCACACGAACGACCCGCAACTCCGAGTGAATATGCCCAATGGTTTTTGTGTAAGTCCGTTCCGTCTGCATTTATAAACTTGAGGAAAACTTTACTTTTGGTTACTCCCTTTCCAGAATCATTAACTGGTATTATTTCTACCGCCGCACCGTTTCCGTTTGTTTTATCTGGATGGTGCAGTTCAATTGAACTTCTAATCGGTTTTTCTAGTGCAGAACTACTAATTTCAAAGTGAAGTGGTTCTGACATTTCAATATAATTCTTTGCATTTTCATCACCGTTGTATACCCAATTCCCACCTGCCTCAAGAAGTTCAATTTCATAAACAATTCCCTCTTGAATATCATTTTGAGTTGTTCCGTCAGGTGTGACTTTTAAGTCACGGATGTCTGGATCGTTTGTTGTGATGTTGCCGAGTGCATTTGTATCGTTACACTTTGTTGAAATTTTAACAGATGGTTTGCGAATATATCTCGGTGTAGTCTGCATTGATATGAGTGATGCCAACGCACTTGTGCTCATTGATCCTGTTGTGTTAGATTTCAAAGAAACCGTTAAACGACCAACTCCGTTTACTCCATTTTCTGCATTACCTGCAATTCCACCACTTATACCAAACTCCGAATTAATATCTACATCAAATGTGATTTCGTTTAATAATGTTGTCATGCCATTTTCATCAACCGTTGTACTTGCTACAACTTGATCATGTAAGATTCCAATGTGCTTAAACATAGAGTAAACTTCGTTTCCGTTAAGATTATCACGTGGACCGATTGCTCTATCATAATCCAATTGTACTACAAGTGGGTGCTTTGACGAAACAACTGATGTATTTTTTACACGAACTCTCCAACCACTTGGAATGTTCTTAACTTCAATGTCATATGTCTCGGAACGGGGTTTTCCACCAGTTGGTGAACCTGTGAGAGGTCTATATGTTAGAACAACCGCAGAGTGAGTTCCCGTTGATAAAAATAAAGGTTTACTTATTACCGGTTCGTTTGTGTCATTGACCACATTGTTTCCAAGTGCAAGATTTTGAGGATTTCCTTTATCCCATAAATAATAAACTACACCCGGACTTAATGCCGACTCATTTGGAAGAGAGTCAAACGAAATCTGACCACTTAATACAATTACCGCATTTGTTTCTGTTTCATCATCGGTAAAGTCAACTCCGTCACCTGTACAGTCTGTTGTGACTGATTCAACAACACCAACCACTTCAACTAGATGTTCTTGGTCAAACGGATTGTTTGTGTCAAACATAGCATATGATAAGTTATATCCGTTTATAGACGGGTCCCATCTTACAGCATCTCCTACTTTTGGGCAGGTATATTTTAGTTTTGCTTTTATTGCTATGCGATTTGCTTCCCATGTGTAGTCGTTTGCAGCCTTACGAACTTGTTCGTGTATGTTTTCCAAAACTTCTGCGTCACATCCAGAGTCTGTTGACTGAACTGCACTTCCTCCCAATGGAAGACTTCCTCTTAAATTAAATGCTGATCTGTGTTGTAGTGTAGCCATTTTTCTATGATGTTCTTTCTAATGTCTTTTTTGGAGTTGTTGCTTGTACCCATTGTGGTTCACCACTTCCAAGTTGTATGCGAGTATATGTGTATATATTATCTACAATCTGAGTTGGATTTTGTTGTGAGTCAACTTCTTTGTGTATGTAAGTAACAAACGCATAATCTCCTTCTGAAGAATCTCCTATTAAAACTCCACGATATGGCCACACTTTATTTAAAAAGTTTTTTATTTCAGTATCAATTAGTGCAGATTGGTTCTCAAACGGAAAACAATCAACTTGACCTTCACATGGTGAATAAAATGTAAAATGCTTATATCTAAAATTTCCTATGTCGTATAACGATCCCATTATTCTTCTCCTTCTATCATTTGCCACATACCACCAACGTTTCCTTCTTCAAGTTTTCTCCACACTTCATTTATTATTTCATTAGAACTAAAGTCAATGCGACTCATCTCTGCCAGGTCACCTTTATTTGCATCTTTCCATCGTTCGTTTAAATACTCATTTACATCTGTTGTGTTTTGGTTTACTACGAAACTTTTAGTGGTCTGCAATTCACGACATGGTTGGTTTACTGTTGGGTTTATTGCGTTACACGCATCAAATGGTTGTGGGTAAACAGGGTGATTTAATAAAAGGATTTGATTTTCGGAAACTGCATAAAAAACTGGTTTGCAATATGCAGTTACTTTTTGTGTTTCAGGATCTCTTTTAAAAGGATTATCAATGGTTGTATTTCTAAAAGGTGAAACTCCAGTAACCACGTCCTCTATGTTTGAGTCTACTATGTTATTTCCGTAGAAGTCGTTTATTTCTTCTATATTGTAATCATAAATTGTTCTACGCAGTCTCTTTGTGTATATATTAGTATTTTGGTCGGAATTTACATCAAATGATTCTAAATAATATGTGTATCCTCTTTTAAATATCGCATTTGATTTCTCAATGACTGACGAATCATCCGAAACAATTGTGCTTGGCATTTCAAACGTAATCATTCCACTTGTTTGAACTTGAAAATAGTCTGATGATGCAATGGTTACAATTCCGACAAAATCACAAGCATACGCATCTTCAGATTCCAATTCTGCTTGTTGTGACGCAGAATTTGCCAAAACATAAGGAGATTCCCCACTTTCAAAATCTAAAAACGCAGGTCTAATGTTTTCAGGCAAACCCTCAAACGCATTGTCACCACTTTCAATTGCACTACCAAAACCTCCATTCACATTTCGTTTTATTCTTCTACGAACTCGTACTATATCCCCAACTTTTATTTTGGAACAACTTGCACTATATTCAATTACAAACTTATGTGGTTCGTCTGTCTTCTCCGAAAGCAATCCACGATAGTTTACAAATACACCCGATTGAGGACCTGTTGCTATTAACAAAGGTTTAGAAACGTGTGGATCACTATCGTTTACCTGGATAGATGGATCGTAGTCTGCAAGTTTACCTATTCTTCCTAAGAAATAGGTTTTACCACCGACTAAAACAGATTCGGTTGCTACTGCCTTCGTTGCATCAATTTGACTTTTCTCAACATGAACAGGTTCTTCAAATGTAACATGACCACCAAATGCAATATTGACACTTAACACTTCACCGTCTATATCTTTTTTAATCTTTCTGATAATACCCACTACTTCAGAAGAGTCTGGATTGTCAGATGATGCGTGTTTGAATGTATTTGTGGAGGGGTCTCTCATTAAAACATCACCAACTCTATATAGAATTATCTGATTGCTTTCTATATTTTGAAATAACTCTTCAAAATTAATTGTTATTTCAGAGTGACCAGGTGACTCTGTAAATGATACCCCATCTCCACTATCATTTATTTTTACAAAAGAACCTGCACTTTCAGTATACTCATTTGGTACATCTGATAGTTCACTAAATCTAATTCCAACATCTGAGTGTTTTATTTCCGCAAGTTGCTCGGCTAAGGTCTTTGCATTTATAGATTTTGTTTCACCTGTTGGTGATGTTCCGTATTCGTCTTTATCAACTACAATAAATAAGTCATCACCACTTAGTTTGTCGTGCTTGTTTAAATCTGTTATCTTTTGGTTGGCCATTTTTCAAGAAATCGTTGTCTATAAATAAATATACATATATTTTTTATATTTCAATAAATATGACTTATCTTAAACTTTTTATCTTTCTAACTATGAATTTAACGAGTTCACTGCGTATAATATCGTTTTCGTCAAACTCAAAAGTGTGAATTCCCTGCTCTTTCGATGCTTGGTCATTAAATAAATTCTGTATATTAGCAAAACCAGATTTATTTCCGATGTCACTTTGCATGGTGTCACCACATATAAATACCCGTGTATTTTCACCGACCCGTGTCATTATAGTGATAAGTTCTTTTTCTGTCATGTTTTGTGCCTCGTCTACAACAACAAATTTGTCAATCCAACTTGCTCCACGCAAAAATCCAACAGGTACTCCGTATATACGTTGTTCTTCCTGTAAATACTTTATGTCAACTATACTAAGAAATTCTTCTAATTTATCTTTAAGAGGTTCGAGGTAAGGAGCCATTTTATCATCCTGTGCACCTGGTAAAAAACCTAATTTGTGATCAGAACTTTCTACTGCGTTTCTTATATAGACAAGTTCTTCTACTTTTTGTTCTGATAATAATTTAAGACCACAATAAATGCTAATATATGTCTTGGCACTACCGGCTGGCCCGTTTATGAACATTAAATTTGTATTTTCTGCCAAACCAATTTCTACAAAATTTTTCTGCTTGTCAGTAAATTTTTTGTGTTTGATTTTTAATGTTCTTGGTTTCTCGTTGTTTCTGATTTTTTCTTGGAGTTGTGAGTCCGATTTATATCCATTTGAACTTGATTCGTTCTTTTTGCTTGACATCGTATTTCCCCCTGTTAAATTGTTTATAATGCTATATACTACTACTACTAATTAGTATCCACTATTCTATTTTTTAATTTAGCTAGCTTATTACATTTTTCATATTCCTCCTTGTTTATATAATAGTTTAAGAGATTGTCAATGTTAGATATGTAATTAGGATATTTAACAATGACTTGTAGGTCGGTTTTTTCAAAGTTAAAAATCTTGACTTGTGTTGGAATATCATTTATTTTTAAAATCTCTATAAATTTTTCATAAATGAAGTCCATATATTTTTCTTTATTCTTAGACAAGTCAGCATCAAGTTCACTATTTGTGCTTGGAATTTTAATTATATTTGAATCCATGTACTATATAAGTATTTAAGGTAAAAATTATTTTTGGAACATAAATTATGGGAAAGTTATATCAAAGGTACAAACGTAACGGTCGTCAAGTCTCAGACTTTGAAAAGGCAGAGTATGTAGAAGTAGAAAAAACATCAGATGATATTGAAGATGTTGCACCAAGTATTGGCCAAGATAATCAACTGCAATTAGAATCTGTCGCAAAACGAGATTCACATAATCTACTTGATAAGGATAAGGTTGATGCACACAATCCACCGAGTATAGATGAACAATTATCAAGTCAAGAGACTCCGTTGGGTGATTTAGATGATCCACGTTTTAATGTACCAACGGAGTTTAAAGACCATTTAAAGTCTTATATAGATGAACAAAACTATGATTCACTCACAAAGCAAACTCAGACAGAAGTACCAAATGAACCTAATCGTCAGATTTCACAATCTGTAACCAATCACAATGAAAGTGAACTACCGTTTAAAGAAAGTTATGAACAAGAAGCAGAGAAACTTGGATTCAAGAATTTACCCAAGAATCTCGCACATTCATTGATGTCATGGAGAAAAACAGGTCGTCCTGTTGTGAATGCATCTGAATGGAATAACAGAATTAATACGTGTAGGTCTTGTTCATATTGGGTAGAAAATCAAGCATCCAATCATGCTAAGTGTACAAAGTGTGGTTGTGGTAGTGGAAAATTGCTATTGTCAAGTAGTCGTTGCCCACTCAATCCCCCCAAGTGGTAAAATAGTTTTTATAATTTTTTTAGTATTAAAACTTTTTTACGATATATTTATATTCAAATGAATGATGCAAATTACAAACTTACAACTGTAAAAGTCCTTTCGGACAAATACAAAGAATTTAAAATGGAGACTTTGAATTCAGATATGACTCTGCAAAAACTCGTAAATAGAGCAATTCATTTGTATCTGACTGATTCTGAATTTAAAAAGACTATTGACGCAGCTACACCAATTACTGATAATAAAAAATATTAGTTGACATTTTAATAAAAAAAAGTAATAGTAGATGGGTGAAGTCTAAAATATTACTTATAGGGGATGACATAAGGTATCCGTCTGGTGTTGCGAATGTTTGTAAAAACATTATACTAAATAACGCAGAAGAGTTTGATTGGATTCAAATTGCAGCCAGAAAAAAACATCCAGAGTCGGGAAGTATAATTGATGTATCGCAGTCAATAGAAAAACTTTGCAACATTAACGATGTGTATGTTAGATTATATTGCACATCTGGTTATGGCAATGAAGAGTTGCTATTTAAAATACTAGAAAACGAAAAACCTGATGCAATATTATTTATGACCGATCCGAGGTATTATAAGTGGTTGTTTGCGTTAGACAATCAAGTTCGTCAAATATGTCCCATGATTTATTATCATGTATGGGACAACGATCCACTACCAATATTTAATAAAAAATACTATGATAGTTGCGATGGAATTGCTTGTATAAGTGAATTAACTTACAACCTCATATCAGAATTAATTGATACCAACAAAATTATATGTGAATATGTTCCACATGGAGTTGCCCTTGATGTATTTAATAAACTTTCGGAAAAGCACATAGCCGAAAGTAAATATAATTTATTAAGTGAAGGTTGTGAGTTTGCAATATTCTGCAATAACGCAAATATGAGACGAAAGCAACTACCTTTATTGATGGAGTCGTATGATAAGTTTTGCAGTCTACTTAAACCGAATCAGGCAGACAAAACAGTTTTAATGATTCATACAAACAGAGTAGGTGAAGGAAATCACGATATAGTAAAACTCTCAGAGCAATTGTACCCCAATAGAAATATACTGTTTTCTAATGCAAAGGTTGAAGAAACTATATTAAATAGAATGTACAATACATTTGATGTAACTGTAAATACGGCCAGTAACGAAGGTTTTGGATTAACGACACTTGAGTCACTTGCAGCCGGAACACCAATAATTTGTACAAATACAGGTGGACTTTCATCACAAATTGTAAAAAACAATGATTGGGGAATTCACATTGAACCAAGTGTTAGAAAGTTGTCGGGTGACGAATCAACTCCGTTTATTTATGAAGACTTTATATCATCAGACGATGTTGCTAAAGCACTTATATCAATTTATTCGTTGAATAAAATGGATCGTTTGGGTATGGGTAAACGTGGAAGAGAGTTTGTTGAGAAAACATTTCCGATGGAACGAATGACAAATGGAATTGCAAATATACTCAAATCTACAATCAAAAAATTTAAACCAGTGAATAAAATTAAATTAAAGAAAATATAAAATGAAAAAAAAATTATTATATGTCTCTCCAATTTTATCACGAAGTGGGTACGGTGATCATGCGAGAGAGTTTGCCGAGTTTTTAACCAACTACGCAGATGATTACGAAATACACATGATTGGAACTCCGTGGGGTCACAATCCACAGACTGGTTTACAAGCAAACGAAGAATTAAACGACAAACTTAAAAATATGTTTGTTGACTCAAAAGATGTATATGACTTTTATGATGTATATATTCAATTAGGTCTCCCGCCAGAATTCAAACGATTGGGTACATATAACATTGGAATAACTGCCGGAGTTGAAACATCAAAAGTAAACTTGCCGTTCATTCGTGGATGTAACCAAATGGACAAAGTGATAGTTCCATCTACATTTACAAAAGAGTCATTCGAGAACTCTATATACGAAAAAGAGAATATAAAGCTAGAAACCAACATAGATGTAGTACCTGAATACGCAGTTGGTTCTTTTTATGAAACAACCACAGATGTACCCGTAAAGGAACTTGACGAAATAAACGAAGACTTTTGTTTTTTATTTGTGGGACAATGGACATCATCACCAACAGACGATGGTGGTAGAAAGAATATATCATCTTTAATAAAATCATTCGGAACTGCATTTGCATCATACGATAAACGACCTGCACTAGTTCTAAAAACTAACGGAACAAACTTCAGTACATCTGACTATTATGATATTCAGGATAAAATCAAAGAACAACTTGATAACTTTACTCCAGAAGCACGTCCCAATGTTTATCTTTTACATGGTGAATTAAATGCAGCCGAATTAAAGAGTTTATACTCACATGATAAAATAAAAGCATTCGTAACACACACCCGGGGTGAGGGATTTGGAAGACCCATATTAGAAGCAACTTTGTGTGGATGTCCCGTAATAGCACCAAACTGGTCTGGTCATTTAGACTTTCTTGATAGTGACAAATCCGAGTTAGTAAACTGCTCTCAAATAAAGGTGGGAATAAGCAACGACTTATTTTGCGAAGATTCAACTTGGGCAAATATAAACGAAACAGATTCTGCCAATTCTATGAAAAAAATATTTGATGATTATGATACTCATAAAAAACAGGCAGTTCTATTGCAGAAAACAAATCTAAAGAAGTTTTCTAAAGAGTCTGTGTTCAAGCAATATGAAGAACTAATAATTCCGGAGATAGAAAATATTCCAGTAGAAGTTGAATTAGACTTACCTGATATATCCTAATTCTATATATTTATATATGCAATGAGTTTTTACAGAGCATATTTAACAAGATTAGTTGGTGGTTTTAAAAACACAAATGTAGCCAGAATAAAACCTGGACAAGTTATTACATTTAAATACAACCCATCCGATGAAGATAAAACGACACGAAGAAAACTTTTTAGGATTGTTTTTGTACTGAATACATATCGTGATCAAAAATCACTTAAATTACACGGATTAAATTTAGAGATATTACCTTGGACAGAATTTAAAACTTTTTTAAATAACATACTGGTTACAGATACTATCAGTTTGCTAAAAAGAAGATATGAAATAAAATCACCAGTCAAAGAAATAATAAATCGACCTCAACCATTTTATTCGTCCACGATAAAAAGGATACTGCAAAAAAGGGAATGTTATCGTACTTATATTACAACAAACATGACTCAAATAAAACTTGGATATCTAGATTTCTCAAAGTTGTTTTCTGGTAAAAAAGATATGCAACAAACATTAATAAGTAGACAAGATAATATCAATGAATTGCAGAGAGAGAAGAAGATAGTTGAAGAGGCCTTGGGGTTTAAGTTAGATAAAATATCCGATAAAAAATTTAAAAGTGTTGTATTAGAAAGATTTGGTGATGTGAATACCTTTGTAAAAGTATTTAGAGAAGTTGAAGATTTCGTAAAAGACGCAGAAGCAACTTCTTCGGAAATACCACCCATAGAAGAAAAATGAATATATCATACGCAATCTGCACACATAACGAGGTTGAGTGCTTAGATCAACTTTTAAAACTACTAAATTCAAAAAAAGATTTAAATGATGAAGTAGTAATTTTAGACGATTATTCAACTAACGATGAAACGAAAAATATTTTAGAAAAGCATGAAAATGTATATTATCATAAATTAAACAAAGACTATGCAAAGCATAAAAATTATTTAATAGAGAGGTGTAACGGTGAATATATATTTCAAATTGATGCAGATGAATATCCAAGTGAACTACTTCTATTGAACATTAAAAAAATATTGATAGCAAATAACGAAATAGAATTATTTAGAGTTCCACGAATTAACTTCGTAAAAGGAATTCAAACACATCATATTAAAAAGTGGAATTGGAAAATTGACACACAGAGTAGAATTAATTATCCAGATTATCAAACAAGAATTTTTAAAAACAAAAAGTCTATAAGATGGACTCGTCCAGTTCATGAATATATCTCCGGACACACATCCTCAACAAATTTGCCAAAAGATGTTGGCCTTGATCTAATGCATATTAAGGGTATACAAAAACAAGAGTATAATAATAGTTTATATTCAAGCAATTACAATTCAGATGGAAGTATTAAAAAATAAGATTGCTTTGGTTTGTTGTTATTTCAACCCGTGTAACTATCTATCAAAATATATAAACTTTTTGATGTTTTACGACAAAATGAATAAAGATGAACTTTATGATTTATATGTAATTGAAGCATATCAAGACAATTCAATTTACAGAGTAAATAAAAATTGTCACAATATTACAAGCATAAAATCAACTCAAATATTTTGGCAAAAGGAACAACTACTTAACATCGGATTGAATAAAATAAAAAATAAATATGATTTTGTGGGGTGGGTAGATGCAGACATAGTTCCGGTTAACCCAAATTGGTTTGATAAACTTAAATCTACACTAAATGAAAATAAAATCGTACAAATTTGCTCCACTATGAGAAAGCATAAAAATCACTTTGGTGATTATGCTCTTGATTGTTCAATGTCATATTTTATATCAAGAAACGAGCATTCGCTATATGACATATTATTATACAGAAAAGGGGAACCGGGTTATGGCTATATATACCCAAGCAAACTATTTAAAGATACAGACAAACCTTTATATGACAAGGCAGTCTTTGGTTCAGGAGATTTCCTCAACTTCATTGGCTATTTGGAATTTAAAGAATTTACACAATTTATATCAGATGATAGATTCTTTAAAGAATTGGACGAATTTAAAAAAGATTTTATTAAATGGAGACACACAACAAAAAAGGTAATAAGCATAGAACCACTTGGCGTTGAGTTTGAAATTGGATATCATGGAAATTTTATAAATCGTCAGTATTCAAGTCGTGAGCATTTACTGAGGGCATCTAAGTATAATCCAAGTTGTGATTTAGAAGAAACCAAAACATTATATAAAATTAAAAACAAAAAACTACTTGAACTACTTAAAAACTATTTCTATTCACGGAAAGAAGATGATCACTTACAAAATAGTTTAGAAAATTATCATTTTAAAAACAAAATTCTTGTGCTCATAAAGAAATATTATCGTGAGTTTTCAATTAATGACAATTCATTTGATTTTGTAAATAAGTTAAAAAACATAAAACCCAAATCAAAAAAAGAATTGACTAAAAAAAATGGTGAATTCTCGGTGTGTGGTGTTAGATTTTTTAACAAAAGTTTTAATTTAAAAAAGATAAAATGTGAAACACACTTATACGACAATATAAAAAAAGAAAAACACTACAATTACGGAAAGTTTTATTTGAACTATATTATAGAAAATTACGAAAATTTACCAGATGTAGTTTTCTTTGTAAACGAACTTGTATACAAAAAATATTTTGATCAAGTCAATTACCTAACAAACGAAACTAATTCTTTAAACGATGAATGCAAGTATACACCTTTTGAAAAAACACGAAACACAATTAAACTTAATCCACATAAGCATATCACACGAAAAAATGAGATCAAATTTTCAAATTATTCATTTGACACATGGCAAAAACGATATATAGGAAATCATACAATTGAGTATAAGAAAACAACGGATGGATATAATATATGGAATCATTCATCCAAACCAGTTGACTATGATCCGAAGCAATGCTTTTATGTCGGTAAAAATGTAATATTAAAAAATCCTCTTAAAAAATACAAATCTCTCCTTGCATCCGTTTCAAACAATAATGGAAAGTGTGAGGAAGCAATATATCTTTTATATTCTTGGCAACTTTTGTTATCATGATTTTTATATCTATTCATTTATTTCCACATGAAATTAAAAACTTTCAACGCATCGTAGAGAGTTTGAATGATGCCACATATTTTGTTAAAAATTTAGAAGAAATAATACTTGATGTTTCCTTGAATATCAATACAGAGATTGTTAATATGAAATCAATTGATATATCAAATCTAATAAGCATTTTTTCTAAGTGTGAATTAAACTCAAAGATAAAACCTAATTTTAAAATAATCAGTGATAAAAATTTTCTAGGAGTCAATGAGCACAGAAGAAGCACAATTTCAACAGCAAAGCAATCTGACTATATATTATTTTTAGACTGTGACTTGTATTTTGATAAAAAAATATTAGCAAATCAAATTAATGCTATTGAGCTCGTAGGACAAAATAGTGATTTTTTTGTAATATCACCACAGGTTGTAAAACTATGGGACACAACATGGGATTGTATCGTAAATGAAACTTATTTAAATAAATCTCATAACTTCTATAAGAAAGTCAATCCAAATAAGATTATACAAAAAAATCATGGAGATGTAAAACTTACATCCTGTAACACATTCAAATGGGGAGGTGGGTGGTTCAATGTTATATCCGCAAATTTATTGAAACTCATTGGAATACCAAATACATTTAAAGGGTATGGACCCGATGATACATTTGTGATGGAATGTTGTAAATATATGAAATCAAAAAACATGAATGTACAACAATACATTTTAAAAAACATGGTTGTTGTTGAGGATAGATTTTACCAACAACCAGATTCATCTTTAAAAAACAATATCATTAACTTCAGAGAAAACGCAAATAAACACTTTTATATGGAACTTGGTTTTTTTAAAAAAAAGATTAACGACACTATATATAATCATGGATTATAAAAAAATTGTTGTTGTATTCTCTGTTTTAATATTATCATTTTCTACAAGTGGATGCCTTACGATTTCAAATTGGGGACTTAAACAAGATAGACAAGAAATTGCAGGGGAAATATCAAGAAAAGAATCAGAACTTGATCGTCACACAAGTGCATATATATCAGGTGCAGTTGACGCACTTTCTTTGTCAGAAAACAAATCAAAAGAAGACTTAGTTGCACTTAATCTTACACGAAAGGCACAGGAAATTGTAGGTCTTCCACAACCAGGAGATAAAATTCACATTGAAGATGTTGTAAATGAAAACGAAATAGCAGTAAAAAATTTGACAGACCGAGAAGAAGATGTAATAAAACTTGCACGAAGAAAACAAATGCTTGGTCATGACCTAAAGGATACAGAAGAAAAACTAATTAGTTTAGGAGAATTAAAAGCAAAAGAACAAAAAGAAGGATTCTTTGATTCTTTCTGGGGATGGTTAACTGCAACGTTTGGAATTGTCGGTGCAATTGCAGTTTTAGTAATCGCAGGACCTGCACTTCTTCCGATAATTACACAACTTATTGGTTGGATCGTAAGTAAAATACCAGGACTTATTACTTGGTTAGGAATTACAAGCAGTCAAATGACATCAAATATAATTAAAGGAGTTCATGATGCAAAAGAAAAAATCCGTTCAGCAGATGACGAAAAGAAATTTAGTAAAAACGAAATTTTAAAAATATTTGGTTCATCATTAGGTAATTCCACAAATGTTTCCGACAAAAACGCAATCGATAGAATTAAAAGAAAATTTAAGTAATAATATCTTTTTTTATATTTATAATAAAAGGTTATATCGCACTTAAAAAACGGAGAATGCGTTATATGAAGATTGGAGTTGTTGGAAATGGTTTCGTGGGTCATGCGATGACATTGCTTAGACCACACGTAGAAGTATTAGTATGGGATTTGGTTCCCGAAAAGAGAGATCCAAAAACATTGGATATAGAAACATTTGTGGAGGAGTCCGAAATTATTTTCGTTGCAGTTCCTACTCCAATGAATTCAGACGGAAGTGCAAATCTTGACATTGTGCGTTCTGTTTGCGAAGAAATTCAAGAAATTGATGACTCAAAATATATTGTACTTCGTTCTACTATTCCACCTGGAACAAGTGAGGAACTTGATGTTGCATTTATGCCCGAATTTCTTACTGAAAAAAACTGGAAAGAAGATTTTAAAAATTGCGACCAATGGATACTTGGTTCAACGGATGTTTTTTTATATGAAAAAATGAAACGTATGTTTGAACTTGCATATAATAACGGAAGTGGTTCGGTAGTAAACAAAGATGTAATTCAGTGCAAACCGAGTGAAGCGGAAATGATAAAGTATTTAAAAAATGTATTTCTAAGTGTAAAGGTTGGTTTCTTTAACGAACTTGAATCAATATGCTCAGAACTTGACATTGATTATGAAAACGTGCGTTGCATTGCAACACAAGATAAAAGAATCGGAACTGGTCATACTAAAGTTCCTGGTCACGATGGTCATCGTGGATTTGGAGGAACCTGCTTTCCAAAAGACACAAATGCTTTGGCAAAATTTGCAGAAGATAATTCAATACCAACTCCTATACTTGATGCGGTAATAAAAAGAAACGAAGAACTTGATCGTCCAGAAAAAGATTGGATGGCAGATAAAGGACGTGCAGTTTCTGCGGATGTTGGGTTAGAAAAGAAAACAAAGAAATGAAATACTTTGATTTTTTCAACGGAGATGCAGACGGAATAATAAGTCTACATCAGTATAGAATGCACTATCCACAAAACTCGGAAGTATTTACCGGAGTCAAACGAGATGTTGAGTTGCTGAGACATTGCACCGACATAAAAAAATCAAAGTTTACCGTATTTGATGTATCGTTATTATCAAACAAAGATCATGTTAATAAAATTTTAAGTAACGGAAATACAATTCGTTGGTTTGATCATCACGAACCCGGTGAAACTAAACTCGGAGACAACTTTGAAATATTTGTAGATACAAACCCAAATTGTTGTACCAACATTTTGGTGGACAAATATATTGATGGGTTACATCGTCCTTGGACAATATGTGGAGCATACGGAGATAACTTACACGAACAAGCAGAAAAACTAAATCCATGTTTTAATGAAGTATACATGAGTTATTTAAAAGAAATTGGAGAAACATTGAATTACAATGGGTATGGAAATCAAGAGTCAGACTTAACTGCTCACCCTAAAGATGTATATCTTGACATAAAGGATTATGAATCTCCGTTTGAATATAGAAAAAAATCTGAACTATATAACAAAATAAACTCACAGATGAAGTTGGATGAGCAGGAACTAAATTCCTCAGAAGTATTATACTCATCGGACACCGGAAGCATAATTTTACTCCCAGACACAAAAGCATCCGTCAGATACTCGGGTATATATAGTAACAAGCAGACCACAGACAATCCAAGCAAAGCATTTGCAATTTTAACAAATATCAATGAAGATGATTATCGTATTAGCATTCGTTCCCCAAAAGACAATCCAGTAGGTGCGAGTAAACTTGCTTTAAGTTTCCCAACAGGTGGTGGTCGTGAAAAAGCAGCCGGTATAAATGAATTACCAAAAACAGAACTTAAAAAATTTATTGATAAGTTTGAAGATATATATGGAAATGGATAATCTAAAAAAAGTATTTATTAAAACAAAAAAACATAGTATAATCATATTGAACAAATCAATAAAATACATACAACCAAAAAAACATAAAATATCAGAACAAGATTTAGCAGACAGATGGGGATAAAATTATGAGCAAACAAGACGAAAGTATAAGACCGTGGGGAAATTACGAAATCCTTTTAGACGCAGAATATTGCAAAGTTAAACGCATCTTTGTAAAACCAGGACAAAGACTAAGTTATCAGTATCATCACAAACGACAAGAAGCATGGACAATTGTTAGTGGTGTGGCAAGAATAACCTTAGATGATGTCACGGAAGATTACAAACCAGGTGAAACCGTATTGATTCCACTCGGAGCAAAACATCGTATGGCAAACCCAAGTGATTCAGAAGATATGATTTTGGTGGAGGTTCAAACAGGAACTTATTTTGGTGAAGATGACATTGTAAGAGTCCAAGACGATTATGATCGTCCAGAAAAACACGAATCGGAGTAACATAATGAAAACAGTAGCAGTTAGTGGATACTTTGACCCAATTCACGTGGGGCATTTGGAATATCTTGAATTAGCAAAGAAACTTGGTGATCGTCTTGTTGTTATCGTAAACAACAATCATCAATGTGTTCTTAAAAAGGGCAAACCATTTATGGACGAAGTAGACCGAGTAAAAATCGTAGAAGCACTTGGAATTGTTGATGAAGCATTTCTCAGCATTGATGAAGACAAAAGTGTGTGTGCTTCTCTCGATGCAATCAAACCAGACATTTTTGCAAATGGTGGAGACAGAAGCACCGGAGAAGTCCCTGAAAGTGTTGTTTGTAAAAAACATAACATTGAAATGGTTGATGGTCTCGGTGACAAAATACGCAGTTCAAGTGATTTAACTGGATTAAAAGAAAAGAAGTAGTTTCAATCTATTTATTTATTTATATGAATAAAGTCTTGATAACAGGTGGTGCAGGTTTTGTTGGTACTGCACTTATACGCAAACTTATACGAAAATATAAGAACATTCAGATTATAAGCATTGACAATTATAGTAGTGGATTTGAAAGCAATCATATTAAAAGTAAAAAAGTAACTTATCTTAATAAAGATACTCAAACTTTAATTCCGAAAAAATTTGACGTAACCAATACCAAGATGGATATTGCAGATGCCTTCGAACCAGATGTTGTTTTCCACTTTGGTGAGTTTTCAAGAATCGTAACAAGTTTTGATTCGTTTGATAATTGTTGGGACTATAATATGCAAGGAACTAAAATGGTTCTTGATTATTGTGTCGCAAAAAAAGCAAAGTTAGTTTATTCAGCAAGTTCAAGTAAATTTGGTAATGATGGTAAAGACGAAAATCTTTCTCCGTATGCGTGGATGAAAGCAAAAATGGTTGAACTAATCAACAATTATGCAGAATGGTTTAATCTTAAATTTGAAATCACTTATTTCTATAATGCTTATGGTCCAGGACAAGTAAGAACGGGTGATTACGCAACCGTTATTGGTATATTTGAAGAACAATATTCCAAAGGAGAACCACTCACTGTCGTAGAACCGGGTAATCAGTCAAGAGATTTTACACATATAGACGATATTGTAAATGGGGTTGTATTGGCAGCCACAAAAGGACAACAAGGAGAATACCCACTTGGCACAGGAATTCCACATAAAATAATTGATGTAGCAAAAATGTTTAATCATAAACATATTATGATTCCAGAAAGACGTGGTGAAAGATTCTACGGAAAAGCAATTCCATCTCTAACCTACCAACATCTTGGTTGGAACGCAAAAATTAAACTAGAAGATTATATCAAAAAAATAGTTGACGCCAAATAAATTTGTTTATATAATATATAGATGAATTTTAGAAATGTTGAACTTGAATATCCTAAGCCGTTTCACAACGGAAAGAAGTGGGTCTATGAGGATAGTCCAATTTACGACAACTTATTAAATTGCTTTTGGGAAACACAACATCCAGAAGACTCGTATAAAGATTCACCTAGATTACGTGATCCGTTTAGAAAAATAAACAATATGACGAATCAGAAACTTCTTGGTCATAAAGAAGATACATATGAAAAAGTTGATTGGGTGGAAGATGAAAATGGAATTATTCGTGCGTGTATTTTATATTTTGATATTCCAAAAATGCACTCCAAGAAAAAGAAGATAGTAAGTTTTACAGGTCGTGAAATTACTTTAAGTTCAAATGATGCTTATATTCAAGAAGTTGCTTGTTATCCTGGTTACGAAGAATGGTTAGGTAAACTAATTGAAAAGCACGAAGCAAAAGGAAACTTCTTTGAAGAAGGAGTTACAGTCATTGAATGTGATATGCAACTCAAAAGAATTCGTGAACTTCTTGCATCTATTGGTTATACAAGAAAAGATAATCTTATAAGCAGTTTCGCAGATATGTATGGATTTTGGTTTAAAGGTGGTGAACACTCACAAATAGACCCTGCACAAGAAATTGCCTTACAAAGATTAGCAATGCCAGGTGTTCCTAATCCTAAAAAAATCATGGAACAATTAAATAAAGTAAGTTCCGAGTTTTCTAATCATTATTCAAATTACAATAAAAGTGATTCATGGTCAGGAGTAACAGTATCTGGTTATGGAGGTGAGTGGGATTTCATTATCAAACCAAGTGAAATGAACAACAAGTGGAAAAAGAATAATCCAGAAAAATTAAAATGGAAAGTAGAAGATACTCCACTTCGTGCAAAACTACCAGCAGTAGAAGAATATTTAAAACTTCTTCCTTATGAATTTGAAAGAATCAGAATTCTTAAACTTGCGGGTGGCGAAGGAGAGTTACAACGTCACACAGACCGTCAAGACAAAGAAGCAGGTATTTCAGATAATCAATGGGCAAGAGTTCACTTCCCAATTCAAACAAATCCAAAAGTACAATTCACACTTTGGAACACAGACGGAACAAAAACGGTTGATAAAATGAAAGAAGGAGAATTGTGGTATCTTGATATGAGGAAACCACATACTGCATTTAACGGTGGATCACAGGATCGTTATCATCTGGTTGTTGATTTAAAAGCAAATCAAAACTTTAGAGACTGGTTGGTTGAAAGTAGTACATTGTATCCACCCACCAAAGATGCCGACGATTATATTGAATGAAAATCTCAGAAGAACGACTGCAAGCTATGTATGAGTTAGCAGGTGTCAATAAACAAACTTTACATGATGCACTTCGTGTTATGGGAAAAAAGCATCTAAAAACAAAGTTAATGAAAGAAGGGTGGACACACGACAATCCAACTAAAAACTATTGTTATGTAATTGCAGAATTTGTTTATTATTATTTATCACCACGTGGTTCTAAACCATATAAGTTACCTGGCATACCTGGAGACGATGGATTGCATAGGTTTATTATGTGGCCAGATTATTCTGTTGTTGATTTGGCAGTTGATCAATTTCCCAACTTTGAAGATGTGGATTATACAAAAGCAAAAAAATGCTATTTCATGGTGAATACATTCGGAGTACCCGGACCATCAAAACGAACAAGAATTTTAGCAGAACTCATGGGATATGAGTTATCAGAAGAACGAGCAATTAAAGTAAATACAAAATCATGGTAATGTTATCAAAATTTATAGAATCAGTATACGAAGACAACACAGGTAATATGTGGAGTGAAGATCAATTGTTAGATTTGGTTAAAGATTGGGAAGACCCAAATCCAAAACCGATTATTATGAACTACGAAGGAATTGATGTGGTTAGAGATGATCTACTAAACCACGGAAGTAAAATTCGTTTCGTAGATAAACTCATTCGTGAAACTTCCGCAAAAGAAATTGTATTTGGATGTTGTCCTGCAACGGGTTACGCACAAATATCTTTACCGGCAGTTGCACAGAAATACAACAAAAAAGTTGTATTGTTTATGGCAAAACGCAATCCAGAAAACTATCATGAATATCAAAAAAGAGGAATGGACTTGGGTGCTATATACGAGTGGGTAAATATGGGAATGTTATCAGTTACTAAATCAAGAGCAAAAAAATATGTAGCAGACGATCCAGAAAATAGAATGGAATTTCCAATCGGATTAGAACACCCAACGGTTGTAGCAAGTATTATTAAAGTTGCAAGAAATGCTTTATCCGAAAATCCACCAAGTGAAATTTGGAGTGTTGGGTCAAGTGGAACGATTAGTCGTGGTTTACAACTTGCTTTTCCTGAGATACCTGTTAATGTAGTATCTGTTGGACATAAAATGAATGAAAGAGAAATAGGACGAGCAAAATATTACAGATCAGAATATCAGTTTGATAAAGCAATAAAAGAAAATGAAATGCCACCATTTCCATCTGCTCCAACATATGATGCTAAAGCATGGAAGTTTGTAAAAGAATATGCAAAAGAAGGTGCTTTATTTTGGAATGTAGGTGCATAATATGAAAAAATATTTCTACGAAAAAAACAATTTAGCAGAATGTAAAGTAAATATAACATTCCACGAACTGCTACAAAAGAATGGTGCAGAGTTGGAAATGTGGATTGATGAACTTAGAAATTATATAGTAGAAACATGGGACAATGAAGGTCTTCCGCCAAGAACAGGTAAAAACGAAAAAGACATTATAGCAAACTTTAACAAGTTGCCTGGTTATGATGTTTACAAATTTCAACATACAGATGAAATGGATGGAACAAAAACTATCATCAAAAACTTTAATAAGTTTGCAACTGTGGTTGATCAGTTCTTTCCAACGATGCTTAAAACTAAAATAGGTTCAAGTAAGCATACATCTTGGAGTGTTTATGATTGCTTTGCCAATCCTGCTAAACGTGAAAGTTTTCATACTTGTATGAGAAGAACAGTTCGTAGAGATTCTTTTTATGCCCACGGAAAAACAATAAAGAAAAATGATTTTGATGTTCCGTGTCCAACGGAAAACGGAGAGCAATGGATTCGTAACTTTGTAAAAGAAAAACACCTTCACCCAGACAATGATTTTTGGATAATAGAATTATTTACAGAAAAAAAGTTTGATTCATATGAAGCAAGCAGTTTAATGTTAACGGCAAAGCAAATCAAGAAATTATACAAAGAAGGTTTGCTTAAATTAAACAACATTAGAAATTTAGAAAGAACTGCAAACTTCGGTGACGATATAGAAAATATAAATGATGTAATTATCGAAGACGAAAAAGAAGTACAATTCAAATTCAGTATTCGTTACTACAACAAGAACTCAAGAATCTTTCCGTCAGCAATGGAAGCATTTAAACTTGGTCTTAGTCAACCAGCAGTAAACTTTCCTCCGTTGACTGCAAAGTATATTTATCAGACGTACACAGATCACATTCAAGATAAAAGCAATCTTCATATATATGATCCAAGTGCAGGTTGGGGTGGACGTATTCTTGGTGCTATGTCAGTACACGACCGTCAAATTCATTATATAGGAACTGATCCAAACACAGATAATTATATAGACGAACTAAATCAAAGTCGTTACGAATATCTTGCCGACTTCTTTAATGACAAAACAAACGGAGGCAATCCGTTCTTTGGTCACCGTAACACGTATGATGTTTATCAAAACGGAAGTGAAGAAATTTCCAACAATCCAAGTTTCCAAAAATACAAAGGCAAACTTGATTTAGTTTTTACGAGTCCACCATATTTTAATCGTGAACAATATTCAGCAGATGAATCTCAGAGTTTCAAAAAGTTTCCAGAGTATGAAGATTGGAGAGACAACTTTCTTCGTCCTACTTTAAAGACGGCTGCCGAGTATTTAAAGAACGATAGATACTTGCTTTGGAATATCGCAGACATCGCAGACGGAGATGGATTTATGCCATTAGAAAAAGATAGTCGTGATATTCTTGCGGAATACGGACTTGAGTATGTTGAAACTCTTAAAATGCTTATGACAACAATGCGTGGTGTTAAAGCAGAAACGGTTAAGAATTGTTGCAAGATAAACGGAGAGTTGCAAAAATACGAACCTATCTTTGTGTTTTACAAGAAGTAATCAATACATAAATTGCTCTACGTCTTTTGGAATATCTGCTCTCACAGATGAAATCTCAATACCTGCAAACTTTAAAACAGCATTAAACGCATCTTTACCAAGTTTCTTAATTTTATTTAATGTTTTTTTGATATTCTTCAAAAACTTTTTGTATATACTCTGCATCCAATTCAGAAACTTTTTACCTGCACCTTTTACAGAAGACCACATCTTTTTTAGTATCTGAAACTCATTGAGTTGTTTATTTTCAGATAAAAGTTTTTTCTTATATTCAATTATTAGAGTGTCTTCTGCTAAAGTTTTTCTAAATATTTCCGAAATCGTGGGAATTTCAATTGTTGAATTTTGTCCCTCGGATATATTTGCACGAAAAGTTGAATATGGATTACCAGATGAACTTTTCCAAGCAACATAAAATTTTGCACCAGAAGCAAGTTTACTAATATCAGAAGAAACCTTGGGTGGGTCGGTGAAATTCTTTTTACCATCTGATGTTGTGGAAATAACTTTTGATAAAGCACCAGTAGATCCATCAAACTCTACACACAAACTTGCCCTTGCGTCATTTTCCCCACCTGTAAATTTTCTTTGTCCTGACATTGCTTCGTAAACAAAGAAATCTCTAAATTTTTTGTTACTATGAAAATCAAAATCCTTAATAGTCTGATTAATTTCTTTGTGGTATGCTTCCACTTCAATATATTTCTCGATGGATGACTTGCTTTTTTCTGGCCATTGATCCTCGGGTAATTTAGATAGTTTATCAAGTTCTCGTTTGCCTAAGTGGGTTGTTATCTTATCAAATTTATCTTCTATTTTATTTATAAGGTCATTTACTTTCTTGATACCGTCATTATCGCCACTAAACCAACCAAGTGCTGTATTAAATGTTGCCAAAGTTTCACCTGTACCCGCAGACATTAGTTGAGAACCACCTTTCTTTTTTAACGATATACCACATGAACTTGTAATCATATCTGCTTTTGGTGTTCCGTTTGAACCACCTTGGTTAATCCACCAAGTAGAACAATTACTTGAACTACTACCACCACCAAATTGTGTCATTTGACCACTACCAACTGCACTTTCCTTTTTTAGGTTTTCTGCTACGTTCTTTGCAGTTTCTAAATAATTAGGAAATCCTAATGCAACTTTGGTAGACTCCTTGTGATCAGATGCACCAACTAACTTATTAAATTGATAGGTAATTAAATGCTCCCACTCTGCACCTGTTGGTTCACCAGATTTACCTGTTAGACCATTTAGATCCTTTCCAAAATTAGAAGGAATTACTCCAAATAATTTTTCAAATTCACCTTTTTCTGAACCAGGTGGATTAGACCATGTTTTAATATCCTCTATACTCTTGGCATTTTGAAGTTGTTTTTTTAAGGTTTTCCATAGCTCTGCATTTGGTTTCTTTAACTCCTTTCCCTTACCATCAAGTAAATTGATGTCACCTGCAATTGCACTATCTACTATGTCTATAAATTTGTCTTTTCTTTTAAACATATCTCCTAAATGATTTTTTAATGTCGATTCAAATAATACATCGTCAAAATCACTGGAGATATCAACTAAAGATGAATTCTTTATATAATGCTCTATAATGTCCACGACAATAAATATATATCAAAATAGATTTATTGTATTCTTTCGGGATAATCTGTAAATACACCATTTACACCCAATTCACGTAAAAATCTTATAGCACGAAGTTCATTTACGGTATATACATATATTTTCATGCTATTTTCATTACAATACTCAACGATAGGTTGCGTAATATCTTCTACATACAAATTTACAGAATATATATTTTTTTCAAAGTAGTCTTTCTTAAAATTCTTTATGTCTCTTAGTGTGACATTATCTTCGTGAAATAATTGGGACACATTAATATCGGAATCACTTCGTCTTATCAAATTGACGGTTGCACAACTAAACGAACTTAATACAATATCAACATTCCTCCATTGTTTCTTTTTTTGATAATCTCTAACAATAGCAACAATATTAGTTGCAATGCTACTATCCTTAACTTCAATATTAACACCACACCTTCCATTTATACAATCAAGTGCTTGTTGTAAAGTAGGAATTCTTTCACAATTAGCATAAATTAATTTATCAAATTCACCTGAATTTAAATCACTCATTTTTTTATCTACACCAAACATTCTATTTGCAGTGTAATCGTGAAATACGCACAATTTTCTATCAATATACTGAACATCAAATTCAACCATATCGCAATTATATTCAATTGCTTTTTCAAACGCAGAAAGTGTATTTTCCGTACAAGTGCCACTTGCACCACGGTGAGCAATATTAACAAACTTATGCTCTTCTATTTCCGAAAGAAATTGTTTTATTTTACAAAATACACTACATTCTAATCCTTTGTCGTAAATCGTAAGATGTGTATTTAATTTTGTTGTATATAATTTCTTATATGTTGACGCAATCTTTCTGAAAGCACGAACACCACTACTATAAAAAACAGTTGGATCGTTATATTCTTGTATTTGAAACACAGGACATAGAATTCTATCTAATATAGTTTTAGAAACATTAGACATTTTACGGAGTTCATTTGTTGCCGACAAATTAATTAATGGTTGATTTAGTTCAGGCATCTCACTATGATTCGTAATACACTCAAGCATTATTTTTTGTAGATTCAATTTCTTACAAATTTTATTGTAAATCATGACACCTGGTAAAAGTTTGTTGAATACATTCTTGACACCAAACGGACAGTTAATTAATACCATACCAGAGAATCTAACATTTTTTAAAGTAGACACATACGCACCCACACACCCACCGAGTGAAAATCCGATGAAGTAAATTTTATCACACTCCTTGGAAACTTTTTCATATTTACTTTTTACATCATCTACCCAATCATTCCAAGTTACTTTTGTAATATTATCAGAATCGTATCCGTGGCCACTCAATTCTACCAAATGAGTTTCCCAACCAAAATTTTCAAAAACAAAATCACTAAGTGGGACCATTTGTTCGTGCTTTGATAAAAAACCATGACACAAAATAACCCCAACTTTTTGAGTTGAGGTTTTTTTAATTTTCTTTGATGAAACACTTTTTTGCATTTCAATTTCCATGCACATATCGTTATGCTTGCAACTTATTGGATATTTACATTTTTTTTGTGTGCATTTTTGTGACTCCATCCTAATACAATATATATTGGATAGAATTCAAAATCAATCCCAATTTCCTTGAGCAGGATACATATCGTAGTTGGAATTAAGATGACTATCTTTTTGGTCAAGATATTCTTCATACATTTCCTTCTGACGATACTCAGTAAGTTTATCATTCATGCGTTTACCCATCCACAGTGCCTCTAATGCCAATTCACGAATTGCTCCGAGATTATATGCTTCATCTTGGGCATTTTCAAATATCAAACGAACTACATTACACACGGTTCTTTTATCATCCATATTAGATGGAACAATGTCTTTTATTGCCTGTTCTCTATCTTCTCCAGAAAACGGTTTTCCTTTAAATTCTTTTTTATTTACCATAGTATCTATAAATATTATAAAAACTGACTTTTCTTCCAATTTTCTGAGTTTTCAATGTTAGCACAGATGTCTGTATTTTCATGAAAGTTAATTGTAAGTTCTTCACCGCACTTTACATCTTTGAGTGTAAACATATGCAAATCTTTGCCGACAATTTTATTAATACAATTATTTGTATTGCTATGATTTTGGAAGTTGCCTATATCGGTTGCTTCACCTGCAACAACTCGTTCGTTTATAAACCCAATCCCTATATGACTTAAACCAATATCAGTATTTGCTTTTATATCGTAGGTGGCAATTAAACCGTGTCCGTGAATGTTTGATTCACCTAATTTATACATTATCTACCTGCAAAGTCATCCATCTTGAACTTCGTCTTGAACTTTTTATTAATGTCATCAAGAAACTTTTGAGATTCTGGAGCAGTTACTTCTCCCCAATCCAAATCACCATCAAACGTTTCAAGACTTCCGTCACGATTCATAGCAACCGACATAAGATGTCCGTTGTCAACCATGAACGCAGCCCCATATTTTTCCATAGGAATCATTTTGCTTTTCTTTGCTTCGTTCATATTCAATTTATTTTTTAAATAACCACGAACAAGTTCACGTAATTTAGTTTCTTGTTCTGCAAATACCTTACCACTATATTTATCAGATTTCAATTTATATTTCCTTACTATACTAGATAATGCAGGTGCGTTGCCTGCAAAGTGTTTATTTGTTTCTTTGAAAAATGCTACAAGTGCCTCTTTGCCTTTTAAATCCATTTGACTTTTAAGGGCAGACTTAATAGCATCTCCACCTTTGATTACTTGCAAACTTACTGGATTAGCATTAGAACCTGTGTTCTTTTTGATTTTGTCTAGCAAACCAGTAACGGTACTACCGATTGCAACAATCAAAGTTTTCATTTCAAGGTCTTCTAAATTAGCAGGCAGAATACGAGCATTAAATTTTGCTTCTTTCATTGTATCTTGGAATATCTGCTCTTCCATAGAATACATTTTATATGCTCTCCATGTTTCAAATCGTCCGGCATCTTTTCCTTTAACTTCTCCTTTGGTTACCCAAGTAAATCTCATTGAGTTTTCTTCTGGATCAAGATCATCATATCTACTTTGTGCATCTTTAAGGTTTTTAAATACTTCTACTCCACTACCGTTACCAGTAATTTTTCCGTTTTTAACACCAACAACTTGAACAGGCATATTAGGTTTATACCCTTTCCACTCCTCACAAACGATATTTTCGGACTTCATGTATGATAAATATATATCTATAACAAAAAAGTTATGGTTTATAATAAACACTTGCAGTTACCATCAACTGTTTTCCGTCATATGTTTCGGTTGTAATGTTTCTTCCACTTGAACTGGCAATGATTTTTGTTTTACCACTTGCAGAATCTCTTGGTTGCTTTTCTATCGGTAAACGAATGATTACTTCGTTTGTTTCTTTGTCTATTTCTACTTTCATTTTGATGCCCCTTTAAAATTGGTGGAGATGGACGGGATCGAACCGACGACCTTCTGAATGCAAATCAGATGCTCTTCCAACTGAGCTACATCCCCAAGAGTATTGTATGTATATATACGCATTTATATACATATACATTTATATAAAAAATTGGCATCCACACGGAGACTCGAACTCCGGTTGCCGGGATGAAAACCCGGTGTCCTGACCTGACTAGACGATGTGGACATTTGGTCGGGATAGCAGGATTTGAACCTGCGACCTCTTGCTCCCAAAGCAAGCGCGATACCAGGCTACGCTATATCCCGACACATTAAAATGGAGCCACCTGTCGGAATCGAACCGACGACATCCTGATTACAAATCAGGTGCTCTACCAGCTGAGCTAAGGTGGCAATAAATTGATTATGGAGCATCGGACAGGACTCGAACCTGCATGGTAGGGATTTGCAGTCCCTTGCGTCACCATTCCGCCACCGATGCGTAAAAGAAACACTTGCCCCTCTCGTTATACGGTTTGGACACCCCTTATTGGACGTTATGCCTATGTTCTCTACATAGGAAGTATAAATTATGTTTGTAATATATTAAAAATTATAATAAATGTCAAACACTAAAAAGAGGAATTTTTAAAAAGAAATGGTTTCCACTCTTCACGAACTACATTTCCAACTTCATAAAATGGTTTAGGTGGACTTGCTTTTAGAATATCTCCTTTATAATCGTAGTATGGAAATATACTTCCTTTTCTTGAATTACACTTAACACAGGTGAGTGTTAAATTGAAATAGTCATTATCCCCACCTTTGCTTTTTGGTTTGATGTGTTCTATTGTCAATTTGTTTTGGGGAAAATGTTCACCACAAATTTGACACCGTCCTTCGTATTTCTTGTAAAGGTATTTAAGTGAAGGTTTCTTTTTTGTATTATATGTAAAATTTGCGGTAGTGAGTAGTATAGTTGGAACGGGTATTACGTGATTAACAGAACGAACAAATGGTTGTTCTGGATAAAATCCATGTTTATATTCAATCCATGTATCCCAGTCACACGTGTTTCCATCACTTGCCACGGCAACGACCTTAGGCCTTGTTTTGTGAAATCTCTCTTTTGCACCCATTAACTTTTTCAAACCCTCTTTTACAGAGGTTACATTTAATGGAGTCCAGTAGTGCGTAAGCAAAAGAACAAGATTGTCAGAACCACTTACATATTGATACATGAACTTAGAATATAATATGTTTTTGAGTTTTTCAAGATAATTGTTGACTAAAATTATGATTTGCAGTAAATTAAAAAAATGAACAATCAAACAATAACCTCATATGGAAGCATTTTAGTTTTGGAATTAATTTTGAAATCCGAAGATTATTTAAATGAACTTATCAAAGCATTTCCACCAATTGAAGATAAAGTCTTGAGTTTTTCGGTTGACCCCGGATGCAGTTGTCGGAATGATATAATAAAATTTTATGACGAAAACAAAGAGTCGGTTTCTAAATTCACAGAAAACTTTTTAAGTCAGCATCCAAATGCTATTGATTATCGTGCATTTATTCAGAAGTACGAAACTAATGTAGTATCTGGTCAGTTTTTTAAAATTGATAAAACAGAAAGTGCATATATGGAGTTTGTCAATAGAATGCAACAAGAAAAATGGGCATTCAGATATATGTCAGTTGCCGTTGAGGATGATAAGTATGTAATATTCTTTGCTTAAAAAAAACTTGCAACCTATTTCAAAATACTATAATATAATATTATTTAACAATAAAAGTAACCCTAATAAAAATTATGAAATCACAAGAACTATATGAACAAATCAAGGCTTTGTACGAAGCATTTGAGGACAATCACAACAAGAACGTGGAATCAGGTATCAAAGCATCTGGTACTCGGGCAAGAAAAGCAATTGGTGAAATTAAGAAACTCGCAACCGAGTATCGTAAGGCATCTGTTGAAGAATCTAAACAATAATAGAACGGAGTTATTATGACTGACGAAACCCAAGTAAAAAGAAATATTAGTGTTGAAACAACTGTTTCAATTCCCAAGAAAAAGAAGTTAATAGTTAATTGGCCAACTGGTAAGTTTAGTATTGCCGACTTAGAAAAGGCGCATCCTACCGCAGTTCCAATTACTCTTAGATTTCGTGTCAAAAAAGCATTGGAAAACGGAACAATAAAACAAGCAGGTAAAGTAGAAGGTGAAATTGGAAGACCAACTTTGCTATTTGAAAAAATTGATTAATTCTAAATTATTTGATTTGTATATACATATTTATATACCATGTCATTTGAAAACCTAGATCAAAACTTTGAAAAAGTTGCTCAAAATAAAAATGAGCATACGAGTTCCGTTGAGCAAGATGCAATGAAACACGCACAACAACAGCATAACTCAGACAAAGAAAAGTATGAAAAAAGTTTCAACGATACATCTGGACTTTTGTCAATGTTTCAAAAAAAACTTGAGCAGTCAACAAAAGAAAGAATAAAAGATGGTTCTGAGTTTGATACTATATCAGTTACTTCAAATGACATAATAACTAAATCAAACGATTCTACTAAATCCGAAGTATCCAAAGAAGAAATTGCTGATCTCTTGAGTAAAAAGAGTGAACCAATCAATGAAGAAAGTAAGTCAGTTGAAAAGAATCCAATCTCAAATTTAGTTGTAGAGCAAACTAATGTACAGATAGTAGATTCAAAAAACAAAACCAACGACATAAAACCCAAACAAAACACCCCACAGGATTTAGTAGTAGATAGAACACGATATGGTGATCAGTATCCTGAAATGAATAAACGAGCACAAACCTCTGATGGTTTATCTCAACAAGCGATAATCAGAGCAGCCAATGGAGAAAGTGTAAATGGTATGCCAGGTGGCAACAACGATGAAGTTGATGACTATATTACACAGAAACTAAAAGCACACAACGAAAATAAATTAAAAAAAGCACAACAGGGTACTGATAAAAATTCAAGTGGAAGTTTTTCCGAAACTATAATCACAGATCACCAAGACGAACCTGAAGAGATAACCGAATCAATACTGAAGGAGTCAGATGTCACGTCTACTCAAAATAAAATTGAAAACTCTGACTAAATGTGTGTTGACTTAAAAGAACATTTTAAAAAGTTCTACAACATGAAACCATACCTTCTAATTGAAGAAGATGAATGGAAAGATATCATGCAAAAGTATGATAAAGAAGATGTTGTAGAAGAACTTGCTAAAGTATTACACACATATCCTGCTCCTTTACCCGAGATTACGGATAAGCAAACTCTTGATAGTTTGAACAAGTTAAAAGGAATAAAGCACAATGATGTGCTTGTAGAAAAAAAGTGGTTTCCTCGCAATGAAAGAAAAAGCAACTACCACCTTAACTACAAAGATTCTCAGTTTCTATTGAAAAGAAACAACTCGGGTAACAATGCTTCTAATCCATTTCATGTAGAAACTCGTTGGAAAGTAGACTGGACAAGAACACCAAGTGGTTGGAAAACTTGGCAGACGGTGAAAGGAATCAAAACAATTGTTCGTGCTTATTGGACATTGGATAAAGTTCTTAATCGTGTTGATGTTAATACTCTTCGTGTTGCTACGACCCTTCGTAAGTATGTCGCATCACAATTCAAACCAGCAGTAGCAAAAGCATTTTATGATCACTTTCAAAGCAAGAACGTATTAGACTTTAGTGCAGGTTGGGGAGATAGATTAGCGGGATTTTATACAGGTGAAACCACAGAGCATTATGTTGGAATTGATCCCAATACACTTAACCATCCTAATTACCAAAAGCAAATTCAGTTCTATGAAAAGTATTCTACCTTTTTTGAACAGAATAGAAAAGCAGACTTAATAGAAAGTCCTGCCGAAGACGTAGATTACTCCCAATATGAAAATTACTTTGATACGGTGTTTACAAGTCCACCTTATTTTAATACAGAAAAGTATTCAGAAGATGATACGCAATCTTGGGTACGATATAAAAAGATAGATGATTGGAACGAGAAGTTTCTTCACACCACCCTCGGTAAGATAATTCCGGCAATAAAGAAGAATGGTATTCTTGCCATCAACATTGCAGATGTATTCAATGCTCCTATCAACGACTATGTTGAAATCACAAATCCAATGAATGACTTTATTAAATCACAAGGTCTTGAATATCTTGGTTGCGTTGGAATGGAAATGACGAAACGATTTAATTCAGGTGGAGCAGGTAATGCCAAGAGTGAATATTTCTCGGAAGACCTCAAAGAAATTACCGAAGAAAATAAAGATGTTGCATTCGCAGAACCAATTTGGATTTGGAAAAAGAATTGACATTTGTTGATTATAATATATATTTATATAAATACATAACCTTAACTAGAAAATAAAAATGGATTCCGAAGAAAATAGAATTGAACAAGAGTCTCTTGACTTTTTAACGACTTGCTCCGTTGATGACTTTGTTGCGTTGTACGAGCATATGACATTGTGTAAACTTGAAGAAGTTCAGGATGATACACTGGACCTAAAATACAAAATAACAGAATCCGAAGGTGACCCAAGAGAAATTGGTACACTCATAAACTTTACAAAAATGGTCGAAGGGGTTGAAGCAATATTTGGGATGACTTGCGATGATGTAAAATTGTTGCATGAAAAAATTTGTGAAATAAAAAAGTAATACAGATGGAAATAGATACAACTAAATTAGCAACATTTCTTGCAGGTATTCTTGGTCTAATTATTTTACCACTTGGATTTATTTGGTCGGTCAATATTGTTTTTCAATTGAACATTGAATATACATTATGGAATTGGTTAGGTGTAGCATTTTTGCAATTATATTTGCAATTAATAATAAAGGCATCTACAATTCATACGATTCCTAAAAAATAAAGACTTTACGTTTGGTATTATTGTGTATATATTTATGTATATATGAAATACGATAATACAGCAAAATTCACATTTGATTATACTTGGAGAGATTCTGATGATAATCTTGTTTCAAGAACAAGACATACAACCGCAGATGAAACTCTTGGAGAAGTATTAAATGCATTTGAATTGTTTTTAAGAGGTGCTGGATTTCATTTTGATGGTCACCTTGAATTTGTTGATGAAAATAATAATCCAACAAATACAAGTTACGCAGATGTAAATCAACCAGAATTCCAAAATCAGCAATTAGAGTTTGATTTTGTAAAAGAATTATTCACCGACATAGAAAATTTTGATAAAGATACTGATATAGATTTGGATGACAAAAAAAGCAGTTAATTTATCATTTTATTCTAACTTAGAAACGACAACAAATACAACGCAAATAGTACATTGCAAAAAGTCCGAATATGATGTTTATATTGGAAGGCCTTCTTTGTGGGGTAATCCGTATTCCTCAAAAAAAGGAACTCTTGCCAAGTATTTAGTCAGAAGCAAATCAGAAGCAATACAAAGTTACGAGGAATATTTAGAATCGTCTCCTAAACTATTAGAAGCACTTAAAGGATTAAAAGGAAAACGATTAGGATGCTGGTGCAAACCCAAACCTTGTCACGGAGATATTATCGTAAAATTAATAAACAAATATTACCCAGATGAAAATATTATCAGCAGTTAGACATTCAGGAAAAACCTATCATAGTAAATCACTTAATTTCGTAGATTGTGATAAAATAATCGGAGAAGCAATTGGTTGGCCATCTCATTTTGACAAAAAAGAGTTTTCCGACAAAATATATTCTTCATCTTTAATTGATGAACATGAACTCGCAGTTCAGTTTTCACGTGATTCTTGGAAAGTTCTTGAGAATTATACAAATGAAAATGATGTAATTTTAAGTATACCAGAAGTGTGGAGTGCAAGAAGTTTTTGGGAATGGTCTATTAAACCTGATGTTCTTGTAACTATTGATGAAGAACGACATAAGCAAAATTTGTTGGAAATAAATCAGAATCATATGTGGGCAACAATTAAATTTTGGAGAGGGATGCTTGAACACGAAGCAAAAGAAAATAATATTAAGGTTGTCAACACCTTTGAAGATGCAGTATTATATCTAAATGAAAATTAAGATAAAAAATACTGGAACTATTGTACCAAAAAATTTAACGCAATACGATGTGGGTTATGATTTAGTTGCATCATCACATCCAGCAATTTCTGGTGAATATGACGAAGAAGCACAGGCTTGGTCACGAATAGATTATATACAATACCACACAGACTTGTATATAGAACCGTGTGTTGATGATAAAGTTTATCATACTAATATTTTTCCAAGAAGTAGTATCAGCAATAAAAATCTTATGCTTGCGAATTCAATTGGATTGATTGATGCAGGTTATCGTGGAGAGTTACTTATTCGTTTTAAGTATATTACTCAACCAGAAGATATTTATGCAAAAATTAAAGGTCATTGTACCCAAGTTCCTATGTTAACAAATGTTAATATGGAGAAGATATATAAAAAAGGTGAACGCATTGCACAACTTGTAATTGCAGAAACGCATAAAGTTGAATTTGAAGTCGTAGAAGAATTGTCAGAGACAGACCGAGGAAACGGTGGTTTTGGAAGCACAGGTGCTTGACTTTTTATATAAATTAAGATACGATAGTATTCAATGTACCAAAATATATTCGTAAGCAAAAAGAACAACACAATTTATTTGTGGGATGATAAACAAGGTTTAGTAACCTACAAAAACAAACCATACGCATACAGAAAGTCTCCGAACGGAATGTATCGTAGTATGTATGGTGACAAGTTAGAAAAGGTAACTAAGTATCGTTATGAAGACGAAGGTTTGTTTGAATCAGATGTTCCGATTGAAACACGTAATTTAATTGATTTGTACGAAGATGACGATGAACCAAGTACAGGTCATTGTGTATTAAACTTCGATATTGAGGTTAGTATGGAAGGAGAGTTGCCTGACACAGAACGAGCAAACAATCCTATTACTTCCATTGCGTATCACGATAGTTGTTCTAATAACTATGTGGTTCTTGTTTTAGACAAGGAAGATAAAATCACCGACTATTCTAATGATGAAGTTTCGGTTTATTCTTATGATACAGAACGAGCAATGCTTGAACACTTTCTTGATTTTTATCAAGAGATTAGTCCGACAATATTGACCGGTTGGAACATTGATTACTTTGACGTTCCTTATTTGTATCGTAGACTCGCAAGAGTTTTAGGGCAAGGTGATGCAAATCGTTTGAGTCCTATTGGACACGCATATTATCATCAGTTCAAGAAACGTATTGTTATTGCAGGTGTTAGTTGCTTGGATTATCTTGCGTTATACAAGAACTTTACATTTAGTGTTGAACCAAGTTATCGTTTGGATGCAATTGGTCGTAAAGAAGTTGGTATTGGTAAAGTTGAATACGAAGGTAATCTTGATGATTTGTTTTCACAAGATATTGAGAAGTTCATTGAATACAATTTGAACGACGTAAAGATTGTTGTTGAGATTGATAGAAAGATGGAACTCATTGAATTGACTCGTAGCATTTGTCACGTTGGACACGTTCCGTATGAAGACATTTTATTTTCGTCTCGTTATCTTGAAGGTGCATTGCTTACTTATCTTCGCAGACACAATCTTGTCGCACCAAATAAAGACCCAAATGGTCGTGAACGATTCAATGAAATTAAAGGTGACGAATCCAAGAAGTTTAGTGGAGCATATGTGGCTGCACCGACACCTGGCAAATACAAGTGGGTGTTTGACTTGGATTTAACTTCTCTGTATCCATCTATTATTATGTCCACGAATATTTCACCAGAAACCAAAGTGGGTGTTGTTGATAATTGGAGTCCCGAGAAGTTTTGTGACGGAGAACAAACCGAAGTTGGATTTCGTGGAGAAACATATTCAGCAGATGAGTTCAAGGCATTTCTAAAAGATAACAATCTTTCTATCAGTAGCAACGGAGTTATGTATACCAAGAATAAGGTCGGACTTATTCCTGCGATTCTTGATCAATGGTTCAACCAACGTGTTGAGTTCAAGAACAAAATGAAAGAGTATGGTAACTCAGGTGACGATGCAAAGTATGTGTTCTATAAAAGACGTCAGCACGTGCAAAAGATTCTTCTTAATTCGTTGTATGGTGTTCTTGGTTTGCCTATTTTTCGGTTTTATGATGTGGACAATGCAGAAGCAGTTACGACCACAGGTGTGTCCGTGATTAAGTTTAGTCGCAAGATTGCGAATCACTATTACAATAAAACACTTGGTGATACAGAAGATCATTGTATATACATTGATACCGACTCGGTTTTCTTTTCAGCATTGCCTATCGTAGAAAAAACGATGCCTCACGTTGATGTAAAGAACGATGACGAAATGGCAACTGCAATTCTTGAAGTTGCGGGTGATGTACAAAACTTCATCAATAAAAGTTATGATGTTATGGCAAAACGTTTCTTCAACATTGAAGAGCATCGTTATGACATTAAACAAGAAGTGATTGCCAAAGCAAGTATGTGGTTGGCAAAGAAACGATATGCACAATGGATTATCAACAACAACGGTGTTACTTGTGACGAATTGGAAGTTAAAGGTCTTGATGTTGTGCGTAGTAGTTTTCCAACTCGGTTTCGTAAGTTTATGACGGAAATCCTCAAAGATATTTTGAAGGATGTACCGAAAGAAGAAATTGATGAAAAGATTGTTACACTCAAAAAGCAAGTTAAGAACGAGTCGGTTGATGATATTGCAAAGACGAGTGCAGTTAAAAATATATCCAAGTATGTAAAGATGATGGATAAAGGTGCAGTTATGGGTGAGTGTGCAAAAAGTACACCCGCACACGTTAAATCAAGTATCATTCACAATCAGTTTCTCAAAAAGTTTAAAATACAAAGTGAACCTATTCGTAATGGTGAAAAAATTAAGTGGATTTATTTGAAGAACAATGAACTTGGTTTAGATGCACTTGCGTTTCGTGGTTATGAAGACCCACCACAACTTATGGAGTTTATTGAGAAGTATGCAGATAAAGATAAATTGTTTGAACGAGAACTTGAAGGAAAGTTGCGTGACTTTTACGATGCACTTAGTTGGGACTTTGCAAGTGAGAATCTTGCAACTGCTCAAAAGTTTTTTGCTTTCTAATGGCAAACTATAATCAAATACTTCCAATCAGAAAAGATTGTAGAATTGACGAACAATTCGGTTGGTTGCCTTTGAGTGTATTAGAACCAAGTCGTGATCACCGTGAACAATGGCCGGAAGCATATCTTGATGATGGAATTCGTGAAACAAAAAGAAGTAAAGATGCAGAGAATCTTCCTGGTCTTAGATTCAGTGAGTTTCACGCAGGATTAGCAGAGCAAATTCTTCGTTATTGGAGTATGCGTGGAAGTGTAATCGTAGACCCATTTTCAGGTCGTGCTACACGTGCTATGGTTGCAAGTAAACTTGGTCGTAACTATCAAGGTTACGAAGTATCAAAGCAAACATATGATCGTTGTATGAAACATTTTAAAAAGTTCAAGGTATCACCCAAACTTTTTAATTGTGATGGAACAGAGATGTTATATACACGAAATGAAACTGCTGATTTGGTATTTACTTGTCCTCCGTATCACAATCTTGAAAAATACGAAACTGCAAAAAATCAATTAAGTGAATGTGAAACATACGAAGACTTTATGACTCAAATTCAAAAGTGTGGTAAAAATATAAATCGTGTTTTGAAACCAGGAGCATTTTGCGTATGGGTTGTTTCAGATTGGAGAGATATGACAGGTAGTGGTCTTCGTAGTTTTCATTCGGACTTGATTACTGCATTTGTAAACGAAGGAATGATTCACCACGATACAATTATTATGAAGAATCTTAGTCCGTTTGCTTATGTTCAATGTGCGAAAGTAGCAAGCAAAAGATACACAAGTAAAATACACGAATATATTATGGTTTTTCGCAAAAAAGGTGAATATGAAATACCCGATTATTGTGAGCAAGACGAGCTTCGTGTTAACTCAAATAAGTTTTTTAGTTATGAATAAAATAATCAATGGAGATAGTTTGAAAGTTCTCAAGAAACTTGAGGATGAATCGGTAGACTTGATCTGCACAGACCCACCTTATGGTTATTCGTTTATGAATCGTGATTGGGACAAAGCAGTTCCTGCATTAGAAATTTGGCAAGAGTGTCTACGAGTTTTGAAACCAGGAGGATTCTGCTTCGTTATGTCAGCACCTCGTTCAGATGTACAAAGTCGTATGATGGTTCGTTTAGAAGATGCAGGATTCAATATCGGATTCACTCCGATTTATTGGACATACGCAACAGGATTTCCAAAAGCACATAATGTAGGAAAGACGGTGGACAAGCAACTTGGTAAAAAAAGAAAAGTTATTGGAAAATACAAAACTCCTGAAGGCAACCAAGAACTAACTACATATAACAATTGGAAGGATAGTGACACGCAAGAAAGAAGAACACCCGATATAACTGAACCTGCATCCGATGAAGCAAAAGCACTTGAAGGTTCTTATGTTGGTTATCAACCAAAACCTGCGGTAGAAGTTGTACTTGTTGCAATGAAACCAATCACAGAAAAAACCACCATTGAACAAGCAATGAAAAATGGCAAAGGAATTACTTGGTTGGACGATTGTAGAATTCCTTACAAAAACGAAGATGATCAATCCGAATCTCAAAATAAACAAAGTGATGATCGTGGTGGATTCCACGGAGAAAATACTGGAGTTTATTCAAGTGGGGAACAAATTGGTTACGACAAACCAGACGGAAGATTTGCAGCCAATTTGATTGTACAAGATGATGTACTTAATGATGGAGTAAAACGAAGCAAAGGAAAACACACAGATAGTGGAAGTGCATCTGGTGGTATTTGGCAAGAAAGTACAGGCAAACCTGCCGGAAGAACTTACGGAGACGAAGGATCATTTTCTCGTTTTTACGATTTGGATTCTTGGTGGAAATCACAAATACATAAATTACCCAAAAGTGTTCAAAAGACATTTCCTTTTATGATTGTCGCAAAAGCAAGCAAAGCAGAAAAAAACAAAGGTCTTGAACATCTTCCCAAAAAGAAAAGTTCATCAATGCCAGGAAGAAGAAATGCAGAAGATATGAGCAATAGCAAAATCGACCACGATGTTACCGGTAGATTTGTCACGGAAAAACAAAACGTTCATCCAACTGTCAAACCTATTGAACTTATGAGTTATTTAGTAACACTTGGAAGTCGTGAAAATGATGTTGTTGTTGATCCGTTTGTTGGAAGTGGAACAACTTGTATTGCGGCCAAACTGCTTGATAGAAAATATATCGGAATTGAAAAAGAAAAGGATTATGCTATTATTGCCAAAACACGAGTAAATGATGCAGAGAGTCCTACACAAGCAAGTGAAAAAAATAAAAGCAAAGAATTCTTTGCATTTTAACTTGTATATACATACATAAATATATAAAATATAAATCATTATGGAACAGAACTATACAAAATTAGCAGACCTTCTTGTAAGGCATAGTGTATCTTTAAAGAAAGGTGAAAAGGTTTTAATAGACAACACCGAAGTACCAGAGAATATGACGATTGCACTTGTTCGTGCAGTTCGTGAATATGGAGGAATTCCTTTTGTACAAACCTCACAAAGTCGCATAGGTCGTGAAATTATGCTTCATGCAACCAAAGAACAAATGGAAACCTTTATGAAGTTCAGTATGCCTAAGATTCAAGAAATGGATGCTTATATTGCTATCGCAGGTTCTCATAATATATACGAAACAAGTGATGTTGATCCAGATATTAAAACAATGATGTCTAAGATTACCAAACCTTATCTTGATTATCGTGTAAACGAAACCAAATGGTGTATTTTAAGATGGCCGCATCCTGCTATGGCACAACAAGCAAATATGAGTACCGAAGCATTTGAAAACTTTTACTTTGATGTTTGTACATTTGATTATGCTAAATTTAATCCTGGTATGAGCAATCTGCAAAAGAGAATGCAGAACGCAGATAAAGTTCACATTAAAGGTGATGACACAGATTTGCGATTCTCTATAAAGGGAATTGGTGCAGTTGCTTGTGGTGGTACTCATAATATACCAGATGGAGAAGTATTTAGTTGTCCAATTAAAGATAGTGTATATGGTCACATTCAGTTCAATGCCCCAACAATTTATCGTGGAATTGACTTTGACGGAATTAAGTTAGAATTTAATAAAGGAAAGATTATTGATGCTTATGCAAATAGCAATTCAAGCACCGAAGCACTAAATGAAATTCTTGATAGTGACGATGGAGCAAGATACATTGGTGAGTTTGCTATTGGATTCAATCCATATGTTACACATCCAATGCGTGATATTTTATTTGACGAAAAAATTGGTGGTAGTTTTCATTTCACACCTGGACAATGCTATGACGATGCGAGCAACGGAAACGATTCACAAGTTCATTGGGACATGGTGAAGATTCAACGACCAGATTATGGTGGAGGTGAAATTTACTTTGATGATGAACTTATTCGTAAAGACGGAGAGTTCGTTGTTAATGATTTAATTCCACTCAACCCCGATCAATTATTGAAATAATGGTTGACGAATATATACATATATAATATAATATATTCATGTTTTACGAAGATTTATTTGATATAGAAGAAGATTATACAGATAGACATAAAAAATATGCTTCTGGATTTAGTTCTATATTTGAATTGAAACGAGAAAAAAAGTTTTATGCAATGTACTCTGCATTGATGGAATGCCATGCAATTACAATTAATAATAAAATTTGCAATCATACATTATTGGATATTAAAAGCATGAAACCATCAGATAGAATCTTGGAGATTTCAATCAAAGATAAATTATATTTCTTTGATATAGAAAGTTTCATGGAAGCAAAACTAAACAATCATTCGATTACACTGAAAAATACAAAAGGTAATGATATAGAAATAATACCAGTTCAAATAAGAAGCATGATTACCGATGGACGATTATCATAAGAAAAGCAAAACTCCACACATTGAAGTAATAGACATAACAGAAACCTCCGAGGGTGTGCCTGATATGTTGTTTGAAGTAAATGATGCTTTCTTAGATATGATAAAAACTGAAAAGAAAATAAAGAAAGTATCACCTCAGGTATTATCACAATACGTTCAAGAGTTAGTTACAAATTGTGCAAAAAATAAAGATGGTTTTTCTTATGAGAAAATTCTAAAAAGTCCAGAAGACTGAAAACAAATATTGACAATTAACAATTAAAATAATAATATATAAACTATGAAAAAAGATAAAGTACTACAATTCATTTCTCGTTACAATCTTAATGGTAACGTAGAATCAGTTAAGTGGGAAACTAACGGAGACAACGTTTGCGAAACCACCTTCATTACCGATGACAAAAGTGTTCTCGGCAAAGTATCTGCAAAGGACTTTGAACTCACAGAAGGTGAAGTTGGTGTTTATGATACTGCAAAGTTGAAGCAGTTGTTGTCAGTCGTTGGTGACGAAATTAATGTTGAGGTCGTTGAAAAGAACGAAAAGAATGTCAGCATTAATGTTTCAGATGACACAACAAGTGTTAACTTCATGCTTGCTGATTTAGCAGTAATTCCTAATGTACCTGCATTGAAGGACTTGCCAGATTTTGATCTGCAAATTCCTTTTAGCAACGACTTCGCAAAGAAGTTTGTTCGTTCAGCAAGTGCATTGAGTGATTGTGATACCTTTACCATCGTTCCGTCTAAGGACGGAATTCAGTTGGTAATTGGTTATTCTACTATCAATAGCAATCGTGTTTCTTTGAATGCGATCACCGAAGGTAAGAGTACAATCACAGATCCTATTAGTTTTTCCTCAAAGTATTTTAAGGAAATTCTTAATGCAAACAGTGACTCTGAAAAGAGTGTCCTCAATGTTAGTTCCAAGGGAATTGCAAGCATTGAGTTTGAAGTCGGTGACTTCCGTAGCAGTTATTACTTGGTTGAAATTCAAACAACCGATTAATGAATTTCTTAGAAGAAGCAACAAAGTCTCCAGTTGAATCGGAAAATAGTCTTTGGGTTGAGAAATATCGACCCAAAGACTTATCCGATTATATCGGAAACGAACCTTTAAAGAAACGGGCTGCATCTTGGATTGAGTCCAAGGACATTCCTCATTTGCTTTTGTATGGTAAAGCAGGTACGGGTAAAACAACTTTAGGTAAGTTGATTACCAAACAAGTTCCTTGTGATTATCTGTACATCAATGCGAGTGATGAAAATAATGTGGATACCGTTCGTACAAAGATTAAGTCGTTCGCAAGTAGTATGGGTTTCAATGACCTTAAGATTATTCTACTTGATGAGTGTGACTTTCTTACAGGTAATGCTCAGGCTGCTTTAAGAAATCTTATGGAGCAGTTTAGTGCCACTACTCGTTTTATTCTTACTTGTAATTACCACGAAAAAATCATTGAACCGATTGTCAGTCGTTGTCAAACATTCAACATCGTTCCTCCCAATCGTAAAGATGTTGCAATTCATCTTGCTAAGATTCTTGCAAAGGAGTCCGTTAAAGCACAACCAGATGATATTGCATTGATGGTGAATAAAGGATATCCTGATATTCGTAAGGTAATCAACAACGCACAACAAAATAGTATCAATGGTACTCTTGAGGTTGTCAAAGAAGACCTCATTGAAGGTGACTATAAGTTGAAATTATTGGAAATTCTAAAGAATGCAAGTAAAGACCCCAAGAAAGCATGGAAAGATGTCCGTCAACTTATTGCAAATGAAAAAATAAACGATTTCACAGATGTATACAAGTTTTTGTTTGATAATGTAGACGAATATGCTCCCGGTAAAAGTGGAAAGGTCGTAGTCATTCTTGACCAACAAACCTACCATGATAGTTTAGTTGTCGATAAAGAAATCACATTTGCATCAACAATTGTTCAAATATTAGAAAAAATGCTAGAGTGAAAAGAAGACTATATGCAATATACGAGTTGCTAGGTGGAATAGTAGCATTTGCTTTTATTATGTGTTTGCAGATTTGGTTTATATTAACTGGAAACGAATAACACAAAAAAAGGTTATGTATAAAAGAACCAGTCTTCGGATTGGTTCTTTTTTTGTACTTATATAAAATGTATATATTTATAGCTAGTTAATATTTATACTTGATGAATAGCACCCATATAAAAGAAGCAAATGTAGAGCAAGATATGTATTACACAGGTATTGCCGAAAAAGCATATGATAAAGTGGTGCGATTTTTAACTAAACATAAAGATAAATTAGAAGGTGAAGGTGAGAATAGTATAGTCAACAAACCATTTATACCACTTACACAATGGAAAGGTGTTGCTCTTAGAGGAACAGACATAGATAAAAACTTTCCGTCTTTAAGTGAGGTAGTATTATTTTTCATTCCAACAAAAAGCTCATCACGTGGTGGAGTAACAATCGCAGGTGGTTTTACAAACAAAAGTTTGAAAGTTGGGGGAATATCATTTAAAGGTGTAATTGTAAATGCCAATCTAATTGGTGATTACAATGGCAAGTATATGGATACTCGTCTTGATAAAGATACATTCATTCACGAATATATACACTTTCTTGATCATTTAAGGTATCGTAGTCGTGGTTTAGGAAAAACAAGTGCCAAGTACTTAGATACACAAGATATAGAAGGATACTACAACACACCAGAAGAATTTAATGCATATTATCAAGCAGGACAATCTCAGATAGTTCGTGTATGGAAAAATCTATCTGATCGGTTTGCACATCGTCCGGAATTTCTTGCCGACTTTAAAAAGAAGAAATTAGAAAGTTACAAATCATTTCAAGATTGGGCAATTGATGTAGAGTTTTTTGATAAAGACTTTCTTACATATATCAACAGTAAATATCTCAAAAAGTTTAAGAAACGATTAGCAGGTTTATATATGTATATACAAAAAGGTAATCTGTCGGAAATCATTTCAGAAAGCAAAGTAAAGGTTGATAGCAACTCAGTAAAGAAGTGGGCAAAGGATTTAAGAGTTCTTACTAAAGCATACAAAGCAATTGGTGGTAACAGTGAAGACCCACAGACAATCAAAGACTTTAAGAAAGTAAGAAGAGCATTTGGTACATTCCAAGAAAACTTTGAACAATGGGTTTACAAATTCTTTTTGCAGTATAAACATACAGGTGCGAAGGGTAAGGAACTGGAAACCTGGGAAGAAAAAGAAGTTCGTGAAAAATGTTGGAGAGCAGTTACAAGTCTTGGTGGTAACTTTCCAGAGATGTGGGACTTTATAGATAAAAAGCATCGTGTAAGTCCACAAATACTGGCACGAGAACGAGAAACAAACATTCGAAGGTATCGTGCAGAATTCCGTTTGGGAATCAAAGCACTTCTTCAGTACATTGCGATAGAAGGTGATCAAGAACGAGAGAAACCAATTGAACAAGCACAAATAGGACCTGTCAAATTGGTTATTCATAACTTCAAAAGAAAAGGTGGAACAGAACAAGGAGAAGCAAGTCGTGAAAAAAGTTTCAATGAGTTAGTAAATGGAATTAAGAGTTGGTCAAAGAAAATTCAAAAAGCAGGTTTCGGAAAGTGTATAGAAGGATTAACCGTTGATTTAGACTTCGGATTAACAGCAGATACTGGAGAAATGGTTAATGGTGAGTATTATATGAATAAAGATATGCTCAAGTTGTACGGATGTGGAATGACCCAAGATACATTCACTCACGAACTTGGTCATCGTTTTTGGTATCGTAATGTTCCATCTAATGCAAAGAAGCATTGGCAAGATACGATCAAAAGCAAGAAAGTATCTATTGAACGTAAAGATGTAGAAGATTATGTAGAAAAGTATTTTGATAAGAATGGAAGCAAGATATACAAAAGACGAGCAGGATTAAAAGTCATTGATAAAAACGAAGACAATGTCGAGACCAAAGCAAAGTTCAAGGCAATGCAAATGTCATCGGTTTGGTCAACCGAGAACAGAAAAGAAGTTGTAACAAAATTAGCAGATAGATGGGTTGGTCCTGGTAAGGAAATTCCGATTGAACACATTACTAACTACGGGAATACAAATCCAGAAGAAGCATTTGCAGAAGCATTTAAACTATATATAATAAGAGGTCCTGGTAAATTAGGAGAATGGACTCGTTGGTTCTTTCGTGAAATCGTTAGAACAGGAGGAGCAACTATCAAGGAAATTAAAATAATGAATAATAAAAAAGCATTAAACGAAGTCGCAATGAACAAAGACAATGTTCAAGAGTTTATCAAATTTGCAAAAAACGCACTACAATTAAAAGAAAAAGTATCAGTAAAACTTTTAGAGAAACGACATGAGCATATGACGGCTGCTTGTTATGATCCGAATACCAATGAAATTTCTATATATACAAAAGAAAGAGCATTTGCTGATGTTTGTAGAAGTATAGCACACGAAATGGTTCACCAAAAACAAAACGAACTGGGTCTACTTGAAATAGATAGTGGAGAAACTGGTAGTGATATAGAGAATGAAGCAAATGCGTGTGCTGGTATTATTATGCGTAACTTCGGAGATGTCGTAGGAAATCTTTACGACTGATAAGGTTTGGCCATACCTCTTAACTTAGACTCAAGTAATGAGTACTTTGCATCGGAGTGTTTGTGTATATTAGATAGTTTCCAAACAGTTACAGAATTGTGTTTTGTATATAAATACGATGGAATTGATCTTGGTTTAGAGTTTGAAGTAATAAATACTATCTGCTTACTTGATTCTATTTCTTCTTTTGTAATCTGTTGATATGTGTGAGTGTAACAATCACTTGTAATTACTTTTTGATATATTCTGTCAAATACCCAATCTGATGTTTTCATTTCATCCGAAACAGGAGCATTTTTTGAAATCAAAGTTCTCGATCTTCCGTCTTTATCCTTTGGGTTGGATGATACATATCTGTCACGTGTCCAATTTTTGTATCCATATGTTAAGTAGTTATAGAACCCCTCACAATATTTTGCAAATTGGGGAGTTTCGGGACATATAAAGTAAATAAAGTTCATATCACAATTCATCAATAAGTGAATATAACCTTTATTTGAATATAAATATAATATATATTTTTATTTACTCTTTGTTTTATTTTTCTTTTCTAATTTCTCACCTTCGGCAACTCTTCGTCTGAGTGCAGAACTACTATAATCATGCTTACGAGAATTGTACAGGACTTTATCTAAATGTCCAGGAAGATCATGACCAGTAAATGGTTTATCTTTCCAATCATCTCCAACGAAACGAACATCATAATCAATGCCTTTTAAAATTTCTAATAAATCGGATTCAGTTTCATATGGAATGATTTCGTCAACGAATTTACTGCCACGAAGCTGTATATATCTTTCCACAACCGATTGAACTGGTTTGTTTTTATCTGCTCTATCTAATTGCGGGTTGGTGTGCAATCCCACAATTAAATAATCACAATGACGTTTACAATCTTCCATCATAAGCACATGGCCTGCATGAAACACATCCATTGCCCCACACGTAAATCCTTTAATTATTTTTTCCATTATAGTAAGTGTTTTATTAATCGTCTAGCCATGGTTTATTTAGAATATCACTTTGCTCTTTTTTAGATAGCATATTAAAAAGAAACTTGATTTCGTGTATTATGCACTTAGAATCCAAGTGTGAGTCATCAAATCCTTCTTTGCGAAAATGCCTAAGTTGATAGGCTCGTTTTTTTATTCTTGTAATTACTTCACCATTCTTCACGCATATAAATATAAAGCAACTAACTGTTTTTATAAAAAAAAGGTGGAAATAAATTCCACCTTTTTTATTTACTAATACTATCTAAAAACTACTTTTTAGTTTCTTCCTTTTCTTCTTCATCAACAACTTCAAAGTCAGCATCCACTACATCTTCGGACTCAGTAGTAGATGGTTCGTCTTCCGGAGTAGCACTTTCTTGCTCTGCTTGCATATGTGGAGCAAGTTTTTGGAGTTGTTCCATCAAAGAAGAATTAAGTTCTTTCAATTTATCACTTTCAAGTGAAGTATTCTCAAGTTGCTTTTTAACATCTTCAAGAAGTTCACTTATTTGCTTTGATTCTTCTTCAGGAATCTTTTCTTTGTTTTCCTCAAGAATTTTTTCAATTTGATAAACGGTGGAATCTACTTGATTACGAAGTTCGATTCCTTCTTTCTTTTGTTTATCTTCGTCAGCATACTTTTCAGCATCTGCTTTCATGCGTTCAACTTCTTCTTTGTCAAGACCACTAGAATCACTAATTGTAATCTTTTGATCTTTACCTGTACCCTTATCAGTAGCACTTACATTAAGAATACCATTTGCATCAATATCAAATGTAACTTCAATTTGTGGAGTACCTCTTGGTGCAGGTTGAATTCCATCTAACTTGAATGTACCAAGTTTTTTATTATCAACAGACATTGCTCGTTCTCCTTGAAGAATTACAATATCAACTGCTGGTTGATTATCACCTGCGGTTGTAAATATTTGCGACTTTTTTGTTGGAATTGTAGTGTTGCGTTCAATCATCGGTGTAGACACTCCACCGGCAGTTTCTATTCCAAGAGTAAGAGGAGTTACATCAAGCAACAAAACATCACTTACACCCTCGTCTCCTGCTAATATAGCACCTTGAATAGCCGCACCCAAAGCAACTACCTCATCTGGATTAACTCCTTGGTGTGGATCATTACCACCTGCAAGTTCTTTTGCTATCTCAACAACTTTAGGACTACGAGTCATCCCACCAACGAGAATTAGATTTTTAACTTCACTCATTGTGATACCCGCATCATCAAGACATTTTTCAAATGGTTCTTTTGTGCGAGTATAAAGAGGATCACAAATTTGTTCAAACTTTGAACGAGTAACTTCTACATTCAAATGCTTAGGACCACTTGCATCCGCAGTAATAAACGGAAGATTAATTGTGGTGGAAGCACTTGACGATAAAGCAACTTTTGCTTTTTCAGCTTCTTCTTTAAGACGTTGCATTGCTTGTCCGTCACCACTTAAATCAATTCCAGAATCTTTTTTAAATTCATCTAACAAATATTGAATAAGAGTTTCATCCCAATTGTCACCACCCAATTGAGTGTCACCGTTGGTAGATTTAACTTCAAATACTCCGTCTCCGATTTCTAAAATAGAAACATCATAAGTTCCACCACCGAGGTCATAAACTGCGATTGTTTCTTCGTTCTTTTTTTCTAATCCATAGGCAAGAGATGCAGCCGTTGGTTCGTTGACGATACGCAACACTTCAAGTCCTGCGATTTCACCTGCATCTTTAGTTGCTTGTCTTTGTGAATCGTTAAAGTAAGCAGGTACTGTAACAACTGCTTGTTTTACCTCCTCACCAAGATATGCTTCTGCATCTGCTTTAAGTTTACTCAGAATGATACTTGAAATGAATTCAGGTGCATATTCTTTTTCTTCGTCACCTTCTTTACACTTAATATAAGCATCTCCGTTTTTACCCGAGACAACTTCATAGGGAAGATTTTTAACTTCGTTTTTTACTTCCTTGTATTTTCTTCCGATTAAACGTTTCGCAGAAAAAATTGTATTCTCTGGATTAGTGACTGCTTGTCTTTTTGCGGATTGACCTACAAGTCTTTCTCCGTCTTTTGCAAATCCAACTATACTTGGGGTAGTTCTTGCTCCCTCTGAGTTGGTTATCACTTTTGGTTCTCCTGCTTCTACCACCGCAACACAACTGTTCGATGTACCTAAATCAATGCCAATTACTTTAGCCATTTTTTATTCCTCTTTTTATTTTGTTAGTTTTGTTTGAATCTCGTTTGAGCATTCTAGACAATCTCCGTTGAGCATTATCTTTATATAAATATAATCTAAAATACTTTTATTCTCCTTCTTTTCCGTCACACGGACCTCCGGCCTTTTTTGCAAACTCGCAATAACGACAATTCTTTTTGTTTTTACCAGGTGTTTTTGGGAAAGAACAATCCATATTATATTCACCACGTTTGGTAAATGATTCATTTAAAAAGTTATTGAAACTTGACCATGCTTCTTTGCTACTCATTGTTCCGTGAGGTGGAATAAATCGTTGAATACGGTCACCACCCCAAGGATCATCTGGATCGTGTTTACGTTTAAGAATAATAAACTCAACCTCTATTTTATCCAAGGGTACATTAAATTCTTTAGCATAAAATACTTTATACAAGAGCAATTGATGAGTTTTACTTTCATCTGCTTTTTGCCACTTGTTCCATCCACGTGTAGATGTTTTCAAGTCAATGATTTTATACTTTTGATTGATTTTATCAAATAGCACAACGTCAAGAAATCCAATGTATCCAACATTGTTACGAACTTCTAAATCAATTGAAGTTTCAATGCCAGATAACGAATAACGAGTTTTTGAAAAGAATTTACTGCGAATATCATCCGAAAGCAAATAATCAAGTATTTCATTGCCATCTTGAATAAATTCATTGAAGGTGGCATCGTCCATACAACGTTTACCATCAATAAGATTACGTTCATTATCGGCAAGTTCAGTCATTATTTGCAATAACTTTGCTTTCCAATCAACACTTTCAGTATCAAGGTGTGGTTGGTTGTATAACATCTCAAGATAATCTTGTATAGTTTCGTGCATAGAAGTTCCAAATACTAAATGTATATTTGCTTCTTTCTTACGAAGATTATCAACATATGCAAGTTTCCAACTACGAGGACACTTGTAATACATTGAGTATTGTGAGAAACTCACATACTTGTTAAACTTCTTTTCTTTTACTTCTTTTTTTTCTCCAGCTGCTACTTGTGTCATAATAAATTAATCACTTCCATCTTTATTGATTGTTGCTTCGTATATATTGCAACGAAGAAATTGTTCTCCTCGCAATACACCCATATCTACTGAATCACGCATACTTTCGTATAATTCACGATCATCGTAACCAAAATGCCCTAAATCAGCAAGATGTGTTAAATATTGTTCATAATTCATACCTGTCTTTCGTTGAACCATACTCTTGAGATAGTTTATCGCATACTCGGTGGATTCAAACAACTTAACAGGAGAATCTTTAAGTGTTGAGTCTTTTATATAGTATTTCATTATTACTTATTATAATAGTAAATTCCCCATGTAAAGTCAAGGTATATTTCGGTGGAAATATATTATAATAATGAAATATATACGATATTTATTGCTATGAATAAATCATATACGGAGAGTGTGGTCGATTTGGTTGATAACAAGGATAGATATCAACTTGAATTTAGACAAGCAGTAAATGAAGTGCTTGAAACATTATCACCTGTTGTAGATAAGGACTCTACCTATCAGGATTTAGGTTTACTTGAAAGATTAGTAGAACCCGAAAGAATTATTACATTTAGAGTTCCGTGGGTAGATGATAATAATAAAGTTCACGTAAATCGTGGATATCGTGTCCAGTTTAATAGTGCAATCGGTCCATATAAAGGTGGTTTACGATTCCACCCATCAGTTAATCTCAGTATTATCAAGTTTCTTGGATTTGAGCAAACATTTAAAAACTCTCTTACAGGATTGCCGATGGGTGGTGGTAAAGGAGGAAGTGACTTTGATCCAAAAGGAAAAAGTGACAATGAAGTAATGAGGTTTTGTCAGTCATTTATGTCAGAACTTAGTAAACATATAGGTCAATTTACCGATGTACCCGCAGGAGACATAGGTGTCGGTGCTAGAGAGGTAGGTTACTTATATGGTCACTATAAAAGACTTTTAAATGAGTCTGTTGGGGTTCTAACCGGTAAAGCATTAGACTTCGGTGGAAGTTTAGTGCGAACAGAAGCAACTGGTTACGGAACTTGCTATTTTATGCGTGAAATGTTGAAAGTTAATAATGATAGTTTTGACGGAAAGAAAGTAATCATATCTGGTTCTGGTAATGTTGCAATATATGCAATGGAAAAAACAATAGAACTTGGTGGAAAAGTAGTCGCAATGAGTGATTCAAGTGGATATGTATATTCTGTAAATGGTCTTGATCTTGATAAGATGAAACAAATAAAAGAGGAAAAAAGATTAAGAATAGAAGAATACATTGAGTTGGATAAAGATGCGATTTTCAGTAACACGGGTAGTATTTGGGATCAATCTTGTGATATTGCATTACCATGTGCTACTCAAAATGAATTAGAAAAGAAACACGCAGAACTTCTTGTGCGTGATGGTTTGATTGCGGTTGCAGAAGGAGCAAATATGCCATGTACACCAGAAGCAGTAGAAGTATTTCAGAAAAATAAAATTCCGTTTGGACCAGGTAAAGCATCAAATGCAGGGGGAGTTGCCGTAAGTGGATTGGAAATGTCACAAAATAGTATTCGTGATAGTTGGAGTTTCGACAAAGTAGATAAAAAACTTCAAGGTATCATGAAAAGTATTCACGACAATTCATTTGAGGCATCCGAAAAATATGGTGACAAAGGAAATTATGTAATGGGTGCAAATATATTTGGATTTCAAAAGGTTGCAAACGCAATGATTTCCCAAGGAATTGTTTAATAAATACATATATATCTATATGAGCAAGTATGTTGATGATGTAATAAAACGGGTAGAAGAAAGAAATCATTCTGAACCAACATTTATACAGGCAGTAAATGAAGTATACTCAAGTTTACACACTGTCATAGATAAACATTCTGAGTTTAAGAAAGTAAATCTATTAGAAAGATTAGCAGAACCAGAAAAACAAATTATATTTAGTGTTCCTTGGATTGACGAAATAGGAAATGTTCATGTTAATCGTGGGTATCGTGTTCAATTTAATAGTGTACTAGGACCATACAAAGGTGGATTGAGATTCCATCCAAGTGTGAATTTAGGAACGATGAAGTTTCTTGGATTTGAACAAACATTTAAGAACTCATTAACTGGTTTACAAATTGGAGGAGCAAAGGGTGGAAGTGATTTTGATCCTAACGGAAAAACAGATTTGGAGATTATGAGATTTTGTCAGTCGTTTATGACTAAACTTCATGAACACCTTGGTCACAAGACAGATGTACCGGCGGGTGACATTGGAGTTGGGTATAAAGAGATAGGGTATTTATTCGGTCAATATAAAGCATTATATAGCAAATATGAACCTGGTCTTATTACAGGTAAAGCACCTGCATGGGGAGGTATACACGGAAGAAAAGAAGCAACTGGATTCGGAACAATTTATTTTACAGAAGAAATGCTAAAAAACCATCACACCAATATTAAAGGAAAAATTATTACGGTAAGTGGATTTGGTCAAGTTGCATTTGGTGTTGTAAAAAAAGCAGTAGAAATGGGTGCTAAAGTAGTTACTATTTCTGGTCCAGATGGATATGTTCACATGAAGAATGGAATTAAAAAGAATATGATTCCGTATATGGAAGTGTTGCGTGAAAGTAACAAAGACATTGTAAAACCATTCGCAGAAAAATTCGGAGTTGATTATATCAAAGGAAAAAAACCTTGGGAAGTTCCGTGTGATATAGCAATACCAAGTGCAATTCAAAACGAAATAAACGAAAAAGATGCGGAAATGCTTATTGATAATGATTGTAAGTTTGTTGCAGAAGCAGCCAATATGCCTTGCACAGAAGACGCAATAAAGTTATTTAATGATAAATTGGTAGTGGTTGCACCAAGTAAAGCAGTAAACGCAGGTGGGGTTGCAGTATCAGCACTAGAAATGCGTCAGAACGCAGGATGGGAAAAGTGGAGTATGCCACAAGTCGATAATAAATTACGAGAAATAATGAAGCAGATTCATGCTTCATGTTTGCGTAATGCAAGGAAATACGGAACAGAAGGAGATTATACTCTCGGAGCAAATGTTGGTGGGTTTTTAAGAGTAGCAAATGCAGCTGTTGCCCACGGAATTATTTAGTCATTATTTCCAAGTCTTGTAAGTGAGCATCTTGTTCTCGCAATGTATTGAGAATTTTTTGTGGAATATAAACCATTTGCTCTGTCATAAATAGAATATCTTCGTTTTTAGGTGTTTTATATCCACATATCGTAATTGACGATCTCGTTACATTAAATAATCTAAATTCACATATATGACCATAAATACCATTGGTAGTTGAAATGCTTTTTTTATGATGTTCTGGTTGAGTTGCATTAGCCTCATGGATTCCGTGTAATGTCCACTTTAATGATTCTAGTAAAGAATTACTATCGTGTGTAGCAACGAAATCATCTCCAAGAATAGTTATTTTAGATTTATATAACTTTTTCTTCAGCAACTTGGCAATTAATTTTGTAAACATATATATAAATATAGAAAAAACCAACAATTATTTAATTGTGTAATCAATAATAATAGTATAATATACAAACATTACAAATAAAGTCAAACCATGAGTGAAGATTATTACAATATTTTAAGTGTATCAAAAACTGCTACACAAGATGAAATCAAAAAGGCATATAGAAAACTAGCAATAAAGTGGCATCCAGATAAAAATAAAGGTGATGCTAATGCAGAAGAACACTTTAAAAAGATTTCAGAAGCATATGATATTTTATCAGACACCACGAAACGAGCAAAATATGATCAATTTGGTCATGCGGCTTTCCAACAAGGTGGTGGAGGAGGTGGATTTCACTCTGACCCGTTTGATATGTTTAATTCATTTTTCGGAGGTGGTGGTGGGAACTTTGATAGTTTTTTTACATCCGATAACAGAAAAAGAAGAAGACAAACACAAGGTTCTGATTTAAAAATAGATATAGAAGTAAAATTGAGTGAGATCGTAGATGATGTTCATAGAACAATTAAGTTTAATAGAAACGGAAAATGTGGAAGTTGCAATGGAACTGGTGAAACAAGTTCTTCTACATACAAATCATGTAAACAGTGTGGAGGTAGAGGTGCAGTTTACCGAAGAATGGGACCCATGCAAATGGAACAAATATGTCCAGTATGCGAAGGTTCTGGTAGTGAATTGCACGGAGGTTGTGTTCAATGCAGTGGAAAAGGAGTGCAAAGTGAAAGTGTAGAAACCCGTATTAAAATTCCAAAGGGATGTCACTCCGGGGTAAAATTAAGAGTATCTAATTATGGAAATTATGCGAAGGGTGGAGAATTTGGAGATTTGTATGCAGTAATATATGTAAAAAAAGATGAGTATTTTGACAGAGACGGTGACCATTTGGTTTGTGAAGAACACATAGATTTTTATGATATGATATTAGGTCACACAAAAACAATAAACTCATTATACGGAAAAGTAAATTTAAAGATACCCGCAGGTACCCAACCAGAGTCGGTTCTAAGAATTAACAATTATGGATTGCCCAATCTTAGGAATGGAAGTACTAAAGGTGATATGTATGTAATGATAAAACCAAAATTTCCCAAGAATATAAGTTTAGAACAAAAAAGTATTTTAGACTTATATAGAAAGACTAAATAAATCTATTTCTTTTTCTTACCCACACCACCACTTTTGATTGGTACAGATTTATTTGATGTATTGTAACTTGTTTTGTTTTTAAGACGATATGTAATTCTACCTTTTGACATATCATATTTGCTTATTTCAACAAGAACTTTGTCACCCACCGTCAACTTAATAAAATGTTGTTTAAGTTTTCCGGCAAGTGAACAAAGTAACATAACCTTTGCGTCTCCTTGTTGAAATTCTACATCGAACATTGTTCCAGGAAGAAGTTTTGTAACTATACCTTCCATCTCAATGATGTCTGAATTATTTTTGCGAGACATATGAAAATCTATTAAGTAAGAATTTCGTCTACAAGACCATACTTTAAACAAGTACGTGCATCCCACCACAAGTCATGTTTGAGTATCTCATCCATTTTCGTTTTAGGAATCTTGGTTTTTGATTCATAGATTTCTTTGATGCGTTTCATCAAATTATCAGAGTTCTTCATATCATCTTGAAGTTCTTGATATTTACCCCACATACCAGAACTAAGTTGGTGGACAAGCATATAAGAATTTTCACCAATAAACCTTTGGTCACCACACACACTCATGATAGTTCCTGCACTAGCCGCACAACCATCAATATACGTATATATAGGTGTCTTGCTTTGGTTCATGTAATCAATACTACTAAATGCGGCGAATACACTACCACCATAACTATTAATTCTCAAATGAATAGGAATTGGAACTTTTAATCCAAGTTTCATCGAGATCATTTGCATTTCACGATCAAGTCTTGAAATCTCTTTGTTGAGGGTAAAGTTTTCTTTCATAGAAACACCGGCATAAAAATAAATGATATTATCATCTCCTTCAACCGTGTCCATAGAACCAGTATCAGCAGCCTTTTTTGCTGTAACTTTCTTTTTTGGTGGTGTTACTTTCTTTTTAGGAGAAGTGGGTTCACCGTTTGCTTTCTCAAATTTCCAATCGTACATAATTACCTAATCTTTCTAGGTTTGTTAGTTCTAACAATAGATACCTTTGAAGAAGGATCATAGTTTCTACAAATTCCAATCCAGTATTGAGCCTCAATTTTAGCATCATTTTCATTAATGAAATTTCGGTCGGAAGTTCTGCGTCTATCGCGGGTGACCACATAAACTTCAGTTTGAGGGTCGTGGTTATTATATCTTTTCATATATATTTATGTATATTTTAGTTATTGTCAGGAAGAATAATGTTATTTGGTTTTTCAACTTTCACAACACTTTCTTCGTTAGAGTCTTTTTCGACAACGTCGAAGGAATTTTTTTCAGCATCCTTTTTTGCATAACAAGATGCGTCTTGGAACATTTCATCAAGGAAATTTTTTTGATCATTAGATTCTTCAAGAGGATTTCCAGACATATCAAATCCAGCATCTTTCAAATCATCAATTACACTAGTAATGGTCACACAATCAGTAATGTTCCTGCCATACTTGTTTTCGTAGTATTCAAAAATTTCACGTGCCTTGGGGTGCATATCTTCACGTATGTTATCATTATTGATTGTATGAATAACATCCCACTCAGTATTCGCAACACCGTGCCAATCGTAAGTAAAACTACTATCCGATTCATTTGTCTTTTCGACAACGTCGAAAGAATTTTTTTCGGACGTTTGTCCAGTTGCATAATCGGTGTTATTATACATCGCATCAAACATATCTACATCTACATCACCAACAATATTATTAGTTTCGAAAGAATTTTTTTTCAATGGGTTGTCGGTACTTTGACGAATACAACCGGCAATAATAGATTCTTTGCGTTTAACATCATCAAAATCAATAAGACCTTCAACTGGATTACCAGGTTCACCTTCTACTCCGTTTTCGGAATAAAGATTAGAATCATCAGGTCCTAACTCATCTTTATATGGATCACCCACCCAATCGTATTGAGATTGACCATTTGGTACAACACCATCATCTACCGGTGTCCATTCATCTTCGTCCCAATGTTCATAATTTTCGTAATCGTCATCACCAAATATATCTTCATCGTATACATTGCCTTCACTATCATAATATACAGGTGCTTCGTACTTAGGAACTAAATCATAAGGATTTTCAATTTCTTCGTGGACAACATAACGATAAACACGAACTTTTTGACGATCACTATCTTCCGGTACACTAACTACCGCATTAGGATTAACTTTAACGGTAACAAGACGATCACCCGTATGTTCACCAATTTCGTTAACTTGAAAGTTTCCATAACTACGAACATAATCAATGCTACCACAATGAAGACCACGTGAACAATGTTTTGTTGGATCAGCAGTTACTTCTTCATAAGGCATTTTTACTTTATCACCGACTTTATTGGAAATCTTTCCAGTATACTTGTCGGTATAATCACGATTAATTGCTTTGTAAGCAAGGAAACAACCGTCTTCGGTGATAGGAAGGTTCTCATGCTCCAAGAAAGTATAAAGTTGATCTATGCTACCTTCAGAGGGATTATCCATAAGATTAACGAGGAAGTTCAACATAGGTGTTGCTTCGTCTCCGTTGTGAATCATTTCTACGATGCGTTGTGTAAGAACAGTGTGAATGATTGCTCCATCATAAATAAGATTATCTCCATCAACGGCAATACGACCATTGGAGAATTCTTTGTATCCATCCTTGACATCAAGCATATCTTCAACTTCGAGGAAATTTTTTTGAAGCAATGCTTTTTTAATTTTGTAGAAGTTAGGATGCGTTTTACCGATAACGGAAGGACCCGTTTCGGAGATTAGTGTAATAGTTGAGTCGGTGATGATACTTTGCATAATTAATTCCTTTTAGTTAAATTAAGATTGTGGTTGACCGTCTTCTCCAAGAGGAGCAAGACCATGCTTCTTTCTTGCTTTGTTTTTATTTGCGATTTGCGCCCGATTCATTTTCGGTGTAACCATAGTTCCATAAATTCCTTTTACCAATGCTCCGGAACTTCGACCGGTTTTTTTTGCAATAGAATAAAGTTGTGGATGCTTTTCTTTATCAGGTAGATTAAGTCGTGCTTTCTTACTCATTGTTCTTGTGCTTCCCTTTCGTTGATTCTTCTTGTTGATTCAATTTGAACATATTTGTATTTCTTAGCAAGTTTTGCTTGCTTTCCCATTCCAAACTTTTTCTTTAAACGATGTTTCCAATGTTGTGATGCTTTCATAATTATATATATTTCCTTTTAGTTAAATTTAATTATTATAATAATACCTCATAAAACGTCTCTCGTCAACTTTTTTTTAATTTCATGCGAAATCAAAAAAAACTTTCCATCGACTTGTTAGTATCCATTGATATTACTTTTTAGTGGAATTTATCAATTCCATGTATTCTACAAGATTGTTCATTGCGTTGGTGTAGTTACCAGAACCCTCTAAAGCATTTCCCATATACCTTACCATAGGATACTCTTTAGAAAGCATAGAATAGATGTTCTTGAGTTCGTATGACACCTTACAAGCAAAGTATGAAGTAAGACTATTATCATCAAAACTACGAGTGTATCTTGCAAAGTTTCCAAAGTCATTGGCAAATCCATTATCTTCTTCAGATATATTCTTGGAAGCATCACGATTGATAGATATAATTCTACGAATCTTGAAAAGTTCTTTTACCAATTCATCGTTACCAGATTGCTTGAGAAGAACACAAACTCGTTTGAAAACACGATTATCAATGATATTAAGTACCGTTTTGTAAGAATGTGTAGTTTTGAAGTGATCAAACTTTCTTGCGGTAATACTTTCATAAAGAGAACCAGTTTTGTTTTCAAACGAAGAAACAATGTATTCGGAAATTACATCAAATACATTCTTGAAGTTTTCATACTTGGATAATTTCTTGGTTTGCCCAATCTTAATTCCATAAATGTCCACTTCATCTTGTCCAGTAACCCTTTTAAGAAGTTGCTCAAGGTGACGAGAATTATGATACTCATCGTTCTTATGAATAATTTTCCAATTACGAATCGGAACATAATAAATGGTTTTCTTTGAGTTTAATAGAAGTTCTTCATCAGATGAGAAATTACACGCATGATTCCACCCACAATCATCAATCTTCTTGCAAGCAATAATTGTTCCTTTGGTTTTAGTGGATGTAGTACGATTAACCGTAGGTTTCTCTAATTCAGAAGTTTTGCGAACTTTAGAAGGATAACCAATGAGTTTCAGATACTTACGTTCTTTGTTGGAAAACTTATCAAACACAAGAACTACTTTTTGATTGTTCTCACGAACATAATGATTTACACGACTAACACTTCCAGTCGGAAGATCATTTTGAAAAAACTCAACCTCGGCATCAAACGGAAGAATACCATTCACATCACTTCTACGATTTACCTTATCACCACTACTATACCGATTGCGTTTTGCGTAACCCAACCAAAACAAACGATACTCCATTTTTTGAAGATTAGGATTCTTGGAAACATCACCGTATCGTTCAGATACATCTATTCCATTCCACGATAGTTGTTCAGTCCACTTGAAGTGTCCAATGCTTCCACTTCCGTTACGATCAATGTCAGAGTAGTATTCTTCGTTGTAACCAACCATACTATTAAAAAGAATACGAGCATCCCAAAAGTTCTCACATTTATTTAATTGCTCGTTCATTATATCCTTAATTTCGTTGTTAACACGTTCAACGAAATTAACCATGTATTCACGACCTTCACTTGTCCAACCGATTTCTTCACGACTTGCGGTAATATCCAAGTTACCGATAGGAACACGAAATACAAGATTGCTAACCAGTCTACGATATTCGTAAGTGTTGCTCCATCCGTGTTTTTTCTCAAAGTCATCAGAAACATCAGAGAAGTTAAAAGGATAAGCAACATTACCCATAAGAATAATAGAATCAGAGTAAGCAAGTTGTGAATCTACATAATACCAATCTTTTCCTTCAAGTCTCTTGGTAGGAACTTTAACTTCTTCTTTAGTTGATCCGATAGTGAGATTCGGAGTTACATCAAAGTAACCAAGAATGCGTTGTGCAGACTCACGAAGTTTATCGTAGGTATTTGCTTCAGAAGGAGTAAACTTGATTTCAGTACCAGATGTTTCATCGGTGTTCTCCTCAGAGATGATAGAAAAATTTGGGACATCCTCGTCCAAGTAATTGATAACCGTAGTCTTCTTGCCGTTTTTTACAGAAGTAACCGTAAAGGCATCACTAAGAGTAAAAGGAGTTTTACTTCCTAATCCCATACAACCCACAAAGTCGTTGCTATGAGTTTTGTTGCTATCAAAGTAAGTAGTATAAGTAGTTTCAAGTTCTTGCTTGCTCATACCAATACCATAATCCCTAATAGCAAACCAAGGCTCTGCTACAGAAGGCAGGTGTACATCAAAAGGTGTATGAGTATTACCTTTGGCTACGTGAGCATCATATGCGTTAGTAGATAACTCACGAATAGGAGCAGCTATTTTGTCACTATATAAACCATCACTTAATATCTTAAATGCTTTTGCTGATGCTTTAATTGAATACTGAGTAGTATTAGGTAATGTGTTACTTACTACGTTAGGAGCTGTCTTAACTTGCATAATAGATGATAGTTGATGTAATATATGTTAGTGGTTTAATAGAATCTGAATAAGGTCTACGATTTATTATAGTTATATTATAGTTCTTAGAAAAAAATGATTTTCTATCTCTCTCGTATTTCTCATTATGATATCATCTTACCATAATACCTTCTCAACGTCAACATCTATTTTTATAATTTTTTTATAATTTAGAATTATTATGTAGGTTGGGTAAATATTCCCCCAAAAAATTGATGTATACCACTTAGTTAGGATACACAGGTTCTACAATGCAGTTTGCTTCTAAAGAGATTTCATATGCTTGATTTATATTTACTCTATCTCCTACACTAACTATCTTAGGCTTTGATCCTGAGTTTTTGTTTATTTCAAAGCATACACCATTTTCAATTTTCATAATTTCAAAGTGAGCATCACTAGCCAGCATAGCAGTAGGATGACTTTTTACATATCTTTTTAAATACACATATGTAGTGCCTTCTGATGATTTACTATTAAACATGATAGGGAATTATATAATGTCCCCAAAAATTAGTCAATAACTATTTAACCTTTTAATAATGAGCCATGCTCAGTAGAAGTATTATTATCTGATGATATAGCAATTAAAGTAGTTTCATAAGTATTCGCTATTTGTACTGCTTGTTGTTTACTTAATCTATCTCCTACACTAACTTCTATTTGAGTTCCTTCTCCGTATTCCAGTTTTGCTTGTTTATTAACATTAACTACTACTGCATTTTCCATTTCCGCAATTTCATATACACGATCAGGTGTATTTATAGCAATAGGATGTTCTCCTACATAACGGGTAAGATGTACTTTTACTATTTTATTCATAAAAATCAATCAATAAGAATTTCAGGTCCTGATGATTCTCTTTCTACTATCTCGATACTTTCAAACTCATTTGTGTTTTCACGTGCTTTATCAACTAAATGCTGAACTTGGTATTCATTTAGAAACTCACCAACACGCACAGTCTTTTCGGCAAAATTAAAAGGATCTTTCTTAGAATTATCAACTTTAGAAGAAGGAACTTGTAATGATGCTTGATTTATTAACTTTTTTACTTTATACGGTAAAGTAACATTCTTAGGACAATACTCAATCGTCACTTTGATGCCTTTGGGTTTGTTTTTACCGAATCCAAGTAAATTTATCATAAATATATATATGAAGTAAGATTAGTTTTTTTAACTTATATTTTGTATTCCACAAAAAAGTTGAGAAAAATGTCTTGTCCGATGTTTTTTAACCAATTTTCGTATTTTGCTACACAATAACTGGTTACTTGGTCTGCTGGTATGTTTCTAAATTCGTCAAATGATATTTTATTGGTTCTATATACACGCAAAGTTTTGTAACATTTCTCAATTTTAGTCATGTTAATCGCAGTTTCTTGTAAAAATTCCCACATTATAGTGTTATTCATTGCAGTAATACCTTCAATTAAGGTATCTAATTCATCTTTTTCCAATGAATATATGAAATCATACTCATTTGACGGGTTATTTGACACAAAATAAATGCTTTTCTTTTTGAGTTCTGATACATCGTCTTTATCAAAGTACCTATTTCCGTTTAATATCTTCATATTATTGTAATCTGGTTAGAATATCTTCTTCTATAAGTCCCAAGAAAATATGATACGGCATAATAAGACGGTTTAATTGATTGTTCTTGGTGCGATGTTGTATGTTTACTACTTTGTTGTCATTGATATAACTGATGTCTAATACACGATATATTAAGTAGTCATAGGTATTTTGTTCGGGATTGTGCAATACCATTACATAATCTTCATTTATACTTTCCGATTTTTTCATATAGTATATAAATATTTACTTTTTCTTGAATAATCACATAGTAAATTCCTCAGAAAAAAATTTATCATTTTAATTTTTTGGTTTTTCGGGCAAAAAAACATTTTTTAGATGTCACGTTTTTTGTATAGTAAAGATCTGACAAAAAAATGGTCATCCACACAAGAGTAGGTCTGCCCGGCGGTTTTTCGGCGGTTTCGCTTTCTGGTTACAAAAAAAAGTTAGCCACTTATGTTAGTAGTTCTACTAATATACCAATGCTACTATAACACTAACCGAATAAAGCAAAATAAAAATTAGTATCGTATTAAGTAGTATTATACCTATATTATCCACTACACAATACTGCTACTACTAGTACACTTGTTATTAATAGTGCTTTTTTACTTACTTTTAGTGTTTTTTTATTTAGTAATGGCTGTTGTACTGGTGTTATATAGTTACGCATACCTATAAATATTATAAAAACTAATTTTACTAGAAATTATACTATTATATATACTAATGATTAGTTGCACATAAATAATCCTATGAACTTAACTACATAATTGATGATTAGTATTCCTACTACGAATATAGCTATACCTATTAAAGTATCTTTTAGATCTTCCACATTTTTTCTCCCACAAATAACAGGCCGTATATGACCTTGTTATTATAAATATTATAATAACTTATTTTGTGGGAAGAGTATGCGAGATTATTTGCTTGAGGTAGTGCGACTATAAAAGTATACAATGAGTATAAGTGTGACTAACCCTACAAATCCAGCCATGCTATCTAGTATGTTCTGTATGTTATATACTACTACATTGCCTAAAAAGAAATTATCACCGAATATAACGACTCCTAATAATAGCAATGGTATAAGTCCTATAATAAGCATTGTTATTTGTTGTACATACTCATTTACAGTTTTGAATACGTTTAGTATATTAATTTTTTTCATGTTAGTATCTTTTGGTATTTCCGCAATTTTTTCATTGTCGTGGTCAATTTGGTAATTGCTTAGTGGAGAATGTATTTCTATATAAGTGCGTTCTTTTTGTTCAGGATAATCAGCATAAAAAAGTTCTTCTGCTTCTTGTGCAGTATTTGCTTTATAGGTAACCGTTTTGTTACTAATTGGATTATGTTCATGTTCACGATATGTGATATTATACGTTTTTAATTTTTTTGGAGAATTCACGTTTTTTTCGTAAGTTGCGTATTATCAGTACTTTATATTTTTTCCGACTTAAATTCTTTTATGCGATTTTTACGTTCTTCTTCTTTCAATTTATCGTTATGTATCTTATTACGGTTGTCCAACCATTTTCCTCCGATATAAGCATACACACACATCAGCAATATAATGCAGTAAAATACCGGATCACTAAAATCAATCATGAAAAAACAAATCGTACACCAAACAACACAACATCAAAGCACACATAGCAATAGCAAAATAGGTTATCATGAACGATGAAACATATCCGTTAACGATTCATGGTTTATATCAGCAACATTACACTCTTTAGGTTTTTGTTTTCTAATCTCAGTTAATAGTGCTTCATTTATTTTGTTTGCCAGAAACTGTTGAGCAGCCTTGCTTTCTAAATTGAGTTGCATATCCGAGTATTTCTTTAAAACATTTAATATCACATTTTTCATATTACTATATATTATAATATAAATTGGTATTAGTCAAATACTTTATGCAGAGCACACGAAGCACAACAGCATTTTTAATTTCAATTTTGAATATGAGCTATAACCAGTATAATAACCAGAATATAATTTCTAATTTGAAAATTTAATTCACAATGTGCGTATGCACCAGTTTGCGTAATATAGTACATGGTTATGCTTTGCGATGATTTTCAACTGTCGTATTCATTGCAAAAACATTTGGTACTTTTTTTGACTTCCGAATAACTTATATGTAACCCACCCTCCCACTCCTTAGAGTGTAACGTTGTTTTTATAATTTGTCAAGATTATTATAAAAACTTTATTCTTCGAGGAACTTTTCTATAAGTGGATGAACATCCGGCTTCGAATCAAATTTACTTACACTCGGACAATGTTTGATTAGGTCGTAGTGATAGTCTCCGTGAAGAACCTTAGGCTCAGGACTATTTCTCAATTCATTCCGTTTATTCCAAAACGCATCACCTCTATAATATACATGATATGTAATAGCATTGTTTAATACACTTGCTATTTTATTGTATTTATTCCAAGTAATCGGACATTTCTCGGATATTTTAATTAAGTTACTTTTACCGAATGCATCATTGGGTAAATTATCAGCACAATATTGCACATCAGTTTGAGCACTAACAGTAATTACTTTATTTGCATTCAGCAAACTTCCAAATAATAAACTTGCAAAACCTCCTGCACTATTACCTACACAACAAACTTTATCGTATTTACTAAATTCTTTTTTAAGAAACTCAATGGTACAATTAATGTTTTTTCCAATTCCGTTTAAACCATCGAGATACCATTTAAACTGATTTCTTAAATACAATACATCAAAGTTATTGTGTTCGTATTTCAAGGTCATCAATGAGGTTTTTCTTTCAAATCCACGATGTTCATTGCTTGCAAAGGAAACGATCAGTTTTTTGTTATTATCACCTACTTTAACATATGATATATCAGTTGCTTCTTGTTCGTTAATATATTGCATTGCATTTTCGTAATTGTCCATTTTTATAAATATAAATTTATCAAGAAAAATGAAGTCTATTTTGGGTGTAGCTTTGGCCCCTCCCACAATCCCATGATTGTACCAAATTTTTTGCGAAAAGTCAACTCATAATAATGATAATAGTAAAGCTATAAGTAATAGTAATAGTAATGAAGTACATCATAGTAATAGTATAGTATAATAGCAACCAGCACCTACTGCAAATAATATGCACCTAGAAAAAATATTTAACGGCCTTGTGTAAGTTGCTAGTATTCAGTATTTTGTGTAGGTAATGAATATCAGCAATTATTTTTCGTAGGTGCTAATTGCTTTATACAGGCCGTTGCTAGTGGGGGCAATGCATATTATCATTAGTAATAGTAATAGTAATAAGGGATGTGTATGAAATGGCTTGACAGCAATAGTGTTTTTTGCTATGAGTAGCTATGGCATAATTTGGTTGCCTCTGCGAGAAACCCCTTGCTGTTTTTGGGGGCATGGCAGGCTGTCACCTCTTGTAAGCAGTAAGCTATTATATTATACATAAATAAATGTATATACCTATCAATACATACACCTTGACACCAAGAACGCATTTGACACCTATAATACAAGGTTTATCATGCATACAAGGTTAAAAGGTATTTTTGGGGACATATAACCCTACCTAAATAAAGTCTTGTTCGTCTATTACCTATACTCGTATTATTACTATTATATCAGGTTATTCAAAGTATATGATAATTGATGTTAGTTGATGATATGAATGATAATGAATATTATACTCAGTTGATGCGTGGGGGCAACTAGCCTGATGTTATACGCATTTAGCATTTATAGACAGGTTAGACGATACTATTACTATTTTGTTTATATTACCTATATTACTATTACCTATACTATTATGCATTATGCGTATATTATCTACTTTATCATTACTATTACTTGTATAGCTATTACTATTACTATTATACAT